TTATGCAGATGGGGTTCCGCGTGGCCAATGGCAGCAGGGGGAGCGGGAGGGCCGGCCCCGGCGTGGCGAATACGGGCCCCGACGGGCCCCGCCCCGCCCCTCCGCGCGGCGGAAGGGAGGCCCCCGGGCCCCCCGTCCCACATCCGCCTTATGCAGATGGGGTTCCGCGTGGCGGAAGGGAGGCCCCCGGGCCCCCCGTCCCACATCCGCCTTATGCAGATGGGGTTCCGCGCGGCCAATGGGGGTCGGGAAGGGCCCCCGCATATGCAGATGGGGTTCCGCGCGGCGAATCGGGGCCCGGGCCCACATCCGCCTTATGCAGATGGGGTTCCGCGCGGCGAATCGGGGCCCTGCCCGCCCCCGCCTATGCAGATGGGGTTCCGCGCGGCGAATAGGGCGCCCGGCCCGCCCCGTCGGGACGCATAGTATGGGCGGGTATCGTCTCGCCCGGCCCATATGGGGGCCGGCGCTGCGCGGTATAAAGTTTCGGGGCGGCCAGAGCAGCGGCAGACTCCGTCCGGCGAGCGCGAGGGGAGCACGGCCGCGGGAGCCCGTCGTCGGGGGAGCGCCACCGCGCGTCGGCATCCTGCACAGGCACCTGCGGACGACATGGACGCCGTCGCCGGGGACTCCGCGGGCCCCGCCCACGCCCACGCCCACTCCGAGGCCGCCCAGGACACGTGCGCCATCTGCACCGACGTCATCGACGAGGCGGTGCGCTGCCGCACCTTCCCGTGCCTGCACGCCTTCTGCATACCTTGCCTCAAGACGTGGATCTCGCGCAAGAACACGTGCCCCCTCTGCGCCGCCGCAGTGGCGTACCTGATCGTGGGCGTCAACGAGGACGGCGCCTTCGCGACCATCCCGGTGGTGAGCGGCGCGCGCACGCACGCCGACGCCGAGGAGGCCATCCGCACCGGCACCGCCGTGGACTTCATCTGGGCGGGGCGCCCGGAGCGCGCCCCCGCCTCGGTGACGCTCGGCGGGCACACCGTGCGCGCCCTCTCCCCGCCCGCCGGCCGCGGCCGCCGCCGCCCGCCGGCCGCCGCGGCCCTGCCCGCCGTCGGCGAGGAGGAGGCGGACGACGACGACGACGCGGGCGCCCCGCCGCCGTCCTCCGACGACGACGACGACCTGGACTTTGTCCCGCCGCGCGCCCCGCGCCCGCGCGTGCGGGCGCCCCGCGCGGCCGTGGTGGTGGTGATCGGGGACTCCCCCCCGTCCTCGCCCACCCGCCCGGAGCCGCGGGCGCCGCCGGGCCCCCCACCCGCGGGCGCCACGACGCCCCGCCCGGGCGCGCCTACCGAGCGGGCCCGGCCGACTCCGCCTTCCGCCGCCTCCGCCGGCCCGGCCGACTCCGCCTCCCGGCCCGTCCGACTCCGCCGCCGCAGACCTCGCCGCCGGCCCGGCCGACTCCGCCCGACTCCGCCTCCGGCGCCTCCTCCGGCCCGGCCGACTCCGCCTCCGGCGCAGACCTCGCCGCCGCAGACCTCGCCGCCGGCCCACCCGACGCGGCCGCCGCAGACCTCTCCGCCGGCCCGCGGCCCGCAGCCGGCGCCGCAGCCTCCCGCGCCGGCCCATCCTGCGCCGCCGCAGCCGCCGCAGCCGCCGCCGCAGCCTCCCGCGCCGGCCCACCCTGGCCCGCAGCCGCCGGCCCCGCACCCGGGCCCCTCCTCGCGCAAGCGCGCGTCCCCGCAGCCGCCGCCGCGCCCCGCGGAGGGCGCGCGCAAGTGCGCCCGCAAGACGCGCCACTCGGAGGGCCCGCGGCGCCCCGCGCCCCCCCACGCGCTACCTGCCGCTCGTGGGCGCCGCCGGGGCGGCCGTGGCCATGGCCCCGTACCGCAACCGGACGCTGACCGGGGACTGCCTGCCGGTGGTGGACATGCAGACGGGCGACATCGGCGCGTACGTCGTGCTGGTCTCCCGCTCGGGGGCGCTGGCCGAGACGCTGGCGGACGCGTGCCCGGAGTGGGCGCGGAAGACGGCCCTGCCCCCGGGCCCGGTGGCCGGCGCGGCCGCGCCGGCCGGGCCCGCGGAGGAGGCGGAGGGGGCGGAGGAGGGGCCGGCGGCGGGGGTCCGCGGCGGCCCGGCCGGCGGGAAGGACCCGCCGGTGGGCCCGCTGTCCTTCCAGCGCGGCGCGCTCGTGGCCGCGCGGAGCTTCTTTGACCTGCGCTCGCGGCACCCGTGGGGCGCCCCGCCCGGCCCCTGAGGCGGGCCCGCAGCGCGGAGGGCGGGGCGGGGAGCGTCCACACGGGGGAGGGGCGGGCGGCAAACGATAAATACGGGGCCGGCGGACCACTCCAACGCACCCCTTGGCCCTCCGCGCCTGCCGCGCCGCCCCCTCCCACGGCACCCCGCCAGACGACCCCTGCCGCTCGCCGGCCGCGAAGACATGCCCAGACCCTTCCCGCGACTCCCGTCCGCGGCTCCCGGCCCCGCGCCGGATGCCGGCGTCTTCCACGAAATTGACCTGCGCTCACCGCCGACCGGGCCTGGGTGCGCGAGCCCGGTCGAGGACCGTCGCGCCCGCCGAGCTGCTCGGCGGGCGCGACGGCGCTCTGAGCGGCGCGCCCGGAGACGCTCGGAGGCACGTCGACGCGCGTCGTGGGCCAACGCCGCGGACCCCGCCGAGGCATACCGCATGCCCTTTTACACCATAACTCCGTCTGCACGACTCCCGACGTACAGCCAGTCCGAGGAGGACCCGGCGGCGCGTCCGCCGACGTACAGCCAGTCCGAGGAGGACCCGGCGGCGCGTCCGCCGACGTACAGCCAGTCCGAGGAGGACCCGGCGGCCCGCCCACCCCCGTCTCCTGTTGGTGATGAGGACGTACCCCCGCCGTACGATTTTGATGCCATATCGTACGAAGACTCTGTCATCATAGACATGCCCCCGGAGGACCGCCAGCCGTCACCCATTCGACAGCACCGGAACTCTCTTCAAATACACCACCGCAGACTCACGGGCCCCACGGGCTCTCGGTGTCCGCGATGTCCGAGGTTTTTNGCGNCTATTATTGTATCTGCGTGGCGTGTATAACTGTTGGTGTGGTAATATATGTGTTTGCCACAACAAACCACTTTCCCAGATAGCAAACCCCAATAAACTGCTTTCGCGCACTTTGGCGTGTGTGTTTTCCGTACAGACAGCAGCCAACGAGCGGCGCTTTCCACGAAACCGGCCCGTCCTCATTTGAAACCGGCCCGTCCTCATTTGGCCTTGGCAAAGTAAACAGCCGCTAATGCACTCCCATGACATGCCTTTCCGGCAGTGTGCAATTATACTATGGCTTTCTGCCAGGCAGCGTGGGAACTTATTGTAGTTATCGGAAGCGGGATTGCGGGAATGTCTGGCTTTCCTGGGCTTGTTGCCAGAGGTTACTATCCAGTGAATGGTTCTGCAGTTTTCTACAAAAAACTGCAGGCAAGCAAAACAAGCCCTGATTTCTATGAATGCCACAAAAGCTAGTGCCGAGACAAAACGTCACTTCCATGTGGGATTGTTAAGATATAAAAACGCTCGTTTTGGGATGCGGCACATTTCCACTTTTTCTGGGACCTTGGTGGGCATTGATGGGGTTCACCGTTGTTGTGGTGTGTGCATTGGCATGGAGTATAGGCGCTAAGGCTGATTACATGCAGCCGGATTCTGATGCCGAATACATAATCGGCAGCGTGGCAGCCAAGAGTGTGGGGGACATTCTGAACGTGCCGTGCATTCGGCTGCCTCCCAGCGGCCTGGCCTGGCGATACTCGGTACCGCCCGTGCTGGATTATAGGCGCATCGATGGTGTGTTTTTAAAGTATCACTGTCCGTCCCTGGACACCATTCTATGGGAGGCCTCCGAGGAGCGGGCCTATTGGGTGAACCCGTTCACGTTTCTGGCCGGACTGCTAAGCGACTTGGCGCGGAAACAGGACTCCGCCCAGCACACGAGCGCAAAGTCCGCCCTGTATAAGGCGCTCTTGGGCGCATACCAGCAGCGTAAAGACGCGCGGAGCACAGACCCGGTCGGGCCCGGCTGCGTCAACTACGACTACTCGCGAACCAGATCGTGCTTTGGGAGACGCAGCCAGTGGTTTTCGAATTCATCATACTCCGACTGACATGATCGCGGACGACCATCCTGGGGCATGCGGGCCGAGCGAGCCGTCCGCAAAGAGGGCGCGGACCGACGGTCCTGACGACGGGAACGCCAAGCGACCACGCCCTCGAGGGTGCCCCCGAGACGTTGTGTTTTCCTGTGCCAGCAGCACCGAGGTCTCGGCCTGCAAGCCCGGTCTCACCTGGGAGCAGTTTCGCCGGGAATTTGGCGTCGGGGGGTCCTGGGAGCCCGTGCTCGCGCCGGAGGTTTGTACGGCGGAGTTTGGGCGGCTGATGTCGGAATACAACACGCGCTGCCGCCGCGAGGAGGTGCTTCCGCCGCGCGAGGACATATTTTCGTGGACGCGGCTCTGCGGCCCGGACGACGTGCGCGTAATTATCATCGGCCAGGATCCGTACCACCGCCCCGGGCAGGCCCATGGGCTGGCGTTCAGCGTGCGCCGGGGGCTGCCGATACCGCCCAGCCTGCGCAACATCTTCCTGGCCGTGCGCGCGTGCTATCCCGAGATTTCCGCCCCGTCCGACGGCTGTTTGGAGTCGTGGGCGCGGCAAGGGGTCCTGCTTCTCAACACCGCGCTAACGGTCCGGCAAGGCGCCCCCGGCTCGCACGCCACGCTCGGGTGGGACGCGCTCGTGTCTGCTGTCGTTCGTCGCGTGTCGGAGCGCCGCAGCGGGCTGGTGTTCATGCTGTGGGGCGCTCACGCGCAAAGCAAGTGTAGGCCCGACCCCACTCGCCACTGCGTGCTGCGCTTCTCCCACCCGTCGCCGCTGTCCGGGAAGCCGTTTGCTGCCTGTCGCCACTTCCTGCTGGCCAACGCGTACTTGCGGGACCGGGGCGTCGAGCCCATTGACTGGAGCGTGAGATAGCGCTCCCCCCTGGCGCGCGTAGCACATGGTTCTGGCCAGGCAATGGCCCGAGGGCATATCTTGGGGCGGGAGGCACGTAATAAAAACCAGATGTCTTGACTCTTGGCAAAGTCTTCCACATGGCTGTTTCAGAGTGTGTTCCTTCCGCTATCGCGTTGCTGGCCACCTGGGGATGGAAATTTGCGGACGCGCGGCCCGACAGGGACGGGCCGGGCTCCGGGGAACCCGCGCAGTACGAGCGCGCCAGCGACGAGTCCTGCCCTGGCGGGGAGACCTCGTACAAGGCGGATGTAGCATCCCCTACCTCGACGCCGCGCCGCGGCGGTCCCCCGCTCGCAAACGACGGCAGCTACGCCGCGTTTGACACACTGTTCATGGTGTCGTCGATAGACGAGCTGGGGCGCAGACAGCTCACGGACACCATACGCAAGGACCTGCGGCTGTCCCTGTCCAAGTTTACGATAGCCTGCACCAAGACCTCCTCGTTCTCAGGCACGGGCCCGGCGGGGCGGCGAGGATGTCGCGGCTCCCGGACGGGGCGCAGCCACAAGAGCCTGCAGATGTTTATACTGTGCCAGCGTGCGAATGCCAGGCAGGTTCGGGAGCAGCTACAGACTGTCATACAGTCGCGCAAGCCCCGCAAATACTATACCAGATCTACGGACGGCCGCATACGTCCGGCCGTGCCCGTGTTTGTTCACGAGTTCATTTCAACAGAGCCCGTGCGCCTGCACCGAGACAACACGATCGCGCGCGCGGACTAGCCAGTGAATAAACAACCACACCACGCTTGCTTGATTGAGTCTGAGACTTTATTATGACACGCGTCGTTCCGGAGAGGGCGCGCCGTCCTCTGCCACCAGGGTGGGCGACTCGCAGGGCCCCGGGCTCCCCAGGCCAAGTGTCGGGCTCAGCTGTATTTCCCGGAGGACCTCCACCAGCAGGTCGGTCGGTGGCGCCGACCCCTCCTCGGGCCGCGGCGCGGGCGCGTGGTCGTCGGACGCATGCTCGGACGCATGGCCATAAATCGTGATTGTGATGTAGGTGGAGTCGGACCCCCAGAGGCCCGTAAACACGCCCGCCCTGATACTGTGTGCGCTCTCCCGGTTGGTGGTGCTCGTCCAGGAGTTGAAGGGGTACACGTGTGTGTTTGCGGCCCGGCTGTGGTCCAGCCTCGGCGGGTCGCCTCGCCCATTAAAGCGGTATGTGCAAAAGTCCGCCTTGGAGTCCACAACCACCAGCAGCCCAAGCGGAGTCTGCTGTATGAGCACCGTGCCGCACGTGAGCGGGTCGTGCCGCATGTGCCCGCCAGATATCACCGAACGGGATCCCGAGCCAAATGTGCACAGCAGCTGTTCTACCTCGGCGGGGGCGCGTGGAAAGGTTGTCTGCGCCCCGCGCAGGCTATACGCAATTGTAGTCGTCGGCGTGCCCATGGCCTGGTGTCAGGTGCTCAGTACACAATGAGGACGTTCGGGTCGCGCAGGGCCGCAAGTATGTGCTCGCTTATAACGTCATCGCGAACGTGCTTCTCGCGCAGCGGGTTGAGGTTCATGCGCAAAAACTCAGACGATGTGGTGCGCGACATGGCAACGTAGGCGCTGTTTAGGCGAAGGTTCGCGGGCGAAAAGCAGATGGCGACCCTCTCCAGGCTAAGCCCCTGCGACCTGGCAATGGTCATGGCGAGCTTCGAACTCATCCCGTAGTCGGCGGTGGTTGCCATGGGGAGCTCGCGCGAGTCCACCGTCTCCACAAAGTCGCTAATGTTGGTGTTTATCACAGACACGAATCCGTTCTGATCGCGCAGCACGACGTAGGGCATGGAGAACTCATCGAGCAGCTCCGCGACGCCCGGCGGCGCAAAATGCCGCCGCCGCATCTCTTCGGCAAAGGAAAACACGCGCGCGTACGTGTAGCCGACCAGCGTGTAGCTGTCGGTCTGTAGTGCGATCGAGGGGAGCCCTCCTCGCATGGAGCCCACTATCGTCTCACAGCCGCGAAACACGACATTGTCCACGTAGGTGCTGAACGGGGCGCTCTCGAACTCGTCCCCAAAAAGATCCCGCAGTATGCCGTACCTCCCCAGGAATGCCCGCTTCAGCAGTCCAAATTGCGCGTGGACGGCGGCGGCGGTGTCGGCCTGGCATATGTCGTAGTGGCAGTAAAACATGTCCAGACCCTGGTCCCCGATTCCGGCAAACGCAACGTCCAGGTCGTCGGGCTCCGCGTCGCCGTCCAGCTTGCCGTAGTCGAACGCGGCCTCGGAACTGGGGGGGCAGGCCGCCGCCTGGGGCACGTCGAGCGCGAGCAGCTGCGTCGTCAGCGCGCCCATCCGCGAGTATGCATCGGCGCGCTTGGCGTCGTCCACGCCCGGGCGCAGCAGGAATTCGTAGAAGCGGATGAGCCCGCCGAAGATTAGCCGCGATAGGAACTGGTACGCCAACTCGACGAGCGTCTCGCCCTGCGTCTTGACAAATCCGTCGTCGCGAAGCATCGACTCGAAAAGACGGAAGGTCCCGCTGAAGCCAAACACCAGCTTGCGCAGGCGAGCGGTGACCGCCACCTGGCTGTTTAGCACATACGTTACGTCGTTTGTGGCCACAACGACCTGGTGCTTGCCATGTGTGCTGTACCGGATGCGCCCCGCGTCCAGATCCTGACTCTGCGAGTAGTTGGTGATCCGGCTTGCGTTTGCGGTAATCCACTTTTCGACCGAGAGCGCGGGCTGGTGCGTGATTTTGCGGTACTCCTCAAACCCCTTGATCGACACAAAGGTACACACCGGCAACGTGAACACCGTGAACTCGGTCTCTCCGGCCGTCTTCAGGTGCGCATGCAGCCGGGACATGTATGCGCTGACTTCCTTGTGCGAGGAAAACAACCTGGTCCAGCCCGGCAGGTTGGCGGGGTTGGTTATGAAGCTCTCCGGAACCACGAACCTGTCGACGAACTGCATATGCTCGTCTGTTATGGGCAGGCCGTATTCCAGGGCCTTCATGAGGTTGCCAAACTCGTGCTCGGAGCAGCGCTTGTTGTTTATGAATATGGCCCAGCTGTGTGGCAGGCGCGTGTATTCGCGCAGAGTGCGGTTGCATATTAGGTACGTGAGCACGTTCTCGCTCTGCCGCACGCAGCACCTGAGCGTTTGGTGCTCGAATGTCGACTCCAGCGACTCCGTCTGCGTGGGCGACCCCACGCAGACCAGCACGGGCATGAGCCGGCGCGCGTACTGAGGGGTGCGGTATATGGCGTTGGTCATCCACCAACAGTACACGACCGCGGTGAGCAGGTGCCTTCCCAGCAGCCCGGCCTCGTCTATAACGATCACGTTGCTTCTCGTAAACGCCGGAAGCCCGCCGTGTGTAATGTGCGCCAAGGTGGTCAGGCTGCCGGGCGGCATGCCACGAGCGCGCTCGACCTGCTCGAGCGCGCGGAATTCTTGGCGCGCCTCCGCCCCGTTGGCCAGCGCTCTGCGGGTGATGTCGCTAATGACCTCCCAGTAGTACGTAAGGTCCCTGCGCTGCAGGTCCTCGACCGTCGCCGGGGTGCTGGACAGAACGTACGGGTGCTGCCCGAGCTGCGCCTGTACGTGGTTTCCGCGGAAGCCAAACTCGTGGAAGATCGTGTTGATCGGCCGGCTGAGGAAGGCCGTCGAGAGCTTCATGTACATGTTTTGGGCCGCCACGCGCGTGGCGCCCGTGACCACGCAGTTAAGGACCTGGCTGAGCGTCTGCACGCAGGTGCTCTTTCCCGACCCTGCATTTCCGCTGATCAGGTAGACCGAAAACGGAAACTCCCGCAGCGGCAGGCCTTCTGGCGTATCTAAGGCGGCAACGTCCCGGAACCATTGCACACACGGCACGCGGGCCTCCTCCAGCCGCATCTCAGACAGCTCTCGCACGCGCCGCAAGATCGGCTGTATTCCGTGCATGGAGGTAAAGTTCAGGAAGACCCAGTTTGGAATGGCGGCCGGCCCGGCCGCCTCCGAACTCGAGCCGCTATCCATCGTCGCAGACCGCTGGGCACGCGTGCACCCAACCCCGGAGACGGTGGACTTTCGCGAGATGCTGATGGGGCTGTTTGGATACACAGAGGGACAGGGCGTGTACAACGTGGTCCGGTCCGGAGACGCGGCGATTCAGCAGCTGCACGCCACAATATGTACGCTTCTCCTCAACGCGGCGTCGTACCGGGATCTCGAGGACGACTGGCGCGAACACGTGGAGGCCCGGCGGCTAGACCCGAAGGCGCTTGCGCGGCGGTACCCTAGCGCGGCGACTTCAGACGGCGTCGCCGGCAGGGTGTTTGATACCTGGCAGCGCACGCTTCAGACCACACTAAGGGACTTTGCGCGGGGCGTGCTGGACTGCTTCGCCATAGACGGCCCGGGCTGCACAATAAGCTTCTCCGCCTATATAGACTGGCTCGCGTGCCTGGGCGTAGTGCCGGTACTGCGCAGGCCACGCCCTCGTGCCGGGGCGGAGCGCAAGCTGGCCGCCTACCTGGACGGCCACGAAATGATTCGCAACATGGCAACCGTGGCGGGGATGGTAGAGCGGGCGTCCCCGGCGCTCTTTGCGCTGGCGCGCGCTCTGGACTCGGCGTACGTGCCAGAGTACGACCGCGTGCAGCTGTTCTACAACTTTCGCAGAGGCGAGTGGCGCGTGCGCCACGCCATCACTGGGCAGTCCGGCGAGTGCGTGGTGGTGTGGCCGCCGATGTGGCGCGGCGACAGGCTCATGTTCGACTCGCCCATGCAGCGCCTTTCGCACGAGGTGCGAGAGTGCCACTCGCTGCGGGAGCACTCGCGGCTGTGCCGCCTAATAAACACCGCCCCTACCAAGGTCCTGCTGGGCCGCCGCGCGGAAACAGACCGCGGAGTTGCGTCCGCCGCGCGCGTGGTTGATCGCGCGCTGGGGGAGGACGTTGAAGGCAAGTCCGGGTCCGCGGCGGCCCGCCTCGTGAGGCTTATAATAAACATGAAGGGGATGCGCCATGTTGGGGACATCAACGACACGGTACGGGCGTACCTGGACGAGGCCGGAGGGCATTTGATTGACGGGGGCGGCGTGAACCAGACGCTTCCGGGGTTCGGCAGATCGGGCACGCGCCCGGGGGGACAGCAGCCCAGTCAGCTTCACCAGGCGTTTCAGGCCTCGGTCGTTGGCGGAATAAACAACGTCCTGGAGGGATATGTCAACAATTTGTTTGGAACAATAGAGCGCCTGCGCGAGTCGAACGCGGATCTGGTCAGGCGTCTGGAGGCGCGCGAGCGCGAGCTGGGCCAGGCTCGCGCCTCGGCCCTCCACACGGAGCAGCGCAGGGCCGATGGACTGAGCGCGCGGCCCGACGCCAGAGTAGACTGCGATGTAATAGACATAAGCAATAGCATGAGCGACGACGCGTACGTGGCCAACAGCTTCCAGCACCATTACGTCCCCTCGTATGCTCAGGACATGGAGCGCCTGTCCCGGCTCTGGGAAACCGAATTGCTTCGCTGCTTCAAGATCTTTCGCCTCACAAACAACCAGGGCCACGAGGCCGCGATTCGCTACTCCGAAGCCTCTGTGTCATTGTTTGTTCGGCCATACTTTTCGGCCGTGCTGAAAGCTCCCCACGCGGGAACGCCCATCGGCGGCATTGGTGCGATATCTGGGGAGGAGGAGCTGTGGGAGGCAGTGTTCAGGAGGACGCGAGTGCAGACGTACTTGGCAGACCTGGGCGCCTTATTCGTGGCGGGCGTGCAGCAAGAGGTGGCTCGCGAGGAGCAGCACAACTCCCGACAGAGGGCCCCGAGGCATCGCAGCCGAAGCCCCCCGACGACCAAACCGCACGATGCCGAACACCACCGGCGTGCCCACGTCCCAAGCGAGCGCGGACGATGAGCCGGCGATGGCCGCGCTGCGGTGCGCGCTCGCCGGAAGGCGGGATGTCATGAACGTGGCCGAGATGGTCGGCGACCAGACGCTACTTCGCATGGCATGCGAGGTGCATGAGATTGCTGCCCGGGTTCCTCGGTTCTCCACAACCAACGTCAGGCGCCTTGCCGTGACCACCAGCTTCTCGATACGCGTGTTTCTTGACGGCGCCGCGGGCGCCTCGGACATTTCGTCCAGCGAATACTTTGAGGCCTGCAAGGCGCAGAGGGCATACCGCGGGTTTGTCGTTGCCGTGATAACGGCGGCCGAGGACCGCGTGGGATGTCTGGCGATTCCGCCCGTTATGCTGCCGCACCGGTTTGCTCTCCTCTGCCCCGACAACTTGACGGACTTTGAGCTCGCGTGCATGCTCGTCTATCTGGAAAACTGTCCCCGCGACCACATAACGCCATCCTCGTCCGTGATTATCTCCTCGTGGCTGTCCTGGGTTGGAAAGAAAACATCTCCGCTTAACCGCACGCGCTGTCTGCTCATACGCAGCTGCCAGTACATGCTGAATACGCTCATGTTCATGTGCCGGCTCGGTCCGATCGACGAGCGGTTCGTACTGCCACACTGGGCCATGGCCCTATACCTGCTTTCCGGTAGCCCGCCTCCGATAGTGGCCGCGCTGTTTTCCGCGGCAAGCCCGCCTGCCTTCCGGCTATCGTCGGTGCCGTTCCGCACGGACTGCTTCGCGTACAGGTCCGACGGCGTGCTTTCGGCGGCATGGCGGTCGGACGAGTTCAGACACGCCTTGGTTTCCTGGTGGCACAGCGAGCCGCGTCGCGCTCCCGGGCCTCCCCTGTTCCAGGACATTTGCTGAGCCGCCGCGGCTGCAATAAAGTTGGCACGACAAAGGCAATGTAACGGTGTGTTTATTTATTTATTGTTGCGTCGTGGTGGACCGCCGGGTCACCGAAACATAAACAGGGGCCCGTCGTCGGGCGAGTATTCAAACGCTACCTCGTCCCCCCACCTGCCCCGCACAAACGCACACATGGCCACGATGACATCCGCAATAACGTCCTTGACGTGTCGAGCGCAGTCTATTGGCGGCAGCACCAGTGGCTTCCGATAGAGGTCTATCGGCACTCCGACCGAGCCGCCGTCGTGTGTTTTCACGTACACCACGCGCCGCGTGTGCCTTTCCGCGTCCAGAGCGTCCCCGTCGCTCAGCGCGGACGCCGGCAGCGGGGCGGCGGATGGGGCCATGGCAACGCTCCAGTATTCCGCGTCGCCGCGCGCCGCAAACGCCTCCACGACGAACGCGTCGCACGCCTCTCGAATAATGCTCCGCGCCGCGTCCGGATTCTCCGTGTCGATGAGTCGGCGAAATGTCGCTCGCAGCACGTCGGCCGCGCGTGCCCCGGCCCGGCTGCTCGGCGAAAATCCCTCCAAGAAGTCGTCGCCGGCCCCGCCAAACCAGCCCCCCGCGGGATTCCACAACACCACGTGCGTATACACCCCCCCGCACGTGACGTCCACCGGCCGTGGAAGGCGCAGCCCGCTTTCCTCGAGCGCGCGGGTTGCCGCGCGCGCAAATTCCGCCGCCACGGCCGAGGACGCCGCGCGCAGGTCCCCTTCAGCAGCGGCAAACAGCCCCCAAAAATTATCTTCCCCACGCCCACACACCGCGACGCCAGCCTCGGTGGCGCTTTGCTCTATGCACAGTTCTACCGCCGCCAGCAGGCCTCCCGCGGCCCTTGCGGCCTCGGCACACGCGCCACTCACCGCCGAAGCGGCGGCCCCGATCGCCCGGTCAGCCCACCGGTGCTCGCGAGCAAAGCGCGCGAAGCGAATAAATCGCGCGGCGCCGGAATCTTGCGCCGCCGGGGGGTATGACTGGAGGAGCGCGGCCAGCACGAGCCCAGCCAGATGCGGTATTAGGAATCTGGCGGCGGCCACGGGCCCCATTGCATCGGGGGCGTCCAGAAACCGTGCCGACGTCCGCCCCGGGGTCCAGCGGTCCACCACGCCACGGATATCGGGCGGCGCTTTGTGCAGCATGTAGGCGGATGCCTGCGCCCACACGCTTGGGGGAGGGAATGCGTGCTCGCGTAGCGCCGGCCACGCGCCCTCGGAGTGTATGTACGTATCGATAATGCGCTTTCGCTCGTCGCTCGTCGCGTCCGCCGGCAGGCGTATTGTGGGCCATCCCGGAAAGCCTATCGTCATGAGGTGGTCGTCCTCGCCCCCTCGGGGCTCGAACTCGGTTCCGAGAAAGGCAAACACCTGCGCCGTCCTGGCGCAGTGTGCGAAGACGGCGCAGTGCCACTGTGCAAATAGGGAGACGATCGCGGGCGTGGAGACGGCGCTGGTATCGCAGGCAAAGTAGTCGAAGCCCGACGGCACGGCCACGCACACCTTCGTGGCCGTGCCGTCGGGCCCGAGGAGCACGGACGCCGTGTGGACGGAAAATACGTCTGATATCGCGCCCTCAGACTCAACCGGCGGAAATCTTAGGGTCGTGTAGCTTCTGACGAAGGTGCCTCCGGGGGCTGTAATTCGCACCCTCATGTGCGCGTCTAGGGCGGCCTCGGGTTCCTGTTGCATGGCGGCCAGCCGTAACCACGCCGCGCACGCATCCGGGCGCGAGGCCGCCTGGGCGGACAGGGCCCCCTTGTCTATTGGGACCCGCGCATCGATGGATAGCAGAGCTGCGCGGGGGGCGAGGATGTCGTCCCCGACGACGTCCACTCGGCGCAGCAGCCCATTCCGCTCGTCTACCCACAGTCTCGCCGGCCTGAACAGCTGTACGGCTCCTACCTCACGCTCAAGGCTCGCCAGCGCGCACGACGCCAGGACTCGCCACATACTCGGATTCCGGAGCGTTTCCAGCGGGGCCGTGCGCGGCGAAGACGCGGACCTCACGGCGGAGGCCAAGCTCTGTGGGGACCAGTTCGCGCCCGGCGACCGCGCCTTCAACTCCTCTTCGGAAATGGATATCAGCGCAAAGAGGGGGCACTCGCGCAGGCCGTTTTCGGGAAGCACAATGAGGCACACGAGGGCCCGTAGCCGATGGCGGTGCCCGGGCTGCGTCCACGCCGTGTACAGGGAGACTGCCCGGATGCTGCCCGCGATGCATTGCGCCTGGCGCAGGCTGTCCGATTCCATTATGGGCCACCACGAGCAATGCGCGCGTGCATTGCGCTATCCTCTTATATGGTGTTAAAGTCTACTGCCCCCTGCGTCCTGGGCCACGCTTCGGTCGGCAGCTCTGCGAGCGCCATTTCCAAGATTGTGTCGACGCTGTTGGGGGCGCACGTGGAAAGTGTTTTCAGAATGCGCCCCCACGCCGGGGCCCGCAGCTTAAACCGCACCCCCACAAAGTCGCTCTTGTGGGACATGAGGCGCGCGTACAGCTGGCGGTGGGTGCTGCATCCGCTCCTGTCTATGCCGCGCGCGTCCAAGAGCTGGATTATGGCGCTTTTGGTAAGGTTCTTGACGCGCCCCGCCCCGGGAAACGTCTGCGTGCTTTTGGTTGCGTAAACGCCAAATAGCTCTGTCCATATCAGCCTGAACACGTGCATGGCGTGGTCGCGCTCGCTCAGGGCCCCGCGATGCCGTTTGCCGCCGAGCCGCGCGGCGACGTTGGCGACCGCGGTCTCCGAGGACAGGTCGGCGTCGGTAATGTTGCAATATCCCAGCTCAAAGATGGTCTGGACGCACTCTCTGTATGAGGGAAACAGCATCGCCATCACATCGCCGTCTCCAAAATCGGCGCGGGTGCCGCCGCACGCCGAGTCCCAGCCCAGCTGCTCTGCCATGGAGCCGCACGTGCGGAACAGAAACCACAGCCGGGGCATGCTAGGGTTTTGTCGTATAGGTACAAGCTCCAGCTCCCCGGCGGGCGTGATCACAGGCAGGACGCCAGATACGTAGTGATCATACAGCCGGCGAAACACGGCGCTGCTCTGCAGCGCCACCGGCACGCGCAGACATGCCTCCAGCAGGACGAGGTTCAGGAATCGGCCGCGCGTCACGGGGTCGCCAATGGCGCGCATTAGCGACACAACGGCCTCTATCGTTACGTCTGGCCGCAGGTACTTTTCCGCGAACAGCCCCACCTCTTCCGTGTCCATTGCCTGCGCCTCAAGCGACAGCACGTTTCCGCGCGCGCGCAGCTCTCGAAGGGCGCGCTGCGCCCTGAGCGCGTCGGAATGGGCCTCGCGCACGAATCCGCAGAATCCATTGGCCGTGAGCGGGATGTCCTGGCCTCTGAACACAACTCGCATGCGATTGAGGTCCAGGAGCATGTGCAGGATGTTTAGGCTGTCGGACATGCATGCGAGCGTGCATCGCTCGAAGTAGTGCTTGTACCGAAACTTTGAGTACAGGCGCGAGCCCCGGACCCCCGAGGAATCGCACCGAAGTTTAAAGCGGTGGCACAGAGCGCCGGTTACCTGCGAAAACTGCGCGGGCCATAGTCCATGCTGCTCCACCACATGGTTCAGCAGCATGGGCGTAAACACCGGCTCCGAGCGCGCCCCGGACCCGTCGACGTATACCAGGAGCTCCCGTCGGCAAAGTATGCGCACGCGCCCCAGCGACTGGTACACGGACACCATGTCGGGGCCGTAGTTCATCGGCTTAACATACGCGAACATGCTGTCAAAGTATGGCACGTCAAAGCTCAGCCCCACAGTCACCACCGTGGTGTACACCACTGCGCGATACGATCCCCACGTTTCGACATCACTATGTGGGGTCGTGGAGTTTAGCAGCAGCACGCGGTCGGTGAAGCGGGCGCAGAAGCGCGCCGCGATCTCCGAGAACGAGACGGTTGAGGAAAAGATGCATACGTTCTGGCCGCCCTCAAGGCGGCGCCTCAGCTCCCCGAAGAATGTGGTTGCGTCAGCACACTCGGCGGTGGGCTTTCCGGACGCGGCGGGGTCAACCGCGTCGATAAGAACTCGGTATCCAAGGCACGGCAGGAACGTGCATTCGCGCTCGGAAAACCCAGGCATCGCATACTCGCTCACAACCACGTGAACGTTTTTTTCGCCCCTAAGCCCACACAAGAAATCTACCAACTGCGCGTTGGCGGTTGCGTCCATCGCTATAATTCGCGGACATGCCCGCAGCAGGCGCATCAAAAGACAGTCCACGCGGCATAGCTGTTGCATCGTGGGCGAGTAAAGCTGCCCAATCGTAGACATCACCTCGTCCATCACAAGTACGTCATAATTGTCCAGCAAATTTGGCCCCACGCGGTGCAGGCTTTCGACCTGTACTATTAGCCGGTGGAAAGGGCGATCGTTCATTATGTAATGCGATGACGACAAGTATGTGACGAAGTCTGACAGCCCAGACGCGGCGAATCGAGTGGCCAGGGTCTGCGTAAAACTTCGACGACAGGATATTACAAGCACACTTGTGTCCTTTGCTGCCATTGCCTCCCGCAGCCATCGTATAAGAGCGGTTGTCTTGCCGGATCCCATCGGCGCCCTCACGACTGTAACGCACCGCGAGGTTGGGTCGCTCGCGTCGGGGAAGGCAACGGGCCCGTCGCGCTGCCGCTCTAGCGTCGCGCCCGACCGCGACCGGGAAACCCACTCCGCCAGGTCTCCGCCGTACAGCATTCTCGCGAGCGATACGCTTGAGGCGTACCGCTCTCGGTCCGCGTCCGGGGGATTGCCAAGTTGGTGGTGCATCTCGGGGGTACGATGGCGCACAAGGGCGAACAGGACCTCGCTAGGGTGACCTGGAGAATATGGTGCGTCCAGGCGACGGCGTTCGCACTCTCCAGCCTGTGCCTCGTCGGGCTGCTGATTGTGGCTTACTTTTTTGATGCGGGCTTTCCGTGCTTTTACGCTATGGCCACTGCCAGAGTGGGCGGAAACCATACGAACCACGCAATGGTGCGCGGGGGCGTGGCCGTGGAGCTGGGTCTGGGGACGCGGAGCCTGGTCGGAACTTACGTCACCACAGCGGTGACCCTCGTCGCGGTCGCGGTGTACGTGATCGCTGGCGCCGCGACGTCGCGCTATCGGAACGGGATCGAGACCCAGGCGCGCCTCGACGCAGTTTACATGGTCGCCCCCCACACAACGCTAGTGTTCGGCACAGTATGCCCATGGCTGCTCCAGATAACGGTGATCCTGCTGGCATACAGGGCGACCGGGCTTGCGCATGTAATCTACGTTCTGCACTTTCTCTGCTTCTCGTGCTTCGCGTTCCACTTTGGCACGCGGGGCGTGTTCAGCGGCACGTATGTGAAGCAGGTTCACGCTATGATAGACGCGGCCCCGTCTCACCACCGCGTCGTTGGCCCCGTTCGGGCCGTGGTTCTTAACCTGCTGCTGATGGTCGTGCTCGTGGCGGCGGCCGCGGTGGCCACGTCGACAAACGCGATCGTGGCTATCAACTTCAACCCGTCGGCGCCCGGGATGCTGGTGACGACGGTCTGCATGTTCGCGGCCGTCGTTCTCTGCTTCATTCTCGTCGTGGAGTTCCTTATCTCCCACTACGTGCAGGTGCTTGTTGGGCCGCACATTGGCGCCATTGCCGCCGCCGGGATGGTTGGGGTTGCCGTCGAGCACTATTACAAAAGCAGCTACTACGTTGCGGAAACACAGTGGAGTGGCGCGCACGGGGGCGTGCGCGCCGCGCTTATTCTCGTCGCGGTATTCGTGATCATCATGGCCGCGGTGCGGCTGGTGCGCGCCTATCTTCACCATCGTGAGTACCGGACCGCGTTCTTCAGGCGCGTGCGCGCCACCAAGTCCCGGGCGAAGACGGCGCTGCGCAAGGTACGAGGCTCAATGCAAAGCGCGGGCAGGCGCTCGTCCTCGGCACCCCTGTACCCGGGCGCCGCAAATGCGTCTGGCGACGAACCAATATACGAGGACGTCGCCAGCGATGGAGAAGAGATATACTCGCGACGCGCGTCGCGCGACGACCCAATCTACGACTCGGTCAGCGAGTGGTAGCCGTCCGCAATCCCACCCCCCACCAGCCTGGTCGTGTTTTCTAAATAAAAACCCCGCGAATATACACGCTGTGGAATGTGTGCTTGCTTACTCGCGGACGCGCCCCGGTCTCCCCGTCCACCCACGCCAGCAACCCTGGAGTCGAACCCGTAATCATTACACAAAGCGACTTTGTAGTATGCGGTTAGGTTTATTAAAACACAAGAAGCCGGAATCAGGGCTGGGGGGAAACTGGCGATGAGGATGGCCGGTCTGCGGGCTTCTCCGGAGAGGACTCGATGCGCGTGTATCCGCGGCCGGTCATGTACTTTTTTTGCATCTCGGCGGGCACGAGATAGAACTCGTCGCTCGAGGTGGGAGAGATGTCAACCTGGTCGAACTCGTCCGACGTCAGCGACACCAACTCGCCGCGCTCCGTGACTATAACGTTTCGCTGGCAGCACGGTCCCCGGCACGAGAGAGCGACGCCCATATCTGCGCGATGGCGTTATCGAACGTGAGCCTTCCGCAGCGCTGTAGCGCTCGGAACTCCGACGCGTCGATGTGTATCGGCGTGAGGATGAGGGCGACGGGTATCGCCTGCTCGGGAAGGATAGAGGCGGGCGCCGGATGGGGGCGCCCGTCCGCTTCCGGCGTCGGCGCCCCGAGCGCGAAACTTATTCCTTCCTCCGCTTGGGTGCGACGGCGGCCGATAAAGGTCACGAGATGCGGCACGACGGCTCGCTCTGGAAAGTGGCTATTGAGCACATACGCCTGCACGAGTATCTGCTTGAAGTTGGAATGGCGGGGGTTTGCGAATAGTCGCTCGGTGTGTACGAGGCCTCCGCAGGACCAGGATACAGGACACACTGTGCGATCCGCCACGTTAGGCGCGCCAAATAGCAGCACCCTAGATCGGGCTGTCCTATTTAAGGCGAGCAGGGACCGCTCCATCTTCGTGGCCCGCCTTTTTTCCGGGGCCGTCGGGCGACATGCCCAGACAGGATCGGACGTAACGAGCGCCTCCCCGGTGCACGGAACGCCGTCCGCGGGGAAGTACCACACACACGGGTTGCGCGCAGCCCGAATGAACTCTCGGAACGCCTCCGGGGATCTTTTGGCGAGCAGGGCGTCGTAGGCGGCGGCGAGAGGACCTCCCGCGCCCGGGTCGAACGCGTACTTGGCCCGGCACTTGACCTCGTAGAACATGAGCGGCCGTCCCGGCCGCGGAGCGAGGCGCCCGCTCTCGTCGCGAGGGCTGACGAGAATGTCCAGGGACGCCCCCAGCATGCCGGTGTGGGCGTCTATTAGAACGCCACACGAGTGCACGTCCTCGTCGCACAGGTCCTGGGAAAAGATAAACCGGCGCGGACTCGCCGGGACGTCGTCCCGAGACACCAGGTAGCGGAACAATATTGTCCGCGCGGTTGCCTCGTTAACGCGCCCAAACATGACCGACGGCGCATCCAGGGTGGGCCTGTCGGCGGCGGTGAGCCACTGCGGCGGTATGTGGGGCCCGTCGTGTCCCCATCGCAGCCTGGAGGCGGTAGTGAGCCCTGTCCGCAGCAGTGACCAGAGCTGGCATTGGCTCTGCGGCCGCGTTGCCGACTCAAAAAATAGCATCAGCGGCCTCGGGTCCACGGCGCGGCCTTCCGTTCCGGTCGCTTTTCGGGCCGCCTCGGCGGACCCGCGCGCGATGAGGTTTGCCCTCTCCAGGGCTTCCATCACCGAGGTCAGGTACTCCAGCCGGGCCCGCAGAGGCTCCACGTCGAATGGAGCGCGCGCCGCGGACACCATCGCGCGGACGTGGCGCTCGAAAGTGTTAGTCAGCACGGACTCTGGTAGTGCGTCTGGGATTGCAGGGATTGGCATATCGTCGTCCATGTCCCGCGGCGCCGGGCTGGGAGTATTGTCCGCGGCGCCGCTGTCGTCTGCGGCTTCGGGGGTGTCCGCGGCCTCGGACTTCTCGAGCTCCGCAAAAGCATCCCACAGTTGCTGATATGTGGGCTCGGGCGGCGTCGGCGGGGCTTTCGGGAACGTGCTCCGGTCGGGCGGTTCGTCCGGAATGGGCAGGGAGTCTGGCCGCCTGCGCTTAAGCGGGGGTTCGAGCCAGCCCGACTCGTCCTCGCGCTTCCTAGGGGGCGGCTTCGCCGCCGGGGGCGAGACGGCGCTCATGCCTCAAACAGAACGTGGCGCGCAGAGGGGTTCGCGTGGCACAGATGCGACACGAGATTCACAAGAGGCTTCGTCTCCAATGGCAGGGTAACGGTAGCGAGGAGCCCCTTATATGTTCGGCGGTAGTGTGCGCACTGCTCATAAAATATTCGCCGGAGCCTTGTACTGCGCATGTGCCGTCGTATGGAGTCGGCTACGTCATGAGGCGCCCCCAGCGCGTGCATGGTTGGCGACGTGACGAATATGACGGGGTGGAGGACGCATCGGTACGCCAGGATGGCTATGGCGAAGTCGGGGGACATTTGGTGGCTGTAGTACTGGTACCCCGGGAACCGGGGGATGGGGATGCCCGCCTCCGAGGATACGTACACGGACAGCAGGAGCTCGAGTAGGGTCTGTCCCAGCGCGTACAGGTCCACGGCTCGGCCGAAATCGTACGGCAGCGGAAGCCCCGCGAACTCGGTGCGTTCGTTGTTTAAGTACTTTATCAGCAACTCCGAGGGCTGGTTGTACCCGTGGCCCACGAGCGTGTAAAAGTTTGTCATCGTAAGCGAGGCGGGCACTGGAAAATTCTTCGTGCGCTCCCGATTGTGCTCCCGCAGGGAAAACTGCGCATGGCGCACCACGGAGCTGGAGTTGAGGGTGAGCAGGCTAAAGTCCGCCAGCACGGCCTTGCGGATGGCCATCGCGTCGGAGTGCAGGTTCACGAGAATGTTGGCGCTCTTGATGTCCAGGTGGCTAACGCCGCAGCTCATGTTTAGGTACAGGACGGCCCTGGCCATGTCCGAGAAACAGGTGTATATGGACATGACCACAAAGAAGTCGGTCGGGCGGGAGCTCGCCAGGTGGCTGGTGTACTTTCCAAAGTCCATGTCGTACGCCGGAAATACTATTTGCTTGCTCTGTATGGAAAACGCCAGCGGGATAATGAGGCTGCGCACGTTGTGGCTCCGCATGCCTCGGATCGCGTAGTCCCCCACGAGCAGCGTGGCGACAAGCTCCGCGGCATACCATCCCCCGTCCTTGATTGTTTTCACGGCCAGCTTGTGCTCGCTGAGCAACTCCACCTCTCCATAGCCACCGGACCCCGCGAACTTGCGCACCCCAGGCAAATCAATTTCCGTGTAGAGCATCTCCGAGTTTATTGAGAATACCGGGCTGCAGAGTTTGTGTATGTGGTGAAGGCTCAAAATGGTCTGGGGCACGGGCGGAGCGGATACGAGCTCTGGGCATGCCCTCCGCAGCGCGGGCCGCTTCAGCTCCGCTGCGAAGGCGCGGCGAGGTCCTCGCCCCCGTCCGGAGGAGACGCGGTCTGGGGACCCGGTTCGCGGCCTTTCGTAGATTTTGGATCGGATGCCGTGCGCGGCCGCGTGCTGCCTGACGTCGCTGCGGCGCGAGGAGAATGATTGACGGCCGGCATGTCGCCAGCTGAGAGACCGGCGGAGGTACGAGGCGATGCGGGATCGGAGGGATCGCTTCGATGGGCATCTGGACTCTCGCTTATCTGCCACATGATTAGAAGGTCGCTGTCCGTTTGACTCATCCATCCTTCAGAAAAGTCCGCACCGGAGCCTGCTCGGTCGGCTACCTCCTCTAGACGATCCTCCTGTTCCGCGAGAAAATCGTCCTCCTCGTCGATGCCGTCGGCCAGCGAGGGGTCCAAAAACCTCCTGTGCGCCGCGAGGAAGCCACGTCGTGCCTCCTGCTCTTCCACGCGAATTTTAACGCGAGCGGCATGCTGCCGCATCATCTCTACGCGCGCGCGCGCCTTTAGCCGCGCCTCCATCTCAAGATGGGCGCCCTTGGCGGCCATAAAGGCGCTGACAAAACTGGGGTCCTGAACGCTGGCCCCGCCTCGATACAGACGCAGCGCCCGGTCGCGATATATCGAGGCCCTCAGGTGCGTTTCGGCCAGCCTACGGCGCGCAACGAGGCCATCTGGGTCGTGGCTCATCGCGATGTTTGGATCGCAGCTGGCGAGCGACCTGCAGGCGTACCTAGACGCCTTGGAGCGGCGCAAAAAGCGGGACGGCGCCCCCGAGCCGGCACAGGCGCAAGATGCCGCCGCGTCGACGAACGCGCCCTTTCTAGACTTTGCTATAGCGGCGCCCAAGCGACACCAGGCAGTATTTCCGGGGGTGGGCACCCTGCACGACTGCTGCTCCCACGCGCCTATTTTCTTTGGAGCCGCGCAGCGGCTGTTATTTAACGGAATGGTGCCGCCCCAGATACGGGGGCGGGATCTAGGCGGCGACCGCTCGTCGAAGCTGGAATTTTTGACCCCGAGGCTGATGGCCGCCGCGGAAGGCGTGAAGTTTCTGTCGTGCGGCTCGGAGGAGGCGTCGGACCGCCAAAACGCGTATTACAGCGTGATGCGAACGGTCCAGGCCCTGTATAGGTCTGACGAATTCAGGCAGCTATCGGCCTTTGTGCGGGATTTCGCGACCCTCCTGGAGACGTCGTTTCGCGCGGCGAGCCTCGCCTCGGGAGAGGGGCCGTGTCGAAAACGTGCCAAGGTTGACGTGGCGACGCCCGCGGCGCAGAGGGGCGCCCTGGAGCCCTTCCAAAAAATGATTCTCATGCACACCACATACTTTCTGGCCTCCATTGTTCTGGGCGACCGGGCGGAGCATGTCGGGGCATTCTTGCGGCTGGTGTTCGAGGTGCCGCTCTTCGGGGAGCCGTCGGTGCAGCACTTTAGGCAGCGCGCGACCGTGTTTTTGGTTCCGCGTAGGCACGGAAAGACGTGGTTTCTGGTCCCGCTAATTTCCCTCGCGCTCGCATCGTTTCGCGGAATACGGATTGGCTACACGGCCCACATTCGAAAGGCGACGGAGCCGGTGTTTGACGAGATCACCGCCTGCCTGCGCAGCTGGTTTGGGCAGGCCGCGGTAGATCATGTTAAAGGGGAGACGATCTCGTTCTCCTTCTCCGACGGATCGAGGAGCACGATCGTGTTCGCGTCGAGCCACAACACAAACGTAAGTAGGGCGGGACAAACTATGGGAGCGCGGTTCCGTACACGACCCTGGAGATGGCCGGGCAGCTGGTCGCAAACGCCGCGCTGGCATAGGGGCTCAGCGCACGCAGACGCCAGCCGTCCTCTAGCGGGACGACGCTCTCGTGGTTTCGCGAACCGCCAACCACGTCCCGCAGGCGGTCGGATATCCGGGGCTGGCGCGCGGACCCAGGCAGAAATATGGCGGTTACTGGGACCGGGAACAGCAGCACGCACAGGCTAACATCCCCGCGGACCTGTATGTGCCTGCGGCCCGTCTTGTGGCTCGCGCACGGCGAGATGCACGGGCACGCGTCTCCGATCCCGCAGCCGCTCCACAGGGCGTTGACCGAGTCCACGTGCGGCTCTGGGTCGCAGTCGGGACACGGCGCTTCGTGGTTGGTGATTCGGGCGATTATCCGTCCGAGCGTGCAGGCCCGCCATCCCGGAGGGCACAGGGGCAGAAGGCCGTCATCGAGCACCCACCTGTAGATGCGGCGGCTGGGAAAGTGCCACCAGGCACCCGGGCCGAGCGCGAGGCAGGCCGTCGGATCGGGGGGCGCCGGGGCCGGCTCAGAGTGGCCCGCAATGACGTCCAGCATGGCCGGCTCCTCCGGCAGTGTCTCTGCGGACGGGTCGGGGACCTCATCCGGGGCACTCGCGCGCGTTACGCCCCGGAACGTGAGCGAGAACAGCTGGGGCGCATCGGGGTTGGAAATGGCGCGCACCTCTGTCGCGGCGCAGTAGCGCCGCTCGCGGTTGAATATGAAGATGGCATAGGACACGCCGGGGGCCAGGCGCATGGCCCGGGGGCGGGTTATATACACAAACGTCTCGCAAAATAGGGAACGGCTCGGGTCATCGAGCGGCGGCATTGTCCTGCCCAGCAACTCGGTCATTGTCATGAGGCAGCGAAACACCTTGATGCGGTCGTCCGCGCGGACCAGGCGCCATACAAACAACGAATTTATTGCGGCAGATGCGGTCGTGTCACACAGGTCAACGTCCGAGGACTTGTGCGGCTTGGCCGACGGCGCCGGGGTCATCGCATACGCGTGGCGCTCTAGATCCGGTGCGCGCCCGCCACTCGGCAATGGCGCCGCAAAACCGCGTCCGGGATCGCCGGGGGGAGTGTCAAATACGCAGCGACGTTCGACACAAAGGCGAACCCTCCCGGAAACACCACCAGCGCGTGCAGCCGTCGGTTGAATCCGAGACACACGTACGCGTAGCTTTCGCCGGGAAGGTATCGGGAACACACTCGCCCGCCGCGCGCAGTGTCCTGAAGGGGCTGTATGAAGCTGCATTTACCCTGCGATCTGATGACATCACCTTCCACCATCACGGCTATTGGTCTGTCGTTCGCTCGCAACACCTCTCCGCTCGTGCCGTAGTAGTCGAAGGCGTAGGCCGCGTCTGAGCCGCGCGCGGCCTCCGGCAGGTCTTGGCCCAGCGGCGCCAGATGGCGCGCCTGGGCGGTGTGGGCGGCGAGGTAGCATAGCATCATGTTGAAGAGCGAGGTCTCGAAAAAGGAGTCGACCGACTCGCCGTCCATGGCCCGCAGGGCCCCCTCGAGCATCGCGGGCAGCCGGCGGGAAACCTCTTCCAGCCACTCGCGCTGGTCCTCTCGGAACTCGTACCGGATGCGCTGGGCAATCTGAGGCGACCCTTGCAGGGCCGCGCGCACGGAAGACCCCAGCGCCTCGAGGCAGGCCGCGCGGATGTGGTGCGACAGCGAAACCTCCCCGGCGATGTTGAACGGAGGCAGGGCGGGCCGCTCCATGCGCATGGGACTTTCCAGGAGCGGAAAGCGCCCCACAAGGGCGTCCGCGCGCGCGGCCGACAGCCGCCGAGGGTCGGTTACATCTTCCGCCGCACACTCGGCTATGAGCGCGTCCGACAGTTCGCGGGACAGCGTGGGCGGCCGCGCGCGCCTCCCGCCCCAGGCAATGGAGCAGTCGTACGACACAACCACAAACCGCTTCTGCGTGCCGTAGTGATGCCGCAGCACAACCGACGTCGGGCGTCTGGACCACAGCCAGCTTGGCCGGTCTTCGCCGGCGAGCGCCACCCAGCCGGCGTCGAGCCACTCAATTAGGGACCGCGGCCGCTTGCTCTCGGGCACGAGAGTTAATACGTCCCCCAGATCCACCTGCGCGCGGGCGGCCGTGCGAAACCGGCCGCGGCCGGGCGCCTCTAGCCCGGCGATGACCGCGTCGTCGCCGAGTGGTGTCGACTCTGGCCTGGGGGGGGTGTAGAAGGGCCTTCTGCTTCAGCCCGGACGCGACGCACGGCCGCGACGACAGGCGCACGGGCAGCCGCGAGGACGCGTCCACGGCCGCGCGGCGCACCAGCTCGAGTATCTCCTCGTTTTCTCTCGCCATGGAGTCGACCTCGCCGCCGGCGTCGTCCTTCCCGGGGTCCGTAAGAATTCCTTCTGGAGAGATGGGCAGCACGCCCTCGCGCGGCGTGGGCGCTGGCTCCTCCAGGCCCATGGCAAGGTGCGACGCGGCCTCGACGGCGGCCGGTGGCGCCGCGCCTCCCAGTTGCGCGACGTAGCGGCAAAAGTGGCGACACAAGAGGGCCAGCCGCGGGCGGTCGGCGGTATACCGGGTGTCGGCCGGCACGAGTTCGCCGTGGCTGAACAGCAGCACCCTGGAGCGCTTGCGGGTTGCGCCCCACGCCACACGCAGCGCCGTAGTTGCGTACGGGTCGAACCGCCCGCCGCCATCACAGCCGACGGGAAGGGACACGAAGAGGCCTCCCGGGCTTGGGGTTCGCTCGAGCATCAGCGGGTGCGAGGGGATGGTGGGGGCGAGCACGTCGCCGAGGGCGTCGAGCGGCATGTATGCTGCAAACGCGTCCTCCCACGGCAGGCAGTCGCCTGTGGCGTGCTCGCGCACCTGAGTCATGACCCGGAAACTCGGCGAGCTCTCGCCCCACTGGTCCGCACCGCCCATCAGCATTTCGCGGGGCACGCCCGACGCCTCCAGGCACTCGTCCGTAATTATGACATGCACGAGCCCGCGCGGGCGCGCGGCATCGCGCCGCACGTCGTAGCGAGCCTCGTTGGCCAGATGTGCGTTCATCGCGACAGAGAGTCCTCGGGCGGCTGGGCGCGGCTGTGCGCGGCTATTTATCTGCGGCGGGCGCGCGCATTCTCTAACCACGGTACTATCTGTTTGCAGGGAATTCGCGGCCAGGACTTTAATCTCCTCTTCGTTGACGAAGCAAACTTTATACGCCCGGACGCCGTGCAGACAATTATGGGATTTCTCAACCAGGCCAACTGCAAGATCATATTCGTCTCGTCTACGAACACCGGCAAGGCCAGCACGAGCTTCCTCTACAACCTCCGCGGCTCTGCCGACGGGCTTCTTAACGTGGTCACCTACGTATGCGACGACCACATGTCTCGCGTCGTTACGCACACCGACGCCACCGCATGCTCGTGCTACATACTAAACAAGCCCGTGTTCATAGCCATGGACGGCGCCCTGCGGCGCACGGCCGACTTGTTTCTGGCGGACTCGTTCATGCAGGAAATTATTGGCGGGCTCGCGCCCGGTTCGGGCAGCGACCAGCCGGTGCTCACGCGGTCCGCGGGAGACCGATTTTTACTGTACCGCCCGTCGACCACCAGCAACGCGGCCCTAATGGCCCCGGACCTGTACGTGTACGTTGACCCGGCGTTTACCGCAAATACGCGCGCGTCCGGCACCGGGGTGGCGACGGTTGGCCGATACCGCGACACGTTCGTGATATTCTCCGCGGAGCACTTTTTTCTTCGGGCCCTCACGGGAACCGCCGCCTCGGACATAGCGCTCTGCGCGGCGCACAGCGTGGCGCACGTGCTGGCGCTGCACCCGGGCGCGTTCTCGTCCATACACGTGGTCGTCGAGGGCAACAGCAGCCAGGACTCGGCGGTGGCCATTGCCGCGGGCATACACGAGTGTCTGGGGCGCGTGCTGGCGTCGCGCGGGCCCGGGGCCCCCGCCCCCGAGCTACTGTTCTACCACACGGCACAGCCGGGCTGTGCCGTCCTGTACCCGTACTTCCTGCTGCACAAGCAGAAGACGCCCGCGTTCGAGCACTTTATAAAAAAATTTAACTCGGGAAACGTGCTGGCCTCGCAGGAGATCGTCTCGCTGACGGTGCGCCTGAAGCAGGACCCGGTCGAGTATTTGCTTGGCCAGCTGTCCAACTTGACAGAGACGGTCGTCCCCGGGTCCGATCAGCGCGTGTACTCGGGGAAGCGGGGCAAGGCCGCGGACGACATGATGCTTGCCGTCGTGATGGCGACGTACTTTGCCTCGAACCCATGCGCGGGACGCCCCTTCGCCCCATTCTCCGGCGCGGGCCCCTCTGCGTAATAATGACAATAAACAAACAAAGTGCGCCAAATGCGGTTTATTTGCGGACATTTGCGGAGGCGTTGCGCCGGACTGTGGTGGGCCGCTCTCACTTTCGCAGCACCGGGCCCAGGTCTCCGGGGCGGATTACCGTCGGGCCGTCGAATGTGCACACGCGCGCAACCGGCGCCAGGGCCAGCACGTCGCCCAGCTGCGCCGCGTGTGCCATCCAGGCCACGAGCGCCTCGTATACGGGGAATCTGCGATCGCCGTCCTGCGGCATTCCGGGCGCGACCGGGTGTATGAGCTGGGCGGCCTCGCGCGTTGCGGACTGCAGGTGGAGCAAGGCGTTCACGTAGCCGTCCTGCGCGCTCAGAGAAAACAGCCTTGGGATCAGGGCCAGTATCAGCGCCGTCCCCTCCGTGATTGAGTACACCATGTTTAGCACAAGCGAGCGTATTTCGGCGTTCACCGGCTCGAGCTGCCGCACGTCGGAGATGACGGAGAGCCTGGCGCCGTTGTAGTGTATTGTGTCCTGGCGGTCGCCGGCGGCGCCGTCCGGGTTAAGGTTTTCTATGCCCCGCGTGACGAGGCGCGCGACTATCTCCCTGGCGAGCGGGGACGGAAGCGTCACCGGGAACTTTAGCGTGAGGCCGAGCGACTCCAGCCGCAGGGTCGTGCTCTGGCCGTCAAACACGGGGGGCATGAGGCTTATCATGTCGCCGTTGCACAAGTCCACCGGCGACGTGTTGTGGAGGCTCACCACGCCGCTGCGCTGCGGAAACACCGCCTCAATGGGACTGGCGATCAGGCGCGTGGGCAACACCCTCGTGATGACCGCAGGGAAGCGGCGCTTGTACGCAAGCAACAGGCCGAGGGTGTCCGGGTCCACGCCGCCGACGGCAAACGACTCGTGGGAGACGTCCGACAGGGCAAGCTGGCGGTGCAGGTTTGGCAGAAAAAGCACCTTGCCCTCGCATCGCTGAAGGGCCGCCGCATCCGCGGGCGAGATCCCCGATGGGATCGCTATGTCGGACTCAAACCCGTCGGACATTCGGGCGGAGCAGCGCGGCGGAGCACTCCGGATTGGCGCTCTTAAATGACACACCCCAGCTCGGGGCGGCCTTTTAATCATGCGTATGGGCGGGGATTACAGGCGAAGGCCGCGCAGCGGCGATGCGTCATATATGAGGTATTGCAGCAAATGCGTTTCGCGCGGGCCGCCGTCGCAGTCGCGCGCCTTGCGCAGCAGGGCGGGGTCGCTGGCGCACGTCGGCGGGTACGCCTCCTGAAACAGCCCGCACGGGTCCTCCACGAGCTCGCGGCTGCCGAGGGGCCTCTTAAACTGCACGTCCGACGAGGCCGTGGCCCCGGACGCGGCCGATCCCGTCTCCACAATCAGCCGATCCAAGCACCGGTGGCGCTGCGTTATGTCGGCGGCGGTGAAAAATTTGTAGCACGGGCTAAACACTGGCGAGGCGCCGTTCAGGTGATACGCCCCGTTGTATAGGAGATCCGCGTAGGAGAGGCGCTGGGATGCCCAGGGGTTGGCCGTGGCGGCAAAGGGGCGCGAGGGGTCGCCCTGGGTGTGGTCGTACATTAAATCCGCGGGGTCCCCGTCGGCGTCCCCGGCGTACACCGCGCCCGCGGACCTCCCGCGGGGGTTGCACGGCTGGCGAAAGTAGCCAACGTCGGTCGACACGGGGGTGGCGATAAACTCGCACACGGCCTCCTGGCCGTGGTCCATGCCGGCGTGCCGCGGCACCTGCGCGTGTCCAAACAGAGGCACCGGCCGGGCGGGGCCCAGGCGGTTGCCGCTGGTAACGGCGTTGCGCAGAAACGAGGCCGCCGCGTTGTCGAGCAGCGGCGGGGCCCCGCGGCCAAGGTAAAAGTTCTGCGGGAGGTTCCCCATGTCCGTGACCACGCTGCGCACCGCGGCGGAGGAAACCACGGCCGTATACCCGAGGCCGAGGTCCACGTTCCCCCGCGGCTGCGTGAGCGTGAAGTTTACCCCCGACCCGGTCTCGTGCCGCGCGACCTGCAGCTGGCCCAGAAAGTACGCCTCGGACGCGCGTTCCGCGAACAGTATGTTGTCGGTCACGACTCGGTCCTGGCGCAGCACCGTAAACCCGAAGCCGGGGTGTAGCCCCGTCCTCAGCTGGTGGTACAGGGCCACGGGGCTGATCTTGAAGTAGCTTGCCATCAGGGCGTACGTGACCGTGTTTTCTCCCGCCGAACTCTGGCACGCGTAGTGAACCACCGGCTGGCGTATGGACGCGTAATAGTTGGCGCTGAGGCTAGGGGGGACGATGGGCATCGCGCGCACCGCGTCGCGCAGCTCCGGGGGCATATCCTCGACGTGCTCGACGTGCTCCCGCCCGGAGAACAGCGCGTGGACGGGGAGCGGGTAGAAGAACTCGCCAGGCGCCACCGTCTGGTCGAGATGCTGGGACGCCATAAGCAGTATCCCGCAGTGCAGCGATCCGTCGTAGATGCGCATATTTGCGGTGGACGCGGTGTTGGCCCCCGCGTCCGGCGCGGCGCCCCCCCAGAATGGCCGCGGTGCGCTCGGCGGAGTTGTTGGCCACCGCCCTGAGCGTCAGCAGGGCGGGCCCGTCGACGACGAGGCGGCCGTTATGTAGCATGGCGTTGAACGTGTTGGCCACCAGGTTGGCAGGGTGCATGGGATGCGCCGTGTCTGCCGCCGGGTCTGTGGGAACGTCCTCGCCGGCGGCGATCTCCGGAACGATCAGGTTCTGCAGCGTGGCGTACACCCGGGCAAAGTTGACGCCCGCCGTGCAGCACCGGCCTCGCGCAAACGCCGGGACGATTGCGTAGTAGTAAATTTTGTTGAGCACCGTCCAGCGCTCGGGCCTGTGCGGGCGGTCGTTGTTCGCGTCGGCATCCCGGGCGTGCGTGTTGTGAACCAGGCGCCCGTCGTTGCGCTGGAAATCCGCCACGTTTAGATTGCACTCGGCGACGAAGATTGGCTGGTACCCGCCCACGTTAACCGTGCACCGGCGGGCGTCATTCATGCCGCCGCGGCGCATGAGGGCGTCGCAGTCCCACATGAGGGGCGGCAAGAACGCCGGGTCCAGAAGCAGGTGGTTGAGCTCCGCCTGAGGCTGCCCGCCCAGCTCGGGGCCGGCGAGGACAAACTCCTCGGCCACTCTCGCCAGCGCCTCGGTGTGGTCCAGCAGGTCGCGGTACACGGCCATGCACTCGTCTGGAATCTCGCCGCCGAGGTAAGTCACAATGAAGGAGACCATGGAGAAGTCGTTGACGAAGGCGGCAAAGTGCGTGTTTTCCCAGTAGCTGCTTATGCACTGTGCAATCAGCCGCGCGAGGGCCCCAAACACGCTCTCGCTCCCGTGCACGGCGGCCTGAATCAGGTAGAGTGCCACCGGGTACGCCCTGTCCTCAAAGGCGCCGCGGACGGCGGCGATTGTTGCCGCGGAAAGGGCATGCCGCCCCACGCTCAGCTCCCGCCCGCGCGCGTCCCTGAACGCGACGGGGCACAGCGGAAGCGGTATGTTCCCGTTGATTACCCTCCACGAGGCGCGTATGGCGCCCGGGCCGGCCGGCGGGTTTGCGGGGCCTGGAACGTCTACGTCGGCGGGCGCGACGAAAAAGTCGAAGGCGGGGTGCAGCTCCAGGTGAAGATTTTCGTTGTCCGGCTGCATGAACTGCTCTGGCGTAATCGCGGCCTCCGCCACCCAGCGCGGGCGCGCGCGCTGCAGCCGGCGCTGCCATCCCTGGAGAAAGTCCTGGAGAACTCGCGCGGGCGGCACCGCATCGGGCACGGCCAGGTATGCCCCGTATACGTCGTGGGCCTCCGGGTGCGCGGCGTCATTGAGCCCGCCCAGCGTGGCATCGATGTTCATCAGCGACGGGTGGCAGACTGTGCCGGCGGCGTTGTCCATCGAAATTCGCAAGACCTGCCCGTCCCGGCCAAAGAAAAATAGGTTCCGCGGAGGGAACCGCCGCACGTCCGGGTGCTCCGCCGGGGCGGCCAGGTCGCCTGCGTGCGCGGCGTACCGCTCCATGGGCGGGTTGAAGAGCCCCAGGGGCATGACAAACGTTAGATCCATTGCACCTACCAGAGGGTATGGTACGTTCGTCGCTGCATATACGCGCTTCTCCAGGGCCTCCAAGAACACTAGCTTGTCGCCGACAGAAACCAGGTCCGCCCGCACGCGCGTGGTCTGGGGCTTGCTGTCCATTTCTTCGACGACCTGGCGGTTTGACTCCACCTGATCTTCCTGCATGTCGAGCAGAAGCTGCGCGACGTCGTCAATGCCCCGCACGGCCTTCCCTAGCAACACCGCGGTCACGAGGTTGGCGCCGCTTATCACCATTTCCCCGTAGGCAACGGGCACGTCCGCCTCGCTGTCCTCGAGCTTTAGGAAGGACTGCATCAGCCGCTGCTTTACTGGGGCCGTCGTGACCAGAACGCCGTCCACGGGCCGCCCGCGGGTGTCCGCGTGCGTCATGTGCGGAACGGCCACGGAGGGCTGCGTTGCCCCCGTGAGGCTGGCCAGCCACGTCTCCACCGCCTCGCGATTATGCCCGGCCTTCGACAGCGCGAAGCTCGTCTCGCGGAAGCTCCGTTTCAGGTCCGCCACCAGCGCCGCGCGCGCAGTGCGCGCCGCCAGCCTCCCTCCGTACATGTACCGCTGAATCGGCAGGAGCAGCGGGAGCGGCGGGGCCTTCTCGAGCAGCACTCGCAGCATTTGGTCGGCAGTCCCCCGCTCAAACGCCCCGAGAACGGCCTGTACGTTCTTGGCAAGGTGCTGCACAGCGCGAACCTGCCTATACGTGCTGATGCGCGTGCCGTCTAGGCCCTCGCCGCTCAGGAGAGACAGCGCCTCGGTCGCGATGGCAAACGCGGCGTTGAGTGCGCGCCTGTCGATAACTTTGGACATGTACATGTGCGTGGGCTGCTCGACGGGATGCGGTCCGTCGCGAGCGATCATCGGCTGTTGGACCTCGAACTGGACACGGCCCTCGTTAAGGTATGCCATCTCCGGAAACTTGGTGCAGACGCACGCCACGGACAGGCCCAGCTCCAGGAAGCGCACGAGCGAAAGGGTGTTGCAGTATGCCCCCAGCAGCGCGTCGAACTGAACATCGTACAAATTGTTGTCGTCAGACCGAACGCGAGAAAAAAAGTCAAAGAGCCTGCGGTGAGACGCCACCTCTATCGCGCTCAGGACCGATCCCGTGGGCGCAATGCCCGCGGCGTGGTTGTACAGGGCCCCGCACAAGTTTGGGCTTTGCGCGATGTTGCATCGGGGCTCGCCCATGGTGGCCGGATTGCAGGACGCGGAGACTGGACCGGAGATAGGAAGGCGCGTGCTACCTTTGCCCAGGACACCGGCGCGTATGATTCAACGAGCGCATCGGCGGCTTTTTATACGCAATGGCCACACCCCACGCTAAAACGCTATCGGCGAGTTTAGCACGGCGCGTGCCCAAAAGCGCGCCAGGAAAAAGTCGGTCGCCACCAGGAAGCTATCCAGCGCGGAGATCCACAGCGCCACCAGGGCCGCGCTCGCTATGGCGAGCGTGTGCCTGTAGTCCTTGTCCATGGCCAGCTGCATGTGGCCGCGGGACACAAAAGCAAAAACGCCATCCACGCTGAACATTTCGTACGCGGCCGCCGCCATAGACATCGTAGCTAGCGAGCCAAGACACGCGGACAGAATCCAAAAGAGCGGAGGCGATAGCGGGAGCCGGTCGCGCTGTATGTTAAAGTAAAGCAGACATGCCCGGGCCGCCAAAATAACGTAGTACCCTATTATCGCGGCCGACACACACGCAATAGTGACGTATCTGCCGCTGCGCGCGGCGTATAGGTAAAGCACGGAAAGTACTGCGGGCTTCAAAACAATGACGGAGAAGAGGAATGCGAGGACCCGGCGAGAGAACACAGGCTGCGCGTGCTCTGGTATCTTTGAGTACGCCGAGCTGACAAAGAGGTCGTCGGCGCTGTACGATGACAGCGATATCTGCTCCTCTAGCGTCGCCTGGTCCATGCCATCCAAACTCTCGTCCTCGTCGATCACGCCAATATTGGCCAGAGGCACATCGCCGCGCAGAGCCATTTCGTCAACGACGTGCCGCGGGTGGAAGCCGCTCTATGATCTGCGCGAAGGGCCGCGCTTGCATGCAGATTATATGTCGGCCCCGGCGGGGTGTGTGCCTGGGCCGACGACTCACCTAGTGGCTCGGCCTTAATATCCCGGGCAGGCAGAGGAAAATTAGTTGCGTATACGACGCCCCACGTACACAGACACACCGGACGCGGCAGCCGGCGGCTCGCCTCTGCCTATTACTGCCCTCGCGGTCGGGGAGCGCGGATGGAGCTCGGGTACGAGTCAACACTACACCACGGCGGAATACTGTTTTACATCACCGGCTGCGGGAGTCGCGCCTACTTTGTGCGCGGCGGCTGCGTCTACTCTGCCTGCAGGCCCGGCGGCGACTCTTCGCAAGATGCCACAAAGTTTGGGCTCGTGATACGCGGGCTGTCCGAAGATGACCGGACCGTCGCAAATTACATACGCAGCGAGATGCGGCGGCGCGATAGGCCAGGCCTCGTCCCGCCGGACGAAAACGAGGTGTTCATGGATAGCCTTGCCGCGCTGCCGGGGCGCGCGGACTCCGAGGCCGGCGCCCTCAATGCTGTGGCGGTCGAGGTTACGGACGAATGTCTGGCCGGCTATCTTACGGGCAGACAATCGTGTCCCGGGGTTCGCATAACCGGAGTAAAGATACGGACCGACGACAAGGTGATAGAGCTGCTGGAGCGGCCCATTGTCGTTGACAAGGCCTCCGGGACTCTGCGCCAGCCGGCGCCGCACGTGTTTGTCCTAGCGCAGGCAACCATCAAGCAGCTACCGCCGGCTCTGGAGGCGAGCGTCGGGGGCGCCTTTGACCGCGTACCCGCGCGCCGACAGCCCATAGCTGGCCAGGCGCGGCGCACAGACATTATCATCACCGGCAGGCGGTCGGTCAGAATTCTGGCCAACAAGGGCGCAAAAAAGAAACGGCGCGCGACCGTCAGCGAGTTTGTGCAGGTGAAGCACATAGAACGAGTGAGCAAGTCGCCGCGCGAGCTTCCGCGGCCGCCGGCGCTGGAGGACATGTGGCTGATGATTATAGCCGCCGAGGAGGTGCTCAATGACGCGCAGGCCGTGGACTATCTTACCTGCACGGAGGACTTTGCCCGGCGCTCTATGTACAACTACTCGCGCCAGCTGTTCGGAACGCTCGACGCGCCGCGCCTATTTGCCGGCGCGGTTCTTTGCCTGACGCCCGCACAAAAGCTGGCGCTGCTGTACTACATGATATATCGCGAGCGGCGCCATTCGCTTTTTCCCATGCTGCTTCGCCTCACGCAAAAGCACATACACCACTACGGGGTTCCCGTCCCCCCGGTAGACGAGGACGTGCTTGTAGACGCCATGAACTGCATGTTCAGGGACGCCCTCGCGGCGGGCGTCGTGGCCGAGCAGATGATTCGCGCGACGCCGCAGTGCTTCGTGGACACGTGGGCTTCCGAAGAGACGCGCACGGACAGTCTGTGCCTGCTTCGGCAGGCATCCATGATCTCTAACAGTGACATGGCGACGGCCACGCACGTCGGACGCGTGCGCGCCGTGTGCGCATTCGTCGGCGTGCTGTGCTCGGGCGGAAGCAGGCTGTCGGCCGCAACATTCGCGGCCAGGCTGTCGGGCGTGAGCTCGCTGGTGATGCTCACCAGCGCGGTCAGCAGAGCATCGGCGCTCGACAAGACCCCGGAGGGGAGCGCGTCGCGAACCAAGGCCGCGGCGTACCTTGCCGCTCTGCTGGCGGGCCGGCTCACCCTTGCTGCCCAGAAGTCCTCCGGACCCCGGGCCGCGTCGACGAGTTCAATAAAATAAGGCATGTGCTGACAAAATGACTACGCCTGTGTTTTTATTGTTAACCGCGATTTATTTAAAGTGGCGCGCGCACACCCATGCTACTCGCCCCATCCCAGCCAGCGACGCGGCTATCAGAAGCACGCCGACTCCGGACACGACCAGGTACTCCGTGGGCACCGAGGGCCTCAATACCGTGTCAAACGCCAGCAGGTTTATTACGGTGCCGTTGGGGAAGAGCAGGAGCGCAGTGGACGGAACCGAGCTAGAAAACACATCCCCCGCGTCGCCGACGGGTCCGTGTATTAGACGCTCCTGCGCCTCGCCGGTGTCTATGACTAGGGCCGACGCTATCTCCCCCGCTGGCGTGTACCGCATAAACACGCTTCCGGCGAGGCCCATGTCAGTGTCGGTGTCGCGGTACGCCAGGCGCCGGGCTTCGATGCTGGCGGGGCGTCTCTGGCACTCGGACGTAATGTAGGTGAGGTGCAGCGGCCTTCTGACGTCAACGCCCTCGAGCATGTACTCTAGCCCGATGCCGAGCGAGATGTACGACACCGCGAAGGCGGCGTCCTTGGATATTGGCAACACCATCAAAATGCTTCTTCCGGAGACGCGCGACGCGCAGCCGCCCGCGTCTCTCGGCAGGACGGCCGCGAGGACGGCATCGCGGTACGCCCACCGCGTGAGCGCCGCGGCCACGGCACGCGTGCGCGCCTCCACAACCTCCGCGGGCACGGACGTGTCTGCTGTCTGGGCAAGGGCGTCGAGCACGAACGGCATCTCTGTAAGGTCGAAGCGCAGCGATGCGGCGCACGGGGAAAAGTGGTCGGGCGCCAGGAACAGGCGTTTCGTGTGGTCCGCCTCATCGAGCGCGGTTCGAATATACGCGTTTGACTCCGCGGCCGTATCCGACGTGCACATCGCCGTCATATGCAAAAGCAGCGTCCGAGCCTGCTCCAGCTGAGTGTCGGAAAACTCGCCGCGCTCCAGCGGACCCAGCAATATCGCCGCGGCAAAGAAGAGGGCGCGCCGCGCGGCGCGCGTACCAACCCCAGCCCCGCGCAGAAATCCGAGGTATATGTCGGAAACCGTGGCGCTGGCGCCGGCCTCGAGCGTCGCGTCCGTGTGGTTAGGGCCGGCCGCGTACAGAAGCTCGTACGCCTGGGCGGCCCCGGCAAGGCTGTGTTCGGCCGCCCCCAGGGCCTCGCGTGCCAGGCGCGCGAGGTTCTGGTCTATTTGTGCGTCGCGCGCCCAGATGTCCACGCGCGAGAACGCCGTGCCCGTAGAACACCCAGCCGCCCCGCGGGAGGCAAGCTCGGCCAGCATACGTACGTGTGTGCGGAAGCGCACCAGGTTGGTAAGAGACACGGCCCCGTGCTCGCGGGCCGCGTCGAGGAGCGAGAACCCCGCCGCGGCCATCAACCCCGACATGCGCCAGAAAAGCTGCGCACTGGCGGCAAACAACGGCCCATCACCGCGCGCGTGCTTGAAGAATTCCGCGTACGCGCGCGATATGTGCTGCACATAATTTCGGCTCTCCTCGGGGTACGCTGCGATATCCGCGAGCGCGCGTACCAGCTCTGCGTCTCGCGCGCCGTCAACGTCGCTAATGATAAACACGCGGTAACGGGGCCCCGCGCTCGGGCCGGGGAGTTGGGTCGCGTCGGGGTCGGTCGAGTGCATGTGCTCCTTGGCCGGCACCACCAGCAACTCCGCGGGCGTGGCATTTTTCATGGACAATACCAGACCCATGAACTCTCTCCCGTATCGCACGCGAACCAGCGCGGCATCGCAGCCGAATGATAGCTCTCCAGTGGTAGAGATCTCAAGAGGCCACGCGGCTGCCGACGGAGACCTGTACACATGCGGTTCGGCGGCGCGAAACACATGTTTGTGGTCCAGCCACGTACGCGACGAGTTGCGCATATTTCCGGCGCGCACATTGCTGAGGCGAAGGCGCGCCGCTTTCTTGCCCGGGCTGGACATGGGCACATAGAGCGCCCCGTGGGGGCGGTCCGCTGTGGCGGTGTTTGGGCCACGCGGCACTCGCAGCGCGCCATAGTCGGAGATGGGGGCGTACGCGGACAGATACCGTGACCCGAGAAGCATTGCGCCGGCGGGGTTTTTTTGCAGCCCCAGTATCGGCCGCAGGGGCGGGCCTGCCTCCGCCACGCTGCGTGGCGGCCGGCGCGGCGGTGGGGTGGCCGGCGTCGGGCCGTCCGAGACCAAGTACTCGTGCGGAACAAACAAGAGCAGCCCGCGATCCTGCGGAAACTCTGGGTACGTAATCATGATGAAGCACGAGCCGTTGACCCGCCACTGTAACAGTGGGATGTTCGCAGTGGTGATGTTTGCCTCGGCGGGCGGCGCGAACGAGCTCAGCGAGTTCCCGCTGGCGCTGGGCACGCTGGGAAGCCAAATACGCCGCCCGCCGTCCTCCTGCCAGTACTTACCGGCATAGTTTAGGTGCTCATAATAGAACCAAGGATCCAGCGACCGACGGCGCGACGCCGCGCCGTCGGCCCGCGCAATCTCCGCTGTGATTGCGAGCGCGAGCACAAGGCCCGGCAGGGCAAGCGCGCCCACGAACCGGCCGCGGGGCATGCCAGACACGCCGTGGGCGGTTGACTATATCGACAGTGTGGAGTAATTGGCTACGATCGGCGCGCAGTGCCTTGGCCAAGTGTGCTGCAGAGCCGGGCACCGCATTTATATAAACAAACACCGGATACAATGTGGTTTTGGGGTGGCCCTTCGGGGGGTTATTCACACTCCGGCATGTCTCGCACAAACGCAGCTGCCGCGTCTACAACAGCCCGGCGAGCGGAAGGCTCGGGCGTGGTCGTTTGGACCATCGCAGGCACTAGACGCGCTATCTGGTCCACGCACGACTCGGGGGGCGCGCCGTAGTTTATGACAAACACATGCAGGCGGCGCAGTCGGTCCGCAAGCAGGTCCAGCGCCCAGCCGCGCGGCTCCGCACACGCGCGGGCCGGCTCGGCTCGGCGAATCAGGTCGAACAGCGTAGCGCGCTCGGCGCCTTTGCGCGCGTCCTCGCGCCACCGCCCGCCGCAGCGCAGGTACCGAACCGTGTTTAATAGCAGGTCGTACGTGCGCCGTATAGCAAGCAGCATGCGAACGTCCGTACTCTCCCCCCGACGCCCGCGACCCGCAAGTCTCGCGAGATGCGTTTCCTCGGGCACGGCGCCCATCACAAGGTTAGTGCCAGGTGCGATCGGCGGCATTAGAGCTATGAGCGCTATAACGGCGTCTATCGAGAGGCATCCAACGAGGTATCTTGCAACGGGATAGCAGAGAAGCGCGGCTATAGGGTGGCGGTCAAATATAAGAACAAGCCCCGGAGGCGTGGCATCATTGTGTCCAATCTCATCGCCCAGATGCGGCGCGATAACACGGTCCAGTGTAACATAAGGTGTGCTCATCAGCAGCTGCGTGCCGACAATTATATCAGCCGCCTCCCGTGCATTGATCTCACCTCGGTCCACGCGGCGCTGCGTGTCGTACACACGGGAAACCAGGTCATTTTCTCCGGCTCCTCGCCAGTAGCGCATTGGTTCCGGCAGGTAAAAAACCTCATAGGCCTCTCCAAGCGCGCCCGCGAGCGCACGCGCGACGGTCGTCTTGCCCATACCGTGCGGACCGTCGACGTATATTCTGAGAACAGACCCCATTGCCGCCGCGCGTTAGTGCCTCTCCTACTTCGCCTGGGGCAATAAATACCGGTCGCCGAACTCGCGCAGATATGGCCTCCTCGCGCATGCGCAAGATTAACCGCAGAAGCATCCTATTGGCGGGCATGCGAAGCCACGTAAAGTTCTATAAGGCGTTTGACGATGATGTGCGGGCGTTCAACACAAGCGGCATGTGCGGTCCCATCCTACAGCTAATGGAAAGATCGCTACAGGGGCAGTCCATATTTGACGCCGCGCAAGCCAGCCTGATATGCGAGGTAAACCTGGGCTCGAGGCGCCCGGATTGTATTTGCGTGTTAGACTTTTCAGACAGGGCGGGACTGGGAGGGGTGTGTGTAATAGTCGAGCTGAAGACGTGTCGCTATGTTTCCGCCACCGAGACGGCCAGAAAGCGCGAGCAGCGGGAGACGGGGATGAGCCAGCTAAGAGACTCGGTCAAGCTAATTCGCGACCTAGTGGCACCCGGCAGCCGGCCAATATACCTGTGCCCTGTATTAATTTTCGTTACGCAGAAGACGTTGCGCGTCATCCGCATAACAAGGCTTGCGCCGCGCATGGTACATGGTGACGTGAAAAATACCGTCATGACACTCAAGGGCCTGTCTACGTACACCGTTCCAAGCGCCGCGGCCCCGCGTCCGGCGTCCAAAAAGCGCTCCGGCAAGCCCAAGCGAGCCGCACACCGCGCGAAGGCGTCCGCGGCCCCGGAGCAAGCACCGAATGTCGGCGGCTCTTCCAAGGACAAACCCGCCAATACCGCGAGAGCGGCGGACGTGGGAGTGCTCCAGAAAATAGCCGCGCTTTTTTGCGTCGCGCCCAGAAGTTGACACCGCGCCGGCAGCTCCGGGTTAATAAGCGACCCCAGGGAGGTACTCCCGGCATCCGCACCAACCCAAGCCGCCCGCGTTCTAATCCGCACAACCATGGACCCGCAGTACTTGCTGCAGTCCGTGGACGTGTGGGAGCGCCGCAGTGTTATTGTGCCCAGCGAGCACAACTTCATTACGCCCGCCTTCCCGGTTACGTTTTGGGACGCGCCGGTATTTCACATGCCAACCGAGACCGCAGAGGCGCGCCTGGCAGTAATTAGCGCGCAGCGGGCCGCAGCCGCGGCCGCGCTGGAAAACTCCGCCGCCCTCGCCAAAAACCTGCCGGCGGAAATTGGTCGTCGCATCGAACCCGTGGAGCGCCAACTCCAACACATGCAAGAGGCGCTGGCCGTCCTCGACGCGGCGGAGACGGCACGGGAAGAGTCAAGCGCCGAAACTTCCGGCAACGGACCGCCGGATGCCGCGGGCCCGGCTAGTAAGCCTTCCAAGGGTCGCGGAGACGCCGCGGCCGAGGTGCAAATAGTTCGCAACGACCCTCCGCTGCGCTACGACACAAACCTCCCCGTGGACCTGCTGCATATGGTATACGCAGGACGCGGCGCCGGGGGATCCACGGGCGTCGTGTTCGGGCCCTGGTACCGCATGATACAGGACCGGGTGATCGCCGACTACCCATCGACGGCGCGGACCTCGGACTTTCGGGACGGAAGAATGTCCAGATCGTTTATGACCGCGGCGGTGCTGTCTCTGCAGTCGTGCGGGCAGCTGTATGTCGGGCAACGACAGTACTCCGCGCTAGAGTGCGCTGTTCTGTGTCTGTATATGCTGCATCGCGCGACCGAGGGAAGCAAAGCTATCGTCGCGGACTCCTTTGATGCGCTGCTTCCGCGGCTGCCAGCGCTGCTCAACTCCCTCGCGGCGGCCATAAGCTCCGGCGGCTCCAGGCCCATATACCGATACCGCGACGACAAGCTGCCCGCGGCGCAGATGTCCGCCACCGCGGGGCGCTACGAGCGCGGGGCGCTCTCCACCCACATCGTCGTAGCAACTCTGCTACGCGCCGGAGTGCTTCCGGCGGCGCCCGGAGAGGTTGCGCGCGGCGCCGCGACGATCGCGGACCCTGAGGAGCGGCTACGAGACGACGGCGTGAACAGGGCCGCCGCAGCACTCTTGGGCCGTGGACACAACTTGTTCCTGTGGGAGGACCAGCCGCTCCTGCGCGCCGCAGTCAACACCATAACGGGCCTGTCTGTCCTGCATCGCTTGCTGTTTAACAGCAACGTATATTCGGACCGGCTGGAAAACCGACTGCAGCTGGGGATGCTGATACCCGGCGCGGTCCCCGCGGAGGCAATATCAAAGGGGGCGTCCGGCGCCGACTCTGGCCTCGTGCGAAGCGGGGACAACAACTTCGAGGCGCTTTGCGCGGCCTACGTGGCGCCTCTCTACCAGGCCAACAGGGGCGTGGAGCTAACACAGCTCTTCCCAGGGTTGTCGGCGTTCTGCCTGGACGCACAGGCTAGCCGAGGTGGCCCGTCGACCCGCCGGGTTCTGGACATATCTGCGGGCAACCGACAGGCCCCTCTTGTGCGCCTCACGGCACTGGAGCTTACCAACCGCGCACGCAGCACCGGGGCCGCCGTGGGAGAGGTCCTGGAGGCGCACGATGCCCTCGCGCTGCAGTACGAGCAGGGCCTGGCCGTACTCGCCCAGCAGTCCCGCGGCACAATGCTGGGCGGGGCCAAGCGCCAGAACGCATTTAACATCGGCAGCGACTACGACTTGCTGTACTTCCTCTGCCTTGGGTTCATCCCACAATACCTATCGATGGCCTAGGACGCGCTTAAACCCCAGGCCCGCGCGCGGGCCGGTCGCAGTATCACACAGCAAGCACAGGCGGCGGATATATGGACGGTCAGGGCGGGGATGGTGGATCCGGGGACGGTCAGGGCAGACCCGTGCCCATATACGTCGCGGGGTTCCTCGCCCTGTATGAAGGCGGGGACGGCGGCGAGCTGGCGCTGCCGCGCGAGGCCGTGTCGGCCGCGCTCCCCCTGAACGAACCGGTCCCAATAAACGTCGACCACCGCGCCGGATGCGAGGTCGGGCGCGTGCTCACAATCGTCGACGACCGCCGGGGACCATTTTTCGTGGGGCTCATCGCGTGCTCGCAGCTGGAGAAGGTGCTCGAGGAGGCCGCCAGCGCCGAGCTGTTTGACCGCCAAGGTCCCCCGCCGACGCGAGAGGAGCGGATTCTGTATCTCATTACCAATTACCTGCCGTCCGTTTCACTGTCCAGCCGCAGACTGGAGGCCGGCGGAGAGCCGCGGAGGGGGCTGTTTCGTCATGTCGCGCTGTGCGCAATAGGCCGTCGCGTCGGGACAATAGTCACATACGACGTGTCGGTGTCCGGCGCAATCGCCCCGTTCCAGCACCTTTCCGAATCGTCGCGCGCGGACGCGGCACGCGACGCGGAGGCGGCCGCGCTTCTGCTATCCGGAAGGGAGTGGGCGCCCGGGACAGACGCGCTGGCGCGCACGCTTCTTTCGACGGCAATTAACAGCATGATGTTGCGCGACCGCTGGAGCCTTGTTTCCGAGCGCCGGCGCCAGGCCGGAATAGCCGGACACACGTACCTGCAGGCCAGCAAGGCCTTTGGCATCTTGAAGGACCGCCCAGAGCCCCGCGGAGAATATAAGGAGAGCGCACGCGGAGCCCCGGCCGCAGTGGTTCTCGACGGGCACATCGGACACACCGCCTCTCTCCCACAAATATTGATAACCCCCGCCTCTCCACCCATGAATAACACACCGCCCGCGGCGGTCCCGCCCCGGACTCCCGGAGACACCAGCTACCTCTGGATTCCGGCCGCACACTACAATCAGCTCCTCTCGGCACAGCAGCCCCCGCCCCAGCAGCAGCCGCCGGCCCCACCAAGCCATGGCCCGCAACTGCAGCAGGTCGCCGTGCCCGGCGCGTACCCCCCGCACGCGTACGTGCCGCCGGCAGCGTACGCGCCGCCGTTGTACGCGGCGCCTTTTTACGGCCCTGGGACGTCGGGCCCCGCTACCAGCCCGCTCGAGGCCCAGCTAGCCGCTCTCGTGGGCGCCATCGCGGCGGACCGCCAGGCAAGCGACCCGAGGGCGATCAAGGCCGGCAAGCGCCGCCGCCACGAATATGACGAGGACACGCCCGCGCCGCGATACCGCGACTCTCCGTATTACCCCGGAGAATTCTCCCCCACCAGAGCAGAGCCTGCTCGCCCGCGAGCACCAACGGCGGACGACACCATTACCGCCCTGATGGGCGCCGTATCCTCACTGCAACAGGAGGTGGCGCATCTGCGCAACCAGGCCCCGCTGTGCGCGCCCCCGGCCGCCGCGTGCCTCGCACAGACGGCCGCGCCGGCAGTCCCCAGCAACGGCCAGCAGCAACAACCCGCCGCCCCGGCGCCTCGTCCTGCCGCGGCGCCGGAGGCGCCGCCGGCCATCGATGCCAGCTGCGTAGCAAGGCTGGACCCGGAGTCTCGAAGGGCCGCCGACCTGTTTGTCGTTCAAATGATGGGGGGGCGCCAATAAAGCTATTGTACCTTTACCGACCCCGCGCGTGCTGTGTCTGGCTATCGCGCCGCAATCACCAGGCAAACACACGTTAATTCGCGTCGCATGTTTTTATTGGCCTAGAAAAGGTTGGTTACATGTCCTCGTCGTTAAGGGGCTCGTATCGCGCGGCGCCGGCGCGCCGGCGCAGGATCATGTCGGTCGCACGGGCGGTAAGAATGGCGCTAGTTCCGCCGCGTTTTTTGGCCTTGTGCTTCGTTCGCTCCATGGCGGACACCAGGGCCATGTATCTTATCATATCCCGCGCCGCTTCGAGCTTGCGCTCGTCGAAGTCTTCCGCGGGGCCCTCCTTGTCTCCCGCGTCGGCGTTCTTGAGGTCCTTGGTGGTCAGGGGGTACAGCGCCTTCATCGGGTTGCGCTGTATCCGCATCACGTAGCGAAGCGCGAAGAAGGCGGCCACGAGCCCCGCTAGCACCAACAGCCCCACGGCCAGCGCCCCGAACGGGTTGGAGAGGAACGAGGTCACCCCGGTTACGGTGGCGACAACGCCGCTCGCGATCCCCAGCACGACGCTGCCGAGCGCGCGGCCCGCGTCGCCCAGGCCGTCAAAAAACGCGTGCAGGCCGGCAAACATTGCCGCGCTGGCGTCCGCCTTTATCACGGTGTCGATGTCCGCGAAGCGCAGCGCGTGCAGCTGGTTGCGCCGCTGCACCTCGGCATAGTCCAGCAGACCGCTGTCCTTTATCTCTCTGCGGGTGTACACCTCCAGCGGCACGAACTCATGGTCCGAGAGCATCGTGAGGTTGAGGTCTATGAAGGTGCTGACGGACATGACGTCGGAGCGGGGCAGCTGATGCGAGTACGCATAGTTCTCGAAATACACATATCCCGCTCCGAACGAAAAGTACCTCTTGTGGCCCACGGAACACGGCTCGATGGCGTCTCTCTCGAGCCGTATCTCGTTATTCTCGCCAAGCTGCCCCTCGACGAGGTCCCCGCCGTCCGCGTATTTAAAACTCAGCAGAGGACGGCTGTAGCACGTCCCCGGCTTTGCGGGCATGCGCATCGAGTTCTGCATGATGACATTTTCCGCCGGGACCGCCACGCACGTGGAGACGGCCAGCACATCCCCCAGCATGCGCGCGCTGACTCTGCGCCGCACGGTGGCCGACGCAATGGCGCTCGGGTTCAGCTTCTGGGCCTCGTTCCACAGAGTCAGCTCCTGGTTCTGGAGCTCGCACCACGAGACGGCCAGCCTCCCCAACATCTCGTTCACGTGCCGCTGAATGTGGTCGTACGTAAACTGCAGCCTAGCAAACTCTACGGAGGACGTGGTGGATATCACCTCGGTCGCGTTCTTCCTGGGGCTGCTGTCGTTCTTCGCGCGGCCCTGCTCGCGCAGCAGCTCCTTTACGTACAGGTCCGCGAGCGAGTTACTCAGCAGCGGCTGGTACGCCACCAAAAACCCCCCCGTCGCCAAATAATACTGTACGGAGCCCACTCGTAGGTGGGTCGAGTTGTAGCGCTGCGTGTAGATGCGATCAATTGCCTCGCGGGCGTCTTTGCTTATGCATTCCCCGAGGTCAACTCGCGCGAGGGCGTACTCGGTGAGGTTGGTGGTGAACGTGGCGGAGAGCTCGCTAGACGAGAATCGAAAAGAGCTGCCGTACTCCGCGCGCAGCATCTCCGCCACCTCGCGCCACTTGGTCATTGTGCATACGGACGGGCGCTTGGGTGCCCAGTTCCAGCCCACGGTAAAGGAGGGCGTGGTGAGGAGATTGTACGTAGAAGGCGTCTGCGCGCGCCTGCCCGTATCCAGGTTTCGCGGGAAGAACCCATCGACCTGCCTAAACCGGTCGGCGGTGTACGCGGTATGCTCCGCGTGAGATCCGTCGCGGTACCCGTAGAAGGGCGAAGCGTACACAAAATCGCCAGTGGCCAGCACAAACTCGTTATACGGGTACGCCGACTTTGCCTCCACCTCGTCCACGATGCAATTAACCGTGGTGCCGTGGCGGTAGACCCACGCGGACCCGGTAGGGTTGACCTTTAGCTTCGTGGTGTGCCACCCCCTGTGCGATCCCGGCGCGGGCTCCGCCGGGACCAGCTTCATCTCGTGCTCGTTCTCGTCGTTGTGGAAGGCGGTTGTTTCGAGATTGTTCCGAATGTACTTTGCGGTAGACAGACACACGCCGCGCCCATGTATGCGGTCGACAATCTCTTCAAAGGGAATCGGGGCGCGGTCCTCGAATATGTTGGTGAGCTGAGAGTAGGAGTAGCCGGACCATACTTTGGACACCGTGACGGCCTTGTAGTACATCGTTGCCTTAAACTTGTACGGCGCCAAATTCTCCTTGAAGATTACGGCGATTCCCTCTGTAAAGTTAAGGCCTTTGGGGGCATCGGGACACGCGCGCGGCTCCTCTAGCCTTATGACGGTCGCCCCTGTCGGAGGGGGGCACACGTAAAAGCGCGGGTCCTCGCTGGATCCTCTGAGCGCCCGAATCTCCTCCCGCAGCTCCGCGGAGTTTGCCGGCGCGGAGGCATTCGTCGGCGCCCCCGTGCTGTATTGGAGCAGGGGCGTCGGAGCGGGCTCGGAGGGCAAGGGCGGGGGCGGACGGCGGCCCTTGCCGCGCTCCCGACCCTCGCCGCGCGCCCGGCCCTCGGGCCGTGCGCGGCGTGGCGCGGCGGCGCGAGTCGATGCCGCCGCGGCCAGTAGGGGCACGGCGACGACTAGTATGACCAGGATACCGCGCATGGTTAGGCGCATGCGTTGCTCTCGGCGGCCGTTCCCTCGGCCAGATGCTGGAGTACCGTATACAGCAACGAGAAGACGTCCCTGTCGTAGACGACGACGGACTTCTCGGATGCAAGTCCCTCGGGACCGCACTCGAGGACCGCGACCAGCGGGCACTCGGAAATGTAGGTTAGGTAAATGCCGGCCGGATAGTACCACTCTCCGTCCGAAGAGGGACGGCTATAATCTGCCCGGCGCAGTTCAATGTGTCCGCACTGAAACACGGACGAGAAGAGTGTAGTGGCGACGATGAGCTCGCGAATATATCCCCAGGCTATGCGCTGCGCGGGTGTAATGCCGGAAGTGCCGTCAAAATGGTAAAACCTTTGGAACTCGCTGACCGCCCAATCAGAGTTGCCCCTTCCCACCATGAACCTGGCAAGCTCCTCCTTAAGATGCGGAAGCAGGCCCACGTTTTCCACGCTGTAGTACAGCGCCGTGTTTGGCGGCTGTGCAAACCCGTGCGTGGCGTGGTCGAATAGCGGGCCGTTCACCATGCCAAAAAACTGGTGTGTTATCCCCGGAAGCAGCGCCTTGTCCACTCTGTGGCGCAGCAGCGAAGACCGCATAAAGCGGTGTGCATCGAACGTATCGTCTCTGTTGCGGTTGTCCACTACGGTTCTCGCTCTGGCAGTAATCTCACAGAAACGGATGCGCGCCGCGAATCCATTGTACACAGCCGAAAACACGCTCGGGAGCACCTCGCCGTACACGCTCACTCGCAGCATCTTTTCTAGCTCGCCGCGCTGCTCGCGGACGCAGCGCCCGAGGCTCGCCAGCGACCGCTTGGTCAGCCGGTCCGCATAGAGGCGCCGTCTCTCGGCCACATCGGACATGGCCCGCGTCGCTATCGAGTCCCAGTCGCCCGCATCGTCCTCTGGCAGAGCGTCGGAGACGGCCTCGGCCGCAGCGGTCTCCGGCGCGGCGGCCGAGGCCGTCTCCGACGCGTGCAAGCTCTCCAGGGCGCACTTCAGCGCCTCGGTGTCGCTGTGCTCCGGGCCCACTAGCTGGCGCAGCACCGGCGCCGCTAGGTGGCGGTCGTAGCACGCGCGGATGAGCGCCTCTATCTGATCGTCCGGCGATGCCGACTGTCCGCCCACGAGCAGAGAGTCCACCATATCAAAGGCGGCCGCGTATTCGCCGAAGGCCCGGCAGAAGTGGTCGCCGCGGCGACCAAACGCCGCCAGCTCCACCGCCACAGCCCCAGTTTCGTACCGCCGCTCGCGCTCGGCCAGGGCGCTGAGGTTGCTGGCAAACGCGTCCATCGTGGACCCGGCCGAGCGGTCGCCGGACGCCAGCCAGAACCGCATCTCGCTCACGGCGTACAGTTCGGGCGGGGCCGCGCTGAACACGTGGTGCGAGTCAAGGAGCGTGCGGGTTTCGCGCTCCCACGAGCTCGCGCAATCCTCCGCGGGCTCCGCGTCGCCGCCCGCGGGCGCGCCCGCGGCGCCGTGGCTCTCCGCAACATCGAGGGCGCAGAGGGCCCTGGCGCGCTGAGCGTCGGACAGCCCGGCGACGTGGGGCAGGTACCGGCGCATTTCGTCGGCACAAAGGCACACGCGGGCCTGCTGGGTTACGTGGTCGCATATTTTGCCCGCGAGGCGCCTCGCCGTGGTGGCGCCCTGGTTGGCCGTCATACACAGCTCTTCGAAGCACACGTGGCAGGGGTGCGACGGGTCGCTGAGCTCCGGCGGCACCACGAGGCCCGATCCCACCGTGCGCTCCAGAAAGGCCTTAACGCCGGCCAGCGCCTTCGCGGCCGCGGGCGCCGGTGTGATGAGGTGGCAATAATTCATCTGCTTTAGAAAGTTCTCCACGTCGTGCAGAAAGCACAGCTCCTTGTCTATTTGCCCCCCGTAGGTTGCGAGGCTGACCGCCTGGTGATGCGGGCAGCTCCCGCCGATGCCCATGGTGCGCCAAAAGTAGGCATGCGCGTCTCCGCTCTCTCCAAATTCGGAGAGAGCGGAGAGCACCCGTTCCCCCTCCGCGCGGGCATGCGCCAGGGACATCTCCAGGGTGAGCGTTAGCGGCGTCACCAGCGTCGAAAACTGCTCGGCGAGGGCCCCGGAGACGTTGCGGCACAGGGCCCTCACCTGCAGGGCGTTGCGCTTTAGCGTGTCGGCATGCGCGCTCGCCACTTTCGGGTCGCACCTTTTCAGCAGCTCCACCTGGAATATGTAGGTCTGAAGCTGGCCGAGAATGGCCAGCAGCCTTTGCCGAGCCCGAACGGCGCGGTCCTGGGGACATTCGTCCCCGGGCATGGTGGCGGAGCCAGACATGAGCGCGAAACGAGACTACGCGAACATTACCGCGAAGCAACAGCTTTATTGGGGGGAGAGGCGGTCCTGTTACAGCATGTCGAGCGTGAGCTCCCCGCGCTTTTCGACGGGGGCGTCGCCAAACACATCACCGCCCCCGCGAGCGCGCTTGCGAGACGCGCTCGCGGGGGGCGCGGCCGCGTTGTCTTCCTCAAACCCCCCAAAGTCGAACGTCTCCCCCGCGTCGACCTGGCGCGTCACCGCCGCCTCGGCCTCGCGCGCCACGTCCAGCGCCGCGTCAATGGACCACTCGCCGCTGCGGCCCGTGGCGCAGACCGTGAGCCGCATCATTTCCTCGCTCAGGTACTCGTCCTCCAGGAGTGCCAGCCAGTCGTCAATCTGCATCTGCGGCATGCGCGCACCAAGGCTCTTGGCGGCCGCCGCGAAGACGCTGCTGACGACCGTTGCGCCCCCTTCGGCAATTATTCCGCGGAGCTGCTCGCACAGGGAGCTCTCGTGCGAGCACGAGCCGACGCTCGTGCTCGCGCACACAAACCCCGCGCGGGGGCACGCAAGCACGAACTTGCGCGCGCGGTCAAACACGAGCAGCGGACATGCGTTTTTTCCGCCCACCAGGTTCGCCCAGTTGCCCGTCTGGAAGACACGATCGTTGCCCGCCATCCCGTGATACTTGCTGATGCTTAGGCCCAACACCACCATGGGGCGGGTGGCCATCACGGGGCGCATCAGGTTGCAGCTGGCGAACATGGTCGTCCACGCGCGCGGGTGGTCGCCGGGGCGGCGCACTACCGAGAGCGCGGCGGCCTCCAGCTCAGAGCCTCCGCGCGGCGCCAGGGCGGCCGCGGCCTGGGCGCTGGGCGGTCTGCGCGATCCCGCAATGATGGCGGTAAGGGTGTTTATGAAGTACGTCGAGTGCTCGCAGTAGCGCAGTATCTGGTTGGCCATGTAGTACATGGCCAGCTCGCTCACGTTGTTCGGGGGCAGGTTGATGTAGTTGCACGCCCCGTACTCCACAGAAAAACGCTTTATGAACGCGATGGTGTCGATGTCCTCGCGCGACAGCAGGCGCGCGGGCAGCTGATTGCGCTGCAGCGCGGTCCAAAACCACTGCGGGTTGGGGTGGTCCGAGCCGGGCGGCTTGCCGTTCGGAAAGAGGGTTGAGTGAAACTGCTTCAGCAGGAAGCCCATTGGGCCGAGCAGTATATCCACGCGCTTTTCCGGCTTCTGGTAGGCCGACTGCAGGCTCGCGACTCGCGCCTTGGCAGACTCCGACGCGCCGGGCCCGGCACCGGCAAACAGCACGCGGCTTTTGATACGCATCTCCTTGGGGAACAGGAGGTTGACGCGCGACACGTCGCCCTCGAACTCGGTCTCCGCCGGCGCGTCCTGGCCGGCGACGAGGCTGGGCGCGGACAAGCACGCGCCGTCCTCCAGAGCCACCGTGAGCGTCTTGGAGGACAAAAACCCGTTGTTAAAAAGGTCCAAAACGCGCCGCCTCAGCACGGGCTGAAATTGCCCGCGAAAATTCCTGCCTTCCACGGTCTGTCCCGCAAATACCCCGTGGCATTGGCTCAGCGCAAGGTCCTGATACACGGCCAGATTGGATCGGCGGCCGAGCATCTGCAGCAGAGGACACGGGACGCACGCGTGTGGGTCGAGTGTCAGGGACATGGAGTGGTTCGCCTCCGCGAGGGCCTCGCGGAAGCGAAATCCGCGGCCCTCTACGAGCGCGCGCATTAGCTGCTCCACCTCGCGATCCACCACCTGCTTGACGTTCGACACCACCGTCTGGAGCGCATCGCGGCCGGTGATTATGGAGTCCAGACGCGCCAGGGAAGTCGGGACGGCCTGGTCAACGTAGTGCATGTTTTCGAGCTCTGCGAGCACCCGGTCCACGGCCGCGCGGTACGTCTCCTGCATTATCGCGCGCGCCGTCTCCTGCACGTCCGTGCGTTTTATGGACGAGAACGAGGCGTAGCTCCCGAGCACGTCGCAGTCGCTGTACGCGCTATTCATGATCCCAAATATGCCTACGGCCCCGCGCATGGCGCTGTTGAACTTGGGATGGCGCGCGCGGAGCCGCAGCAGCGTGGTGTGGGCGCACGCGTGCCGCGTCTCCGGAGAGCACAGCCCGCACGGCACGTCGGAGTGCGCCGAGTCCGACACGTACTTGACAATGTCCAGTTCCTGCCTCCCTAGTATGACGCCGCCGTCGCAGCGCTCCAGGTAAAAGAGCATCTTTGCGAGCAGATCGGGCGAAAATCCGCACAGCATCGCTAGGTGCTCGCACGTAAACTCCTGGCTGCCGCCAACCAGCGGGGCCATCTGCCGGCCCTCGTGGCCGGGCATCACCCTGCCGTCACGATCCACCTGCGGGTTTGCCGCTATGTGAGTGCCGGGAACCAGGAAGAACCTGTAGAACGACGGCTTTGCCAGGTCCTTCGGGTCTGCCGGCCCCGCGTCATCTACCTCCGTCATATGTAGCGCGGAGTTGCTGCTAAACACCATAGACCCTACCAGCCCGGCCGCGCGGGCCAGATATGCGCCGATGGCGGCGGCCCGCGATGCCGGCGAGTCCTGGCACGACAGCATCGGCCACGTATCTATGTCTGTGGGCGGTTCCTCGTACACGGCCATGGAGGTGATGGATTCCAGGGCCAGGGCCGCGTCGCCGGCCATCACGGATGCCAGGCGCCGCTCCAGCCCGCCGCACTCTCGCACTCCTCCCCGCTGCTGTCCGCCCTTCGCGCCGGCGGCCTCGAAGGCGGTGTATGTAATGTCAACGGGCAGAGCGGCGCCCTCGTGGTTTTCGTCAAACGCCAGGTGCGCGGCCGCGCGAGCCACCGCGTCGACATTGCGCGCGCGCAGGGCAACGGCGGCGGGGCCCACGGCCGCGCCAAACAGGAGACCCGCCAGCTTCGCGTTAAAGAAAGGCCTGGGGTACGTGAAGTTCTCGCCTATGGCGCGATGGTTTGCGTTAAAGGGGTCAGAGATGGCACGGCAAAAGTCTGGCATGAATATCTGCAGCGGGAATATGGGGATGCGATGCACCTCTTCCCCGGCTATCGTTACCGTCCCGGCGCCGCCCATGTGGAGAAAAGTATTATTTATGTAGACGGCCTCCTTGAAGCCCTCCGCGACGACCAGATAAAGCAGCGCCCTCTCGGGGTCGAGCCCCAGCCGCGCGCATAGGTCTTCTCCCGTCGTCTGTCGCGAGGCGTCCCCGGCTCTACACTCAAAGGCGGAAAATCCAAACGCGGCCCTGGCCTTGTCGCATAGCCGCGTGAGGTTTGGCGCCGCCGAGCTGGGTGTCAGATGCCGGCCGCCGTGAAAAACATACACGGAGGGGCTGTAGTGTGACGGCATGAGCTTCAGTGACACCCCCGTGCCGCCCACCCCGGTAGTGCGTGATCCCACGATGGCCGCAATATTCACGGCGAACCCGCTTTCCACGGTCATCCCCGCGATAAGGGGCGCGATGGCAGTATCCGTGTCCGCGCTACGCGCGGAAAGCAGCGCCAGTTCCTCCGTCCCGCCCGAGGGGACGCTGCGCGCATACACGTACCCAATCGGTCCGGGGGACACCTTGACCGTTGTCGTAATCTTCTGCTTGCCGTCCATGGCGCTGCCGAGCGCTGCACGGTGGAAAAAAGTTTCCCCTTTCTGGCGCGAATCTACCACCGATATGTTTGTCGGGGCCCAGACGAGAATGTGGCTGCTGCCGGCCGCTGGAATGTATTCCTCCCGCGGCCGGCAGCGCCGCTTTTTATCGAGGGCCCCCGACCAAGACACTCCCACCGCGGGGCAGGGCCAGCAGTCCGTGCCGATGAGCAACAAAGTGAGAACGCGGAAGCGTTCGCACTTTGTCTTAATAATATATACTATTAGGACGAAGTGCGAACGCTTCCGCGTTCTCACTTCTCTAGCCATTGTCACGTGACCGTGCGTCATAAGCATCGGCCGTAACGATGTCCGCGCCGCCGATGGGCGCGGCCTCAGGTCACGTGACCATGAGCAACAAAGTGAGAACGCGGAAGCGTTCGCACTTTGTCTTAATAATATATACTATTAGGACGAAGTGCGAACGCTTCCGCGTTCTCACTTCTCTAGCCATTGTCACGTGACCACAAAGCCCCGCCTATCTCGAACATAAAATCATCTAGGGCCACGGCGGGCGGTTCACACTGGCACGGCCACCGGAGGCCGACCTGGGCTTCATGCGACAACTCGTACAATGATGCCTGGGGGTGCCGCGGCGCGCAGCGCCGCCTCCATGTTTTTTTTGCCGCAGGCATCGTCGGCCTCCGCGGCCGCGTGGCACGCGGCGACGGAGCGCAAATCGTTTTTCAGCCCGCGGCCGCCCGCCGGGGCGGCGCGTTCAAATCCAACGCGCGCCAGGCCGGCCAGGCACGCTTACGTAAGCGAATGCGGCGAGTTTAGATTCATAGCGCCGCGGGCATTGGACGAGGATGTTCCGGCCGACATGAGGATGGGCGTGCACGACGGCCGCATCAAGCGTCCCCCAAAGGTGTACTGCAAGGCCGGAGAGCGGGACGTTCTTGCGGTCGACGACGCGCCGCCGTGGCCCACGCGCATGCGCGTGTGGGCCGGCAGGGACGTCGCGCCAGGCGGCGCTGCCGCACCGCAATACCCTGATGCGTTTCACGTGTACGACATGATCGAGACCGTCGAGCATGCCAATGTGATGCGACACCAGAATCTGCAGGGGCGCTACATGGAGGCGATAACCCCGTCCGGCACGGTGATAACGCTTTTGGGGGTCACGGCCGCCGGGAATAGGATTGCGGTGCACGTGTACGGAACAATGCAATACTTTTATATGAGAAAGGCCGACGTGGACCGCGCGCTGGGCTGTTCCGTGCCGAGGGATTTATGCGAGAAGCTGGCGTCCGCCATGCAAGAGTGCCAGGGCTGGGCCTTTAGTTCGATGTCCGCGGACTACTTCACCGTCGACGTGGTCGATCGCACGGACATTTACTACTACGGAACGCCGCGCGAGCAGTACTATAGGGTGTGGGTGCGGAGTAGCCGCGTCATGTCCTACCTGTGCGATAACTTCCACCCAGAAATAAAAAAGTACGAAGGTGGCGTGGACGCCACCACCAGGTTCGTGCTCGATAACAAGGGCTTCGTATCCTTCGGATGGTATCGGCTCCGGGAGGCCCCGGGCGGAAAGGGTCCGCCGCAGGTCAGAGACCCGCAGAACTTTACGACGTCCAGCGACCAGGAGATTAACTGCACCGCCGACAACTTGGAGGCCGTGGTCGGAGAGCTCAGGCCCCCGGAGTACAAGCTCATGTGCTTTGATATAGAGTGCAAGACCGGCGGGGACGAGACGGCCTTTCCGGTGGCCGACAACCACGAGGATCTGGTAATTCAGATTTCGTGTTTGCTATACGACGTGGTGACGCATCGCCTGGAGCACGTGCTCCTCTTTTCCCTGGGCTCGTGCAACATCCCCGAGCGGTTCTCGAAAAGCCTGGCGGACGCGGGGCTGCCCGAGCCGTGCATCCTCGAGTTTGACAGCGAATTCGAGCTGCTGCTGGCCTTTTTCACCTTCTTCAAGCAGTACGGGCCGGAGTTTGTTACGGGGTACAACATCATTAACTTTGACTGGCCGTTTCTGATCACCAAGCTTACGAACGTGTACAAGGTTCCGATCGACGGATACGGGCGCGCTAACGCCAGGGGGACCTTCCGGGTGTGGGATATTGGCCAAAATTCATTTCAGAAAAACAACAAGATCAAGATTAACGGCTCCGTGAACATAGACATGTACTTGATCGCGCGCGACAAGGTCAAGCTGTCCAGCTACAAGCTTAACTCTGTCGCCGGCGCCGTGCTCGGCGACCGCAAGAAGGACCTCGGGTACAAGGACATCCCTCGCTACTACGCGGCCGGGCCGGACCTTCGTGGGGTCATCGGGGAGTACTGCATACAGGACTCGCTTCTCGTGGGGCGCCTGTTCTTCAAGTTCCTTCCGCACCTGGAGCTGTCCGCCGTGGCCAGGCTGGCGGGCATAAGCCTGACGCGCGCAATATACGACGGCCAGCAGATACGCGTGTACACGTGCCTGCTGAGGCTCGCGGTGCAGAAGGGCTTCGTGCTGCCCGACGGCCGCGGCCCCGCAGGCCAGTCCTCGGTCGCCGAGATATCCGCCGAGACCGAGAGCCGCGACTGTGACGACGAAAGCGACGAGGACGCGGAGGAGCCGCCCGCACCGCGGGCGGCTGGCGGGGGCGGCGGCCGCAACGTCGGGTATCAAGGCGCCACCGTGCTGGACCCAGAGGCGGGGTTCCATATGAGCCCCGTCGTGGTCTTTGATTTTGCCAGCCTGTACCCCAGCATCATCCAGGCGCACAACCTGTGCTTCAGCACGCTCGCGCTGGACCGGGGCGCGCTAGCGGGTCTCACCGCGAAGCAAGACTACCTGGAGATTAACGTGGGCGGGGCAGACATTTACTTTGTTAAGCCCCACGTGCGGGAAAGCCTCTTGGGCATACTGCTGCGCGACTGGCTCGCGATGCGCAAGCAGATACGGTCGCGCATGAAGGACTGCCCGCCGGAGGAGGCCGTGCTGCTGGACAAGCAGCAGGCCGCCATAAAGGTTGTGTGCAATTCCGTGTACGGCTTCACCGGGGTGCAGCGCGGGTTGCTCCCGTGCCTGCAGGTGGCGGCAACCGTGACCACCATCGGGAGGGACATGCTGCTGGCGACGCGCGACTACGTGCACAGTCGGTGGGGCGACTTTGCCAGCCTCGCGAGGGATTTCCCGGACGCCGCCGAGGCCCGGGTGGACGGACCGTATACCATGCGCATAATATACGGAGACACCGACTCCGTGTTCGTGCTCTGCCGCGGAATGGAGGCGCGGGGGCTGACGGCGCTGGGGGACCGCATGGCGTGCCACATATCGCGCGCCCTTTTCGCGGCGCCCATAAAGCTAGAGTGCGAGAAGACCTTCTGCAAGTTGCTGCTGATTGCCAAGAAAAAGTACATAGGGGTCATGTGTGGGGGAAAGATGCTTATCAAGGGGGTAGACCTGGCGCGCAAAAACAACTGCCTGTTCACAAACCGCGCGTCCAGGGAGCTCGTCGACCTGCTGTTTACCGACGAGTCTGTGGCACGCGCGGCGGCGGCGCTGTCCGAACACCCCCCCGAGGAGTGGCTGTCGCGGCCCCTTCCCGCGGGGCTCGAGGCCCTGGGGCGCGTGCTGGTGGACGCGCACCGCTACATATCAGGGCCGAAGTGCGACGTGAACGACTTTGTGTTCACCGCGGAGCTCAGCCGCCACCCGAGCGAGTATAAGAACAAGCGCATAGCGCACCTTACCGTGTACTACAAGCTTATGGCGCGGCGCGAGCAGGTCCCGGCCATTAAGGACCGCATCCCGTACGTGGTCATTGCCAAGACAGACGCGGCCGAGGCCGCCGCCGCCGCGGTATCAAAGATGCGCGACGCGGCCCCCCCGCCGCGCTCGTCGCGGCCTCTGGTTTCGGACCTGGCGGAGGATCCCGCATACGCCATAGCGCATGGCCTGCCCCTGAACACGGACTATTACTTCTCCGCCCTGCTGCGGACCGCATGCACCACGCTCAAGGCCCTGTTCGGAAATAACACCCGGGTAACGGAAAGCTTGCTCAAACGCTTTATTCCGGAGGTGTGGCATCAGGACTCTGGCACCGTAGCAAGGCTGCGCCGCGCCGGGTTCGCGGTGGCGGGGGCTGGCGCTACGGAAGCTGAAACTCGTCAAAGGCTGCGTACAGCCTTTTATACTCTAGCATGAGCCCGCCGTCGAAGCTTATGTCCCTCATTTTGCAATAAATGTCGTCGGCCGAGACGCTGGGTACGTCGGAGTTTGAGAGCTTTTTTGTCGCCCGGCGCACAACCAGCACAAACATTGTCTGCCACACGTGCGCCAGGAACCTGTACCCGGGGCACGTGGTTAGCAGGAGGTCGATGGTACGATAGTGCAGGTGAACCGACTTGCCGGGGAAAACCACGTAGAGCGTGTAGCCGTCGTATATCTGGTCCGGGTAGAACAGCAGCCGCGGCGGGTCGGTGGTGCACGCGCCGCGCAGGATGGTGTGTATAAAAAACAGTTCTGGCTGGTCCAGGGCCGTCGCGAGCAAGCCCTGTACGTGCTCGCCGCTGCGCTCTGAGAGAACGACCAGCGACGCCAGAAATGCGCGGTGCTCGAAGATGGTGTTGATCTGCTGCACGAACGCGAGTATCATGGCCTCTCGGCTTAGCTGCGCGACGCGCCCGTCGCCCGCGCCGCACGCAGGGCAGCACGCGCCGATGCCCATGTAATACCCCATTCCCGACAGGGTCAGGCAGTTGTCCGCGACGGTCAGGTCTAGGTCAAACGGAAGGGACACCGGGCTCGTTTTGACGAGCGGCACGGCCAGGGATCGCACGATGGCAATCTCCTCCGACGGGTTCTGCGCGAGCGCGGCAAACAGGCCGCGGTACCTCTCGCGCTCCCTCATTACCAACGACGCCTTCGCCCGCCGCTTATGGCTTTGTCGCCGCGCCACGCCGCCATACTCACTATGCCGAGAGGACCTCCGAGACATCCTGGAGCGGCGGGTCGCGCCCAGGCTCTCTCCGGCCTCGGACCACGCGCTATACATAGGCGCTGAGAGTGTGTTCCAGCGAGAGCAGGGAGAGCGAGTGCCGTCTGAGCAGGGCGCCCGCGTCCCGGACGAATGTGGCGAGCGCGGTGGGTCTGGGGACAAATACTTGGTACGTCTTAAAGGTATAAACCAGCGCGCGGAGCGCCATGCAGACACGCCCCTCGAACCGATTGTCGCACGCCAGCCGCGTCTTGAACAGCGCCAGCTCCTCGGCAGACTCCGCCGAGGGGTGTTTGAACAAAACCCACGGGTTGACTTCCATGTCGGTTATGGCGCACATGGGGTCGCAGAACATGTGCTTGAAGATGGCCTCTGGCCCGGCGGCGCGCAAGAGACTGATCAGGCGCCCCCCGTCGTTCGGCGTGGCCGCCGGGTCGGCGGCCATCTGGTCGAGCACGGGCGTAATGCAGTCAAACAGGCTGGAGTTGTTGACCGAGTGTCGGATTACGCGGGTCTTGAAGCGCCGCATGGCAAGCCAGTACGCACGCACGAGCATCAGGTTGCACAATACGCACTCCCCGCCGGTCTTCCCGCGCCCGCGGTTGTGCTTGAGGACCGTCGCCATGCGCGGCCCCAGGTCCACGGCCGGCCTGGCGCCGGACGAGAACTGGGCGAAGCGCGGGGCGGTGTCTCGTTCTCGCGCCGTGGCGTGGTCTAGCCAGGCCCGCTCCACGGTGGCTCGCCGCGCGTCCGCCGCGGCGAGGGTGCGCGCGCACGGCTGCCACACGGAGGGCGTGTCGGCAAGCAGCAGTAGCGTGAGGTCGGCATGCGCCCAGTCTGCGTCGGAGCCGGCCGTTTCAGCCCAGCCCTCCGGCTGGGCCTCCTCGAACTCGTCGTTGCTCCGCGACGCCATCACGCAGCAGCTGTCCGCGCGCGCGCCCTTCCGCTCGGTGCAGTCTAGCAGGCGCGCGCAGTCCTTCCAGTTCATCAGCGCGGTGGTCAGGGCGGGCTGCGGGCCGCCGCAGGGCGAGGGACCGTCTTGCTCGGCCCCGAGAGTTTCTAGCAGGGCGCGCGTCGCCGACTGTGCCAAAAATGAGTAGTTTGAGTACCTCACCTTAGCGGCGCCCGCCGCGGGCGCCTGGCGGTCCCGCGTTAGCGCCGGCATTCCCCCGTCGGTGCGAAAGCAGCAGTGGAGGAAAAAGTGCTTGTGCACGTCATTGACAGTTAGGGCGAAGCGCGCAAACGCGCCCACCAGGGTCGCCCTGTGCTTGGGCAAAAAGTGGCGGTCCATGACGTACACGAACTCGAACGCGGCAATAAAGATGCTGGTGGCGCAGTGCGGAGCGCACAGGCACTTGGCGCAGAGGAAGGCGTAGTCTATCGCCCACTGCGGGGGCAGCCCGTACCGCTGCCGGTACAGGTCCACGGTACGACATACCAGACACTGGCGATCCAGCGCAAACGTGTCCGCGGCCGCGGACACAAACAAACTCGGGTCGGCGGCGACGTCGTCCTGCCTCTCGCCGTCACGGTCGCCGGGCGGCGACACGTTAACTACATGACAGGCAACCAGCAGCTCATCGCACAGCGCCGCGTTTAGCTCCAGCAGCCTAGGGTTGAAGGCCACGTACGGCGCCACAAACGCCGTCTCGTGCCACGTGCGCTCCGGAAACATGCAGGCCTCCGCGCGGCCGTCCGAGCCCATTCCGGCCTGTCCTGGCGGCCTAGTGGCCATGAGGGACGTAATTCCCGAATGCGAGCTGCGGACGCTGTCGCTCGATTGTTTAGAAGAAAAGTACATCTCGCGAGAGTCCTCAAGTATCGCATTGTGCTTCGAGGACATGACGCCGCTGGAGATGGAAGTGATTCTCCCCACCACCGACAGCAAGCTTAACTACCTGTCTCGCACCCGGCGGCTCGCGTCGGCCATTGCCTACGGGCGTCGCGGAGGGGATATAAAAACGCGCACGCCAGACCTCGGGCGGCACACGGCGGTTAGGTCCTGTGTGCACGCTGAGCTGTTGGACCAGAAGAGGGAGAGGTTCGCGGCCGTCGTCAACAGGTTTTTGGACCTCCACCAGATCCTGCGTGGGTAGCGCGCCGGTCGCAATGAGCAGACGGGCCGGGCTCGCGTATGGCGGGAGGCGCTCCGACTCGTTCGAGGCGCTGATGCAACGCATACGCATGGTCGTCCCGTCCATGCGGCAGAGCTGGGAGTGCGACTCCGGGTGTCATACGCCGGACAACATCCCTTCCCGGTGCGTGTTCCAGTTTAGCGGGCAAAATGGCTCGGACGAGTCCTTTCCGATAGAGTATGTGCTGAGGCTGATGAGCGACTGGGCAGAGGTGCCGTGCGACCCGTACCTCAGCGTGCAGAACACAGGGGTGTCCGTCTTGTTCCAGGGCTTCTTTTGCCGCCCCGCCGGGTTCCCGCGCGCCTCCATCGCCGTCGACCAAAACAACGTGATTCTACACGCCACGGGGTCGGCGGGGATGGCCCTGAGCGCGCTGGACGAGCTTAAGCGCAGGGCGGGGCTCGATACAAGCCCCATGATGGCCAGCATGTGGATTAGCTGCTTTGTTCGCATGCCGCGCGTCCAGCTGGCCTTTCGTTTTATGGGCCCCGAGGACGCTGCGCGCACGCGGCGCCTGCTCTGCCGCGCGGCGGAACACGCGCTGGAGCAACAACATCGCCAGAGACGGAGCAGGCACGTGCCGGCCGAGCCCGCGAGAGACCCTGCGGCGGGCGCGCCCGCCGCAGACCCTCGATCGGCACTGCGCGCGCTTAGGCTGCCCGCGTCGTGGCCCGCGCCACCATGGGCCATTTGCGCGGGAGCGCTCGCGCTTCTGGCGGTACTTTTTGCGGCAGCGTGCGCGCGCGCATAAAACCGCCGCGCGCGGCGGCGCGCGCCCACACAGCAGCGGGGGCGCGCCGCCGAACGCACGACCGCAACGATGGACTTCAGCCGGCCAGACTCCATTACCGCGGATGGCGTGCGGCAGCTGTCTCTTCGCGATATCGTGCTGGCAGTCAACGACGCGCGGCGCATGGACCGCAAGCACGACCACCCGCAGGGGAACAATGCTGCGCTTGTCCACTTTCTGCGCGGACAGGCGATGGCGCTGCGGCAGCTGTACGAGACCGGCGCCGACGGTACTCTCGCCGTGCAGCCCATGTTCTACGGGGAGCAGCACGGACGGTGGCTGCGCCCCGCGTTCGGACTTAAGCGCACATACTCCCCGTTCATCGTCCGAGAAGCCGGCGACCGGTAGTGGCCGTCGTCGGCCCAGACCGCGAGAACCCCCCAATAAACAGCAAAAGACATTGCTTGGTGGTGTCAGCCTTTATTTTTTTAAGCACGGTAGCCGAGTGGATGGTGGGTCTAGCGCGCCTGCCCCAGTAGCATGCGTATATGGTGCAGGCCGGCCAGCACACCCTCGCTCTGCAAAACCAAAGCACGTTTTACGTGCTGCAGCTGCGACTGTATCCGCCGGCAGGCTTCTACGAGGAGCGCAATCGCGCCTCGGCCAGAACTCTTTACGTAGACGCGGGAGATGAGGGAGTTGTTTGAGATGGACGTGGGAACCGTGGACTCTGCGGCGCGAGGCTCGACGTCGGGCTCGAGTGCGGGGTCGTCGGTGGCGCTCGCGGCGTCATCGTACGGGGTCTCGGCGGACTCGGAGTAGTTGTCATCTATGTCAGAGTCCTCGGCGGACTCAAAGTCCTCTGCGTCCTCGGCGTCCGAGGCCGCAGAGGACCCGCCGGCCGCGACAGGAGTGTTGAGCGAGGTTATGGACGTCCATGAAGACAGGGCGGGCCGCAGCGGCCGCGGCCTGCCCTCTGGCGCAGAGCGGGCCGCCCGCCGCCGCCCAACCGCCGCGCCGGGCTTGATGCCGGGTGCGGAGGCGGGCGGCGGGGAGTCTTGCTCGGGCGGCGACACGTCCCCAGACTCCGACGGCGACAGCGGCCCCGGCTCCTCGTCCGTGGTGGGATCTGGGTCTGGCGCCGGCCGCGCGGCCGGCGCCAATTTTGGTGCCGCCCGACGCCGGACGCCGCCTCGCGGCAAACGAACCTCCGGAGCGGAGCGCCGCGCGCGCGGCGCGCTTCCTGGCTGCACTCCCGGGAGTGCGCGGTCCTCGTCAGACGAGCTGTCTTCCGGGAGAGGCGGCAGGCTGGAGACGGGCGGGAACGGCAAGGGGGATGCCGGCGGGCCAGCCGGGGCTGGCCCGCCGGCCGTAGGCGGGGATGGGTCTGGCGTCTGTTTGTTTGCTAGTTGCAGTTTTGGCAGGCGCCGCCGCGGCGGCGCCGCCGGGGTAGTGGTTGGGGTCGGCCGCCGCGGCGGCGCGCGTCTACTAGGTTCTACGGGGGGGCGCGTCCCTCCCGTTTGGCCGGGGGTCTGGGCGGTGTTTTCGGACCCCCTCGGCGCCCGCGGTGTGGTGGGGGCGCCGAGGGCGCCGGCGCTCTTCTCGGGTGGGCCTGAGCGGCCGGAAGAGTCTGCGGCTGTGGCTTCTGGAACCAGGGGGCCTCCCGCATGCACGATATGTGACACGGCTCGGGGCGTGTTGTCGGGCAGACTCCGTTCTGCGGCTACCGGCGCAGATCCCGCGGGGGCGTCGGCCACATCTCTCGCGGGCCGCCGTTCCCCGGCGGCCCGCGGCCGCGGGGAAAGGCTGACGTCGGGGCGGCTGGCGAAGGCGAAGCGGTGTTCCCGGTGGCGCGAGTATACGGGCGCCCCCGGGAAGAGATTCCCGGACAGCAGGCCTTCGTCAAACCGCTGTCCGAGTATGGCCTCCGACATGAAGGGGTCGGAGGCGGTGGCGAGCGGGGCAAGATCCTCGTCCGCGGGAGCCGACTGCACAAACGGCAGGGCATCTACCGCGTCTCCGCCAACAAACTGAACCTCTGGCGCGGCCACGTCCGCATCCCGCCCCCACAGTACGTGGGTAGGGGTCATGGAGATGTCTACGAGGACAAGGCACGGCGCGGCGCGGGACAGCGGCCGGGCCGCCAGCATTGCCGACAGCCCCGGCAGCTGTGCCGCCAGGCATGCATTTTCGATGGCATGCGGGTCCGCGGCCAGCAGGTCGGAGGCCCACGCGGACACGTCCGTCGACAGAGCGTCGCGGGTGTCCGAATCCGGGCATCCGTCGCGGGAGTCAAACAACACCAGGCAGAGCTTCAGGCCAGACCGTGCGGAAAACGCAGCGCCTGCAACCATTGCCACAACCAGCGGCGCTCCCAGCAGCGTGGCGCAGAGAACGAGGTCCATTGCGGTTACCCGCTCGAGGGAATCTGCGTCGGGACGGGACACGATCGTCACGCGGCGTCCGGACAGTGGGTACAGCGCCCCGGGCTCCGCTGGCGCCAGTAGCTGCTCCGTGGCGGTGAGGCGGACGGTCGCGCCGCCAAGCCTCGCCGCCAGGAGGGCGTCGAAGCTGTCGTATGAGCCGAGGTAGTCCGGGCGCAGACACGTCCACATGGCGCCGAGCGCAACGCTTGGGACGCACATGCGTCCCAGAACGCTCACGGCCGTGCGCGCCTGTCCGGGCGTGAGCGCGGCAAAGTCGCTGGCGGCCCCGGCAAGCAGCCCCTCGTCTCGCCACGCCGCAAGGGGGTCCTCGCCGGACAGAGTGCCACGGCGCCAATCGTCTATGCGCGTGCCGAACAGCAGGCCGCGAGTTGGCGCACTCGGGCCCGCGGGCACTGGGAGACCGCCGGCGCGGTCTCCCAGTCCGCGCACGAACAGGGCCGCGCGGATGCTGGTCTCCAGGGCGCGGGGGAGCGTGAGCTGCATGTATTCGTGCTGGCGTACAAGATCGAGCCTCCAAAAGTTGTAGATGTGCTCTGGACACCCTGCTACCAGCAGGACCAGGACGTCCTCCGGGGTTAGTTGCGCGCGCGGGGTGGCGGCCGGCGGGTCTGCCAGCGGATGCGGGTCCACGGCGCCTGCTGCCAGGCCCAGCTCATCCCAGCGCGCCCCGGTCTCTCGGGTCAGGGTACTGGCGATCAGCGAGGCATACGTCTCCGCCGCGGCGGCAATGGCGCTGGGCCACTTTGCCTGCCTGTGGCGGACAAATTTTCCGAATGCCTCAAATCCGGCCGCCCGTGCGTCCGCGAGAGCGAGCTGGAGGCCGCTTATGGTGGTAAGCACGTGCATCGCAGCAATGGTTGATGGGGACTCGAGGTTCTCGGCGGGCAGCGCCGGGCGCATACAGTCCGCGTCCGGAGACATTATCATCGCGCCCAGTTTGTCGGTGGCGCGGGGATAGCACATGGCGTACTGGAGCGGATTGCCGTCCGGGGTTAGGTAGCACGTTGGGAACGGGCCGTCCAGCGCGCTCGACGCCTCGTCGAGAACAAGCGTTCCACCGGACGCGTGGATGGTGGAATAGGCCGCTCCGCGCAGGCGAAGGGACCGCTCGTCCGGCGGGGACCGGGCCGGCGCCTGTCCTGCAAGCAGCAGGGGCGCCGGCCCGGACAAGGAGCCCTCTGCCGCGTACGCCGTATATAAGCCCAGGCGATGCTGGATGAGTTCCCTCGCGCCGCGGAACTCTGCCAGCGCCCATTCCGGAAGGTCCTTGGCAATGTCGTCGAAGGTTGCGCGCAGCGCGCGCAGCCGCTGCGCGTCCAGCTCCCACGGCACGCTTTTCAGGACCTCGTCCCGGAGTCTGTCGGTGGTAGTTTTATGGCGCGCCGCCACGTCGCCCGTTTCGGACAGCGCGGCCGCGCGCTCGGTAATCTTGCCCTCCAGCGCGCCCCTGTACCTGGGCGAAATGCCAGCGTAGTGCTGCGTGGCGCGCAGGCCCTGCACCGTATTGGTCGTGTGCTGCAGCGCGCGCGCGAGGTCGTTTACGGCCGCGAGGTCCTGGGCCGACTTCAAAACCCGGCCTCGCGACCTCGCGAATTTGGCCCACGCGTCGTCCCACTCTGCCTCGGCGCGCTCGAGAGACGCGCGCAGGTCCTCGACCCCGCGGCGCTTCTCAGCGATGGCGGACACACGGGCGGCGTGTCTCTCGAGAATCATGGGCCGCCCGTCCTCTGCCTTCGTGAGCGGGTGTGTCTCAAGCACGGACAGCGCGTGGGAAAGCCAGTCTGAGACCCCCGCGTCGGGCCCGGCCGCCTGCTCCGCGCTGTCTATTAGCACGACAATTTGGTCCGCAATCTCCTGCGCGGACTTGGCCTGGTCCAGCGTTTTCCCGGCGGCCGGCGGGGGTGCTAGTATGTGAAGCATGGTCTTGAGGTTGGCCAAGTCGCTGGCCTCCGCCGCGACGCGGCGATCGCGCGCGGCGATCGCCTCCCGCAGCGCCGCAGACACAGCCTCCGTGGCGTCTGCTCGCTGGCGCTTTGCCCGAACCAGCGCCTCTTTTGCGTCGCCGAGGTCTCGCTTCACTACGTACGCCACATACTCTGCGTAGGCGCTGTCGGAGAAGGGGGCCTGGTCGACGCGGCCCAGCTCGGCAATGGCGTCATCCAGCGCGAGTTCCCCCGGGCAGTCCAGCGACACGCCGGCGCGCATCATATCGGCCGCAGCCGCCGCGTCGTCCTTTGCCAGAAGAGCCGCCTTTGATGCGCGCTCCAGCTCCAGGGGCACGCTGCCCTTTGCCCGATTTACGTCCGCGCGAATTTCATCAAGTCTGTCGCGAAGCGACAGGTACTCGGCGTGGCCTCGCCGGAAAAAGTTCACGTAGCGCCTCAGAGAAGGTATGGCCGAAAGGTCCTCCTCGCAGCGCATCACAACCTCGTGGTAGTCAATGAAGCCGCCGCCGGCGTGCGCCAGGTCAAGCATGCCGTTGAGCACGCGCAGGGGGCGCGCCACGGTCTCCGGGTCTACGCCAAACATGTCCGCGTACGTGTCCGCGGTGGCGTGGAAGGCTCCGGCCCACAGGATGCCCCTGGCCGCGGCCAGGGGCGGCAATACCTCGTGCCGTTGGTTTTCCGGGGTGTATGGGTTGAACGCCAGCGCCGCCTCCAGCGCCGCGACCGCGGTGCGGGAGGCGCTGGCGAGGGCCTGGTCGGCGCGCTTGCGAAACTCGCGCGTGTTGTATGAGTTCCGCTTTGCCACTACCTGCAGGCGGCGCAGCTCGACGACGTCAAACTCTGCCGCGGCTTCGACGCGGTCGAGGGCCGCGGACACGTCTGCCTCCCACTGGTCGCGCGCGCTCTGCGAGCTATGCTCCGCTATCTTCTTCTGGAGGTCGCTTGCGGCGGCGTCCAGCTCCTCCGCGCGCCGGCGGGCCGCGGTCACCGCCTTGCCCAGCTCGTGGAGGGCGCGCCCGCTGGGCGAGAGGTCTCCGGAAGGCACTTCGGCGCGCAGCAGGCCGCCGAATTCTCGCTCGGCCTCTAGGCGGGCCAGGTCCAATGCTTCCTTTGCGCGAGCGGCTTCGGGCAGCAGGGCGCCCGCGTCTGGCTCCGCGCGGCGCAGTTTTCCGACCAGCTCTGCGGCGGCAGATCCCGCGTCCGTCATGCGCTGCGCCGAGGCCCGAGCGCGCGCGGCCAGCTCCGCGGAGTTGGCATACCCTCTTGCGTCATTCGTCAGCCCCACCATAAAGTTAAGCGGAGAGCCGGGCCCGGCCGCCGGCCCCAGGTCGGCCAGCGCCTCCTCCAACACTCCGCATGCCACGCGGGCCAAGGACGCGGCCGCCAATGGGTCTGCAGACGCGCTGGTTGCCATCCCAGCGGCCACCGCCGCCGACAGCGCCTCTGCGATGCGCTGCGCGTGTGCCAGGAAGAACCGCCGCAGTGCCGGCGCCTCGGGAAGCCTCGAAAACACGGTGTCTATCACCGCCGTGAAGCTCTGCGGAATCCCGGAAAGCATGGTGGCGGTGTTTGCGGTCGGGCGCTCTAGGGCCTCTCGGTACTGCTCCAGGAGGGCCCAGAGGTCGGCGCGCAGCGCGGTCGTGGTTTCTGGGGGGGCGGCCGCGGCAGCTTCCGCCACCCTGGAGTATTCGGGAGGCAGGGATTCGGAAAGCGCCTGGAGCACGGCCGGGGCGGCCCTGAGTCCAGCAAAGCCCTGTATCGGCTGCAAAATTTTCCCGAGCTTTCTGAAGAGCGCCTCGCGCTCCCGATTCGCGCGCTCGGATGCCTCCCGCGAGGCATCGCGCACGCTCTCCAGCTCCCTGGCCCGAGCCCCGACGTCCGCTAGCTCTTCCGCCGAGAGGTTCCCGGACGCTTTTCCGGATTCCAGTGTCTTGGCGTGTCGCAGCGCGCTTTCGATCAGCTGGCCGATTTCCTGGGACCCTTCGCGGCCGGCGCCAAACGCGGCCTCGTTCTCCAGCGCCATCCGTATTCTGGCGTCAATATCTCGGAAGCGCGCCAGCTCCGCCAGCCCCGAGTCGCGCTTCGACGCCCGGTCGTTGATGCCCTCCACGGCTTTCCGAAAGTCTGCCAGCTCCTTCGCGTCTATTAGCCCCTGTCCGGCGGCGTCGGACAGAAGCACCATCCACCGGGACAGCGCCTCGGGGTTGTCCAGGTCTCCTTCGTCGCGCAGCAGCTCGCGCAGAATCGTAGCGGTCTCTCCGTGCGCCACGGGAGGTGGCGCCGGCACGCCCGCGCGCCGCGCCACCTCCGCCATTTGGGCGTCAAAGGACGACAGGGACCTGACCAGGGATCTTACGGGCGCGGATGCCTCCGGCAGGATGTTGAACCGTCCGCCAACCTGAGCGCCGGCGGCCATGGCCCCGGCGCTGTACACGGCGCCCTTGCGGAAGTACTCACGGACGGCCGCCCTGAGCGCGCGCCGGGCGTCCGCGTGGACGGATTCAATGTCGGCCTGTATCGGCCGGTTGGGGGCCTTTCGCGGAACATCCGGGGGAGGCCCCAAGTCGTCGGTATACGCAAGGGACCCAGAGCCGCGCTCGGCCGCCGCGGCCACCACTCGGGCCAGCGCGGCCACCGCCGCGCGCAGGGCGCGACCTTCCGCATCGGCGCGCGCCTCCTCCGTCCTCGCGAACGTCGCCAGGTTTTGGACGCGCTGCATCAGCGGCTCGGGATGGGTCGGAGTGGCCGGCGCAAAAAGCTCCCCCGCGATGTCTTGGGAGCGGCGCATCAGCCATTCGGAAAGTTTGGCGTACATTTCGGGCGCGGGGGCGTTCCTGAGCTCCTGCTCAAACTCGGCAAGTTCGCCGTGGAAGGCGTCCGTGGCGCGGGTGACGTCTCGCGCCACCAGGACCAGCTTTGCCAGGGCCAGCTTTCCGACGCTGGAGTTCTCCTCCAGCACCGGCTGAATGAGCGGCAGGTGCGCGGCCACCTCAGAAAGCGCGAGCCCGGTCGAGGCCAGAAAGTCTCCGGTGGTCGCCGGCTGAGGCATGAGCCGCACCACCTGGTCGAGCAGTACCTGTGCGGGCCCGGCCCCCACGGCCCCCGGATGTGTTCTGGCCCCGTTCTCTACGAGGAACGCTAGGATGCGGTCGAATAAAAACACGATCGCGTGCTCCAGCAGGCCAAGCGCCGGGTGGTGCTGCGAGCGAAGTGCGTTGACGGTGATGCTCTCGCACACGTCCGCTTCGTGCGCAATGTTCGCTTGGCGCGTCAGCATGCGCGCCATCGCGGCCTCGGTCTCGGGGCGCGGTGTGCGCAGCGGGGCAAGGTCTTCCTCGGGCGGTCTGGGAATCTGCCGAGCAAACAGCGCGTCCACGCTGTGCTGTGCCTGGTCGTGTGCCTGCCGCGAGCCGGAGTGTGCCTTTAGCGCCTTCGCCCAGGTGCCGCGTGGACTCGGCTGCTTGGGTACGCTGTCGGCGTGTCTAAAGCGTCGCGACGGGGACAAGTTCTCGATGCTGGGGCTGGGAACCAGCGTGGGCCGGCGACGCTTAAACGTGCCAGGGACACGCGCGTTCGTGGGCGGGCTGGCGAGGACCTCAAAATCTCCGTCGTCGACGACCATTGCCTGCGGCGCCGGCTGTATGCTCTCCGGCCGGTCAATTTCCTTGAGCGCAGGCGCCCACGATTGGGTAGCGCGACCGGCCGTCGTCTGCGGAACTTCCGGCGGATCGGCCGGCCTGCCTACTATCGCGGCGCCCATGAGCGCGCCGTCGCTGCGCCACGGGTGGGTCGAAGCCACTCTTCGTTCGACGAACGGCTCCTCCGTCAAGTATGTTTCCCCAACGCCGTACAGCTGTAGCACGGCGGCGGCCAGTGCCGCCGCGTCCACGGAGTCTGGGCCGGCCGGCACGAAGAACACCATTGTCCCCGCCCACATAACGTCCGCGCGTCCGTGCGTGTAATACGTGAGGTAGGTGTACAGGTCCCCGGCGCGGGTCCTGGCAATAAACGCTGGGCTGCCGTCGGGAAGTCCGTGGGGGTCGAAGACATATACGTCGTCGCCGGATCGGAAGACCCCCAGCCCCACGGCGCCTATTGTTATTACGGAATACGACGTGGCGTGCAGGGCCCACGGGCCCGCGAAGAACTCGTGCGCCGGGCACTGTGTGTCCATCAGATCCTTGGTCGGGCCCTCGAAGAAGCGCACGTCGCCGTACACTCTCGAGAACACGCAGCACACCCCGCGCATGGGCGAGTAGTCTATGCGGTTTGGGAGCTCAATGGCCGAACACATCCTCGGGGGGGCGTCCGTGCGCTCTCCAACAACGGGCGCCGCGGTCCAGGCTCGCCCCTCCAGCAGGCACCCATCTATCGCGTCGGCAGAGAGGGCCGAATGTATGCCGACATCGTACACAAGGCTCAGAAACGATAGCGAGGCCCGCATGCATGATACGGACCCTCCGGGCTCTAGGTCCGGGGAAAACTGATTGCGTGGTCCAGTGACCACGATTCTGCGGTCTCCTCCCACCGACATTGAGGCGCGAGGGCGTTCGTGTTTGTGAGCGTAGATGGGCCCGAGGCGGTGTTTTATGTGGAGGTGGCGGTTCCGCTTTCGGCCACTAACGGCACAGTCTGCACGAAAACCCCGGAACCCGCCCCCGGCAAAGACGCACGACGCGGCCGGTTATATGGAAGCCGTTTATTTGCCCGGGGATATGGCTACATGGCCATGTCGTAATCGCTTTCTTCGGGCTGGTTGGCGCCCGCGAGAGGCGCGGTGCTCGGCGGGTCGTGGTCCATGGCCGCGCTTCCCAGCTCGCGCACCTCAATGTCGCGAACGGGCGCAATGACCTTGCGGATGGTGGATGACCGGAACACGCCGTCGGTAATCTGTAGCAGCTCCTGCATCAAGAGCCACTCCATGCCCAGCAGCACGGTGAGCCCGCGGGGCGACAGGTCTACAGACTCGGGGGCCACCGTGTCTCGCCCGAGGGGGCCGGTGTCGTAGTCTCCCCACGCCCCTAGGTTGCACCGACTTGTAATCACGGAGAGCTGAGCGTCCGCGGGCGGCGAGCCAGGCGTGCCGGTCACGTGCGCCATTATTTCGTCCACAGCGGCCTCCCGCTGCTCGGGCAGAATGGCGGAATGGGGGCCCTCGGGTACGCGCTCGTCCTGAAGGTGTATCCACGTGGCGTGCAGCTCCTGCGCAAACGCAGAAACCTGCTCCGGCCCGAGCGCCGACTGCACCGCCTTGTATGATGCCGATAGCCGGCGCCATCGGCTCATGAACTGGCCCATCGGAACAAAGCCGGGCACGTGGCCCCCGGACAGCAGGCGAGACGCGCGCGCGTGCATGTCAGACACCAGCATCAAAAAGGTGCTTATTTCCTGGAGCACCTTGGCGATAACATTGTCCTCGACAGATATCTGCGCCGCGAGCTCGTCGCACGTGGCCCTGTGCGCGGTCGCCTCCACAATCACCGACCGGAGGCCAGCGATGGCCGTCGTCAACGCGCGCTTGGCGTCGTGGTACATTCCGCAGTACTGGCTCACGGCGTCGGCCGCCTCCGGGGGCCGCCACGGCCCAAGCCGCTTGCCGGTGCCCGGCAGGGCGTAGAGCCGCTGGCCGTCACTCTCGAATTTGCACTCAAAAAACGCGGCCAGCGTCTGCGTGTGCAGGCGCAGCGACACGACGGCGTCCTCCAGTTGCTGCGCGAGAGCGTCGGCGCGCTCGGCCATGCTGCCAAGCACCCCTCTCGCGGCCAGTGCGTACATGCTGATAAGCAGCAGGCTATTGCCGATTTCGGGCGGCGGCACTCGGGGCCCGCGCGACGCGGGAAAGATCTGCGCCTCCGCGGCGCGCACGCTGGCGTACAGCTCTCTCAAGATCCGCTCCACGTTCTCGGCGATCTGCATGCTCGGGATTTCCCCGCGGCGCGCGGCGGGCTCCAGGAGAGTGATTAGCGCGCCCAGCTTTGCTCTGTGCCCGTCGACGGTTTGCATGTAGCCCAGGCCGAAATCCCGCGCCCACGACAGCACTTGGGACGCAAACGTTAGCGGCGCGGGAAGAAAGGCGGCCCCACACGCGGTTGCCAGCGCGTCTCCGATGACTATTGCCATTACGTACGGCGAGAACCCCGGATCGGAGAGCACCGCGGGCGAAACGGTTTCCAGCATTGGGAAGCGTATCTTCGCCGCCGCCGCCCGAAGCACGGCGCCCGAGTGCGTCTTGTGATCAACCGACAGCAGCGCGGCCACGGGGTTGTTGGTGTGCTGCATCTGCGGGGCCACGTCCCAGTGCGTCTGTCCGTAGACATCCACCCACAGCAGGGCGGTTTCGCGCAGGAGGCTGGGCCTCCCGGCGCTGAACCGTCGCTCCGCCGCCTCAAACTCGCCTACTATTGTGCGCCGCAGACTCGCCATGTGCTCGTTGGGAAGGGCCGGCCCCATGACGCGCGCAAGGGTTTGGCTCAGCGCGCCGCCGCCCAGGCCCACGGCGGAGATTAGCTGCACGTGCAGCTGCTCGCCGCTCCCCTGCAGCCGCTTGAACGTTTTCACGTAGTCCACGTAGTGCCCATACTCCCGCGCCAGAACAAACACGCTAGACCCCAGCAGGGAGATGCAGCCAAACAGCTGCTGTATCTCACTCAGGTCGGGGTTTTCGGGGCCGGCGGCCATAAAGCTTTCCAGGGCAGCCAGATAGTGCTTACAGTTGAGGGGCGTAAACCCAGCGTTTATGAGCGTGCTTATTACATTGGACGGCACGGGCGTCGTTTGCAGCAGCGTCCACGTCTGTTGGAGCATCGAAAGCAGCTGCCTCTGGGCGCTCTCGGAGAGCGCGTCTCCGCGCTGGAGGAACGCGGAGACGGCAGGCTGGAAAATTGCGAGCGCCTCTGGGCTCACAAACGGGGGGTTCGCGTCAAACAGCGCGGCGTCTGTGCGAATTCGCGCGAGCAGCATTCCTGGGGGCGCGCACGTGCTCTGTGGGCTCCGGCGGTTAAGCGCAGACGACACGCGAACCTCTTCCCGGCTTCTGGGCATGCGGTTTGCCTCGATGGGCGAAATTAACAGCGATTGATCAACGGCCACCACGTCGCTTTGAAACTGGGTCAGTATGTGCTCGGGAACTGACCCGGCGTCCTTCCCCGCAAAGTACTCGTCGACGAGAGAGAGGGTGAACAGCACGCGCGTTAGCGGGGTGAGGGCTGCATCATCTATTCTTTGGAGGTGCGTGGAGAACAGCGAGACCCAGTTGCTGATGTGGGCCAGGCACGCCAGGCCCTCCTGCACGAACGGGGCCGGGAACAAAAGGCTGTACTTTGGCGACACGAGGGCGCGGCCCGGCTGGCCCAGCGGAAGCGGGGCCATCTTTATCGACGGCCCCGCCGCAGCGCGCGGGGAAGATCGCGGGTCAAGGCTAACGCAGCTCTCCACGGTGGCCCGCCAGCGGTCTATCCACTCGTCCACACTCAGGCGCATGCTGGTAGGCCCCAGCGGGGAGGACGCGCGAAGACCAAAAGACTCGAGCCGGGCCGCGGTCTCGGCGGCCGTTATATCTCGCACACACGCGCGCACCTCCTCCATGGCCGCGATGGCATCGGCAGGCCTTTCGGGGAGCGTTGCGCCGAGCCGTTGTATCACAAACCCCGCCAAATTTTCGGCGAACAGGGCAGTTTCCGGAAGACCTAGCGCGGCGTGAAACTCGCCCAGCCGCCCCAGGAGGCGGCCCCAGCACTCCGTGGCCTCGGCGGTGCTTATTGCCGCCGGCGACAGCATGAACGCCGCCATGGCTGAGCGCAATTTTGCAGTCAGTAGGAACGCCCGACCGTCATTTCGCGCGCCGGGGTCGTGCTGTAATTCCGCAGCGTCTTGGTCAACAATAAGCGCGTCCAGTGTGTCTGCAAATAGCCACAGCGGCCCTCGTACCGGCGCCATCTCAAACTCGTGGTTGTCGCTTCTGGAGCGGTGCGCTGATCAGGCCACGGTCGCCCCTGCCGACTCTGGCGTCGGCGGGGCGACGGTGCATATATATGGACGGACCGGCATGCCGTTCGTGTAGATGTGTGTGCCAACGTCGCGTTTGGCACACACGCATGGCGGAAATGTGCTTTCATTCCTAGCCTTTTTAGTGTACGTGGGCCGCCGGGCGCCTCAGTCGCCGTCGGCGGTCCTGCAGAGCACCCCGGCAGGTTGGGGTTCCGCGGAATACAGACCTCTCTACGGCCGCTGCGCTGTGGTATCAGGCCAGCCCGCAATGCGAACGCGGAACGCCACCGTGTCGTCTCCCGACGCAGACAGCGCGATTCGGAGGGTGCTGGGGGCGGGCCACCGCGGGTCCGTTATGGCGTCGGCGCGAGTGAGCGCCAGCACGCTGTGGCTCCTCGGCGCCTCGCGGGCCCCCGGCGGGCGCGATGCGCCCGCCGCAGAGCAGGACGGGCTTGAGCATGTGCTGGACAAGGTATGGGGCATGGCCTCGCGCATGCGGCGCGCCGCGCCCGCGCCCACCTGCCGCCTCACCCGGCACGTAACGCTGACGGACATGATACAACCAAATGCCGATGGCGCGGGCTCGATAGTGCTGACCATGAGGCACTTTGGCGACTACCCGCACCTCGCTCGCCAGCGAGCGCCGCCCGGGCGGAACGTTGAGCGCGTTGCCGAGGCGCTGGGGCGGCTGATGGAACTATCTTCCGCAGGCACGCTACGCGCCGACGTCGGAGGAACGCGCGCCGGGCTCGTGTCCCTCAATTTCCTAGTGGCGGCGTGCTCTGACGCGTACGACGCGAGAGATGCCGCGGCGGCCGCGCGGGCACACGTAATTGCCAACTACCGCGGCCCCCGAACCGCGGCACGCCTCGACCAATTTGCGGCATGCCTGCGCGCGCTTGTCCACACGCACGTATTCCCGCACGAGTTGATTGGCGTGCTGGGTGGGCTTACGTCGTGGGTGACGCAGGACGAGCTTGCCAGCGTCACCGCGGTGGCTAGCGGCGCCCAGGGCGCCGCCCCGTCCGGCGCGCAGGGGAGGCCGAGGTCCTCCGTATGTGTTCCGGACTGCGCGTTCATAGACCTTGACGCCGAGTTCGGAACCCCGCGTCGCGGCGCGGCCTTCCTGTACCTGGTACTAGCGTATGGCCAGAGAAACGGCCAGGAGATGTGCCGCGTACACGTCGTAAAGACCCACGCGCCGCGCCGCGGCATTGAGGCGTTTCTGGAGCGCCTGTTCGGCAGACTGCGCGTAATGAATACCATCCACGGCATCGAGGACATGGACGCGCCCCTTCGCGCGGAAGACGCGGACTTTCCGCTGATGCAACTGTCGCGAACAGACAACGCCCCCCGCTGCTCCGCCAGCGAGGCAATGCTGCCGCGGCTATACGGGCGCCTGCACCAGTGGCGCCCAGACTTGCGGGGGCGCCCCACCGCCAACACGGCAACGTACGCCGCGTACGCCATGATTGGCACCATGCCCGAGGACGCGCCGCGCGTCACCCAGCGCGTGGAGCGCTTCGGCTCCGTCAGCGTTCCCGTGGCGCTGCTGGAAGGCGTCGTCTGGTGCCCCGGGGAGTGGACGGCATGTGCATAGCGCGGCCATTCGCGGTATGAATAAAGAATTGATTTCAAGCAAGCCGTGTTGCCTCATGTGGTATGACGCACATAACGAGCTATCCTGGCCGCGTGCCTGGGCACAATGGGCGGCGACGGCGCTTTTTATGGATAAATAGCCTCTGGGTCTGCAGAGGGGCACAAGGACGGACTGGTCCCGCCGAGTGCGCACGTCTTGCCCCAGCGCGCGGTTAACTTGTTTGTCATCACCATGTCAGGCAGCCCAGGTGTGCGTGATGGTCCCGCGGTCCCCAGTAGCGCCGCGGGCAGTGGCTCCGCGGCGAAGCGAGACCAGAGCGGCGAGGTGGTTCTGCAGCACGTAACGAGCGTGGGGCTGTCGCCCGCCGACGTGGCGCTTTCCGCGCTGTACGGCATACGCACCAACTCGGCGTGGCCCGCACCAACAATCATGACGCCCACCAACGTCTCCGCCGTGTTTAGCAGCGTGTCGGGCCGCGCCAACGCCGGCGAGTTGTTTCTCGAGTATCTGGCGGTGTGTCTGCGCCACCTAGAGCGGTTGGCCCCGGCCGACAGCTTCTGCACCGCGCCAAAGCTCTCCTGGCGGGACGTAGGACTCCTGAAGTACGCGCTGGGGATTCTCCGGAAGGAGACGGCGGGCGTGCCAGCCGTCCCTCGAGACATCTACAGTCCCCACGTATGCGGCCGATATGCGACGCTCCTCATAAACAAGTTTAAGCCGCTGGTGCGGCGCTCGGACGCCGTGTACGAGGCGCTCGGCGCCCTCGTGCACATCCGAATACGCGTCCGCGAGGCGTCTTTCGAAGAGTGGATGCAATCGTCACAAGTGTCCATGGACCCGCAGCTCGTCGTAATGTTGCGCAACCACGAGCGGCCGATACTAGCGTTCTTGCGGGGGATTGTGGAGAGCAGCCACTACAAGGTAGCTTCCAGAGGTCTGCAGTCGGCGCTAAAGTACGAGGAGTTTTACCTGAAGCCTTTCTCGCCCGACCGCAGGGAGTCCGTACTGCAGCTCTATACCCGCATTGCCGGGCATCTTGCCTGCCGGTCCGAGAGCATGTGTCGCGTCGCGCTGGGGAAGAACGGAACGTGGATGGAAATGTTTCAGTACTTTTTCGAGCACCTCCACTCGCACACGATTGTGCCGTCCACGCCGGCGATGCTCAACCTCGGGACCACAAACTGCTACACGGCCAGCTGCTACCTGCTGAACCCCCAGACGAGCACCGTCAAGTCGTCCCTGAGCGCCATTACCGGCAACGTTAGCACCATCCTTTCGCATAACGGAGGCATCGGCCTGTGCATGCAAGATCTGAACGACGCCCAGGCAAACCAGATTAGCACCATTCCCGTGCTAAAGGCGCTGGACTCGCTCGTCGCCGCGCACAACAAAAACAGCCGCAGGCCCACCGGCGTGTGCGTGTACATCGAGCCGTGGCACTCTGACATTCGCGCGCTGCTGCGGACGCGCGGCGTGCTGGCCGGAGAGGAGGCCCAGCGATGCGACAACATCTTCAGCGCCATGTGGATGCCGGACCTGTTTTTCAAGCGCCTTATTAGATACCTTGACGGCGACAAGGACGTGGTCTGGACGCTCTTTGACGGCGAGACGGGAGGCGACCTGTCGCGGCTTCACGGCGACGCGTTTGAGAAAAGATACGAAAGCCTGGAGAAGCAGGGTCTCGGCGAGCGCGTGCCCATACAGGACATTGCATATGCCATCGTACGCAGCGCCGCCATCGCCGGAAGCCCGTTCATCATGTTTAAGGACGCCGTAAACAGGCACTACATATACGACACCCAGGGGTCGGCGATATCGTGCTCCAACCTGTGCACCGAAATCGTGCACCCGGCCGACCAGAGCATGAGCGGAGTGTGCAACCTGGGCAGCGTGAACCTGGCACAGTGTGTGTTAGACGGCGCCTTCTCGTTCGCGCTCCTACGCAGCGCCGTGCGCGCCTGCGTGCTGATGGTGAACATCATGATCGACACCACATCGATGCCAACCGTGCGCTGTCGGCGCGGCCAGAACCGCCTACGGTCTATGGGCATTGGGATGCAGGGTCTCCATACGGCATGTTTGATGCTGGGCCTGGACATGGTGTCGGAAGACTTTCGCCGCCTCAATCGCCTGATTGCGGAGGTCATGCTGCTCTCGGCGATGCAGACCAGCAACGCCCTGTGCATTCATGGCGCGCCCACGTTCAGGGACTTTCCCAAGAGCATGTACAGCAAGGGCGTCTTCCACTGGGAGCGTTTCCCCGACGCCCGTCCGGCATTTCCCGGCGAGTGGGAGCTGTTGCGCCGCAGCATTAAGCGGTACGGCCTGCGGAACAGCCAGTTTGTTGCGCTGATGCCAACGGTCACCTCGTCGCAGGTGTCCGATGTCAGCGAGAGCTTTGCCCCGATGTTCACAAACATGTTCAGCAAGGTGACGAAGGACGGAGAGATGCTGCGGCCTAACATTCTGCTTATGCGGGAGCTTCGCCGGGTGTTTGGGACGCCGCTGCCCCACGCGATCTTGGATGCGCTGGACAAGAATCAGTGGTCCGTCGTAAAGGCGCTGCCGTGTCTGAGCCCGGACAGCCCGCTCGCGCGGTTCAAAACCGCCTTCGACTACAGCCAGGAGGATCTGATAGACCTCTGTGCGGACAGGGCGCCGTACGTGGACCACAGCCAGTCCATGACGCTCTACGTAACAGAGCGCGCCGACGGAACACTTCCTGCCTCGGTCATAACACGCCTGCTTGTGCACGCATATAAGCGCGGGCTGAAGACGGGCATGTATTATTGCAAGGTGAGGAAGGCTACCAACAGCGGGGTGTTTGGCGGCGACGACAGCCTCGTCTGCTCCGCCTGCGTGCTCTAACATGGCTGTGGCCAAGAACAACGATATCCCCGAGCGGTACTTTTACACGTCCGAGTGCCCAGATATCAATCGCCTAAGATCGCTGAGCATTTTGAACCGGTGGCTAGAGAGCGAACTCGTGTTTTCCGGCGACGAGCGGGACGTGGACAAGCTATCCCCGGAGGAGCTGGACTTCTACCGGTTCCTGTTCACGTTTTTGTCGGCCGCGGACGACCTGGTAACGGAGGAGCTCGGCCGCCTGTCGAGCCTCTTCAGCCAAAAGGACATACTCCACTACTACGTCGAGCAGGAGTGCATAGAGGTCGTGCACTCGCGCGTGTACAGCATCATACAGATGGTGCTGTTCAAGAGCGACGAAACCGCTCGCCGAAACTACGTGGCAAACACGGTCCACAGCAGCGCAATACAGGCCAAGGTGCGCTGGCTCGAGGCGCGGGTTCGCGACTGCCCGTCGGTGCCGGAAAAGTTTATACTCATGATACTAATCGAGGGCATATTCTTTGCGGCCTCGTTCGCGGCCATAGCCTTTCTGCGCACACACAACATCCTCAAGGTCACGTGCCAATCAAACGATCTCATCAGCCGCGACGAGGCCGTGCACACCACCGCGTCGTGCTGCCTGTACAACAACTACCTCGGCCAGTACGCCAAGCCGCCCTCCGAGCGCATAAAACAGCTGTTTTCCAACGCCGTGGAAATAGAGATCGCCTTCATCAAAGCCAAGGCCCCGGCCAACAGCCGGATCTTGGACGGGGCCGCCATTGCAGCCATCGAAAGCTACGTCAGGTTTAGCGCCGACCGCCTGCTGAAGCTCATCGGGGAGCCGGCGCTGTTTGACGAGCCGCCGCCAAACGATGGCTTCCCCCTGCGCCTCATGTCCACCGAGAAGCACACCAACTTCTTCGAGTGCCGCAGCACGGCGTACGCGGGTGCGGTGGTGAACGACCTCTAGTCCTTTTATATGCCTATGAAAATAAACGCGCTTTATCGCACCCCCGTGTATGTATCTGATTACCGCACGCGAGATCGGTTGGGCAGCTCGCCGTTTATTTTTTAGGTTGGGTCACGCGCCGTCCCAAAAGTCGGCGAGTATGGTTTTGTACTCGCCCGGCGGGGGTATAAAGGAACACAGCTGGTCCGCCAGCATAGACGCGCCGTCGCGCGGCGATATGTGCTGATCTATCAGCGACCGCACCAAGTCCTCGTCCCGAAAATCCTGGTGTATTGGCAGCCTCTTGAGAAGCGACCAGCGGCCGCGGCGCCGCGGCGCTATGAGCGATGTAACGTGTTTCGCATAGCGCTTGTCCACGAGCTCGCCGATGGTCGTGGGCGACCCTTCCTGCCAGACGAACGTGTCGCATTCGCCGCCTAGCCTGTGGCGCCGGCGCCACAGGACGTATTCGCGGTGATCTTTTTCCATTATCTGCCCCGCCGACATGTCGCCGTGCCGCGGCACCTCCGAGTGCCGCCGGGCCTTCCTGCTCGCCGCCAGCTCCCAGCCCTCCGACGCCGCGGCAAACGGGCCCTCGCCCGGCACCTCACCGGCGGCAGCCACAGCGTCCTGGGCCGGGGGCGCCAGAAACGTGCCCCATGAGAGGCGAGTTCCGCGGCGCAAGGATGTCGTGTCGCGCGGGCGCTCCACGCGCTGCGATGCGGCGCGAGCGCGCCGTCCGGGCTTGCCGCCGGGGGAGGGCCCGGGCTCCACCCATCCGCACTCCCGGAGCACGTCCTCAACCCCTACGTGGGTGCCGTTCGGGTGGAGGTCCGTGTGACATCTGGAGAAGAGGGCCAGAAATTGCGGATAGCTCATCTTAAAGTACTGCAGTATGTCCTGGCATCGAATGGTGGGGAGATAGCATATGTTAACGTCAAACACTATGTCGCATCCCATCAACAGCAGGTCCGTGTCTGTAGTGTGAACATAGGCAACGGTGTTCGTATGATAGAGATTGGCACACGCGTCGTCCGCCTCCATGCACCCCGAGTCTGTGTATGCGTATCCAAGGGCGCGCAGCAGCCGCACGCACATATAGTGGGATAGTGCGAGGGCCGGCTTGTGCGGGGCGCCGTGGGGCATCGAATCCCTGCGGGCTCCGCCGGGCGAGCGCATCCAGCGGCGCGGGGCCGAGGACTCGCTGTCTGCAGAGATGGGAGATGGCGGCGGGGACTCGGACATTTCATGCGCATCCGCGTCGGTCTTACACTGGGCCGTGGTGCGGGCGAGAATGGCCTTGGCTCCAAACATGACACGGCTGTTGCAGTCCGCCCCTCGATCGGTGACGAATATGGGGTACAGCGACATGTGCGAAAATACGCGCAGCAGGCTGACGAGGCACCGCACCGTTACCAGCTCCTTGTAGTGCGTCGGGTATCTACGCTGGTACTTCATCACCAGCGTGTACATGACGTTCCACAGGTCCACGGCGATGGGCGTCATGCACCCCAGCGGCGCCACGAGCAGCCGTTTCTTTACCAGGTTGTGCACATGGGCAAATTTAAGCATGCCGAATAAACCCATCTCATGCGGTTCTCCGCGCTGACTATAGATCGCAGCTGGCCGCGCCGTAGAGTCACCGGCGGGGCACTGCGCCCATGTCTTTTATCGATGGGCCCGCCCTGCGAATGTGTGTCGGGCATAGGGACCTGCGCAAAGCAACAAAGGGTGTGGCCGAGTATCTGGGAGTATTTAAGCGCGCCGGGGCGGCGCGGGCGGCAAACCCCAACCTAGCCGCGGCAGCACACAACGCTACCTGCGTCTCATCTGGCAACAGGGCGGAGTCCTAGTCCTCGCGCAACGACACCACTTACTTGCGCCAACGATCTGTTCCATATGTGCGATTCGGACACACACCCCGCCGGGGGCGCGGACGACACGACGTGTCGCGTCGTCCTCCAAGGGCCTGAGCTGACGTCGGTGCTGCAGGCGTTTGCGCCCCTGCGCACGAGCCTGCTGGACTCGCTGCTGATGTTTGGCGAGGACGGGCTGCTAATTCACAGCACCATCCTCGGCGAGCAGGTCTTTATGCAGCTCGGCGGCTCGTCCTTTAGCAAGTACGAGTGGCGCGGCCCCGCGGCCGCGTTTCTCGCAATAGTGGACCAGCGGCACTCTTTACTGGGGGCGTTCCGCGCAATCCAGGGCCACGATGTCACGCGCGTCGAATTTGTTATCTCTGGCACGCAGCCGTTCCGCACGCTCGTGCGGCGCGTGTGGGTGAGCGACCCGGACGGCGATCCGCGCGAGCCGCTGGAGATGCGGCTAATGAAGCGGGAAATCACGAGTTTTTCCGTGATGCTGCCGCAGGGGCGGCCCGACGTGCAGCTTAGGCTCACGAAGCACCAGCTGGCAAAAATGGTGGCTGTTGCCGCCGAAGACGCGCCACTCGCCACGTTCGAGCTAAGCGCAAACAAAAAGTTTGCATTCTTTTCCCCGAACGCGTGCATAACGTTCGCCGCGGTCGAGAACTCGGGCCCGGCAGATGCAATAGACCAGGCACACGTTTTGTCGCAGGCGCTTCGTGGGCACAAGCATGCGGCGGCGGCAAAGACCGTGTACGGGGATAACACCCATTGTACCTTCACGGCGACGCTCGACACCGCGAACATGCGAGCGGTGCTCCGCAGGCTGCAGGTGGGCGGCGCCACGCTAAAGTTTTTTCTCCAGACAGAAACGCCGAGCGTGTGCGTTACGGACACTGGCCCGAGCCGAGTGTCCGCAATCTTCCTGCTAAAGCCACTAGACTCGCCTCCGTCTGCCGTGGCCGTGGCCCAGGACGACAGCGGAGGCGCGGCGGCGTGTGGTGCATTGCAGGGGACGTGCGGCGCGGAAGCGCCCGCCCGAGCCAAAGGCAAGCCCAGATCCAAACGCTCGGCCACGCGCGAGGCCGGAGCGCGGGCGGACGGCGCGGATTTCCTTGCGCACGCCGAGCAAGCGGATGCAAGCATCGCGATGGACACAAGCGGACCCGCGCCCAAAAAGACCGCCGCGCGGACCGGACCGTCGGCGCCCGAGACGCCCCCCGCAAAGGTGGCGAAAATGAAAGGCTCGGGCGAGTCTGGCGAAGGGTGCGCGCACCCTTCGCCCATACTAAAAACGTACTTTGTAAACCCTCCGAGAATCGTGCCGGTGTGTGGCATGGCAAACCACTTTGGCACGACATGCAAGGCGGCCAGGCCCGCGGAAGGCCCCTCCCAGTGAGACTGGCGCATAAAGAGCGGCGTCTCCGGGAAAACAACGCATCCCGCGCCGCCCGCCGCGATGCTGTATGAGACACGGGGTGTATCTGCGGACGCCGCCGGCGCGCCAGCACGCGCGGAGGGCGGCGAGTGCGCGCCGGCGGGCGTTGCGCTCGGACCCCACCACGGCATCGACTGTCCCGAGCGCGTCCCGCCGCCCCGCTGCGTGGTTTTGTGTGCCGCCAGGCTGGCGTTGTGCATGTGCGCCGCATGGGCGCAGAGCCTCACCATAGGGTTTCTGTCCGCGGCCATGCTCACGCACGCCTCAGACCCGCACGCGTTCGCCTATGTGCTGGCCATCGTGGCTACTCTGGTCGCGGCCGCGCCGCTGGTGCATGCGGCCCCGATGGTGGCGCCGTGCATCTGGACGAGGTACGCCATTGGCATAGCCGGGCTGGGGCTCTGGGCGCTTGTGGACATTGACGAGTACCCCGGCGCGCTGCGGGCCGTGCGGTGCCTCGCGCTATGCGCCGCGATACTGTCTGTGTTTATATTGTCCGCAGACGCCAGGGCCATGTTCACGACAAGGCATTTATTTTTCCTGCTGTTTGCGGCGACGACCGCGGCCGGGCTAATTTCCGGCGCCAGCCTGCGCGAGTGTCGCCTCGGAAGGTGTGGAGGACCGGTGTTCGTAGCGTTGGTCCTCGCCCACCTGCCGCGCATCTCTGCACGAAAGCTGCTCGCGCGCATGTGCCAGGCGCACCGCGAGTTCGTCTACGGCCCACCGCCGCCCCGGCCCTGCCCTTCCTCGCGGCATGAGCCAGCGGCAAGGCCGGAGAGCTTTAGCTCGCCCGCGCTCGCCCTCCTCATAGCCGCGTCCTTATCCGAGGCGTTTTGCCGGGCATCGCTATGCGCCCAGGCCGAAGGCGGGCGGTATATGTGGATGCAGGTGTTTGGCCTTGGACACTTTGCCGCCGCCGTCGCAGTTTTGGCCCAGGCCCTCACCGCCAGCGACCTCACCGACGCGATGCTGCTCGCGCACCTTGGACTCATGCTTGGCGCCTGCGCGCTGATATACGTGTCTGCGCTCGCGTCGCTTGCCCTGGTGATCGGCGGGGCCGTGTGGATAGCGATCGTCCAGCTGTGCCTTGTGCAGCGGAAGATGCGGGGGCGCCCGGAGAATGACCCCGCGGCCGGAATGCTGTGCGGGCTCCTGTTTGCCATTTACGCGCTCGGTCTGGTACTATGGACAACGTCCGACTCCACCGCCGGCACGCCGGGTCAATAAAACAGCACATGTGCCTAAAACGCGTTATGGGTTCATTTAAAGCCAAGAACATTGGCCCGCGCCGTACTTACGGGTGCATGTAAACAACATAGATGGAGGCGCGCGACCTGTTGGTCTGGCTGCTCGCGTGTGTTCTGTGCGCCGCGGCCGCCTCGGAGGGGGGCAAGAAACGCGCCGGGACTCCCGGCGCGTGCGACCGCGACGCTGTTAGCGCCGCGCACGGCATGCGGATAGAAATACGCTGCCGGGTCCCGAAGGCGGACGATCGGCGCGTTCAGGTGTGGAAATACCCCGCCACGATGGAAACTCCCGAGCCCGGCCCCCACGCGCACATTCCTGCGGCCGGCGGGGAGCTTGTGTTCGACAGCCACCCCGGACTGTGGGCCGGGGAGAGCGCCCCCTGGGCAGACGGGGCGCAGCCGGGGGCCCGCCCCGAAAGGTACTCGGTGCTGGGGTCCCCGCCCCACCAAAAGCTGGCCATCCACGCCCTCTCAAACGCCACGCAGGGCCTGTATTACTGGACCTGGGGAAACACGACACACCCCCACCAGAACGGGACGTCCGTGCTTGTGACCATGTATCGCCCGCCGATGCTGATGCTGGATGTCCCGCCGGCGTTGGAGGGCACGCGACACCGGGCCGTGTGCACGGCCAGGGACTACTACCCCAACCGCAAGGCCGAGTTCATATGGCACGAGAACGGCACCGTGGTCTCTGACGCTGAGCGCGTAAAGACTCGCGTGCGCGCCGGGTCCGAGGGGTTTACCGCAACCTCGGTTCTGCTGTCCGCGGGCCCGGCGTCTCCGCACGCCGCGGCCAAGTTTCGATGTCAGTTCGTATGGCGGCGAGACTCCGTGTCGTACACCAAGCTGGCGGCGGAGGCCGAGGCCGCGTCCATGCCGCGCCCGAACATCAGCATAAGCTTTGACGCCGCCGTGGCGACTTGCACGGCAAGCTGCGTGCCCGCGAGTGTCACGGCCGCGTGGCTGCTGGGCGAAGACCACGCGGCGGCGGAGGCGGCATCCGCGGCGTACGAGGTGGGCGGCTGCCCAGAACACCCCGCCTTCGGCAGCGCCCGCGCGACGCTCCCGCTGTCCGAAAAGCACGCCGAATACACCTGCCGGCTGATAGGATACCCCCCCGGGAGTGCCAGTGCTCGAGCACAGCGCCAGCCACGCCCCGCCAACCGCCGACACCACCGACAGTCAGGTGGTGACGGTCCTCAAGGTGCTGGGGATCACGGTCCTGGTGTGCGTGATTTTGCTTGTGGTGGCCGCGATCGTGGTATGTCTTTTCCGCACCACGCGCCGCGCGCGGCGCCGTCGTATACCGTAAACCGCGTTGGGGAATACAAAACAGACTCTCGGACGGTTGGCGCGTAATAAATACCCGTGACGGGAGCGCGCTCCCGCCTTGGTCCGACCATGCGTGCCGACGCCGCCGCCGGCGCGTGCAAAACAGTGGCCGCCGCAGTGGTCGTCCTGGTTCTGGGATCCCTACTGACTATCGCCGTGGTAGCACTGGCACTGCCGAACTCGGCCTGGACTACGCTACCGTGCGCGCCCGGGTGGATGGAGCTGGGCTTGGGCTGCGTCTCTGGAGAGAGTGCCCTGGTGCCGTTCCGCCAGGCAGCTTCAAACTGCAGCGCCCCCGGGACACTCATCCCCAGCAACGCTGCGGCGGCGATGGCGCTCATGCTCAGAACGTACGCCCGGAACCCCATTCCGTATATCTGGGTTCGGAATGACGGGGTTAAAGCATGCGTGCGCGTGGCCGACGGAATGCCTGGCATAAACGAGTCGTGCGCGGAGCAGGCGGCGCGCGTGTGCCACTACTACCGCTCTCCGGGGCGCGTCGCCCAGTTCGTTCTTAGGGTACGCGGTGCCCTAGGCCTGCCGTGAGGACAAGACATCGAGCGACGCTGTATGTAATCAATCGACCAAAGACAGTAAATTCTATTTGTTGCAATACACGTTTATTGTCATCATTCGTGAGTACAAGCAGCGGGAATGGGGGGGCTATCGGCGCGCGGCCCTGCCCTCCATGGCCATCTTGGACACCATGGCGCTGAGCGCGTCCAGGTTTGCAGTATCTCCGGGCAAAACCACCCCGGACCGGTGTCGGTGGGGCCCGTGCCGCGGGTGGCCGGCTGGCACGAGGGGCGCGCGCGCCTGTGGGGCCGCGCGCAGGGGCGGTATCATACCGTCCGGGTCCGCATAGGTAGCGTCGTCTGGGTCCCCAGACAAGGCGTGGCGATGCGCGCCGTGGTTCTGACCCACGTAGCGAGTGTCCTCTTCCGTCTCCTCTTCATACGGATCGGACTCCCTGTCTCGCCGCCGATATCCGGGCGGCGCGGCTCCCCCGGCGCCCTCACGGCGGGCGCGGGGGAGCACGTTGGCGTACGTTGTGATGGCGTCGTACGGCAGCATGTAGGGGTCGTCCTCGTCGCGCCGCCCCGGGAACAGTGCCCCGTCGCGGGGCGGTCTCGGCGGCGCGGGGTCCGGCCTGACGTACATGCGCCGCCGATCGTGCGCCGGGCCCGCCTGCGGGCCCCGCGCGTTGGCTCGCCCGCGAGCCATCGACGCGTAGCAGCACTCATCGTCGCCGCCTCCTCCGCCCTGCCCGGGATGGTTGGCGGGGGCCACTGTCGCAATTGCGCGCTCGTAATGGGGCGTTGGCCACCCGCCGGTAAACATGCGGCACGCAAGCGCCGCCGTGAACCACGCCTGCATGCTCACCTCCATGCGTGCCCAGCTCGCGGTGGTAGTGGCGTGGAAAATTGGCGCGGCCATTCTGCAGAACCTGTCCTGCGCGCTCGCGGCGGCCAACAGGCGCCTGTTTTCCAGGCATCCGTCGGCCCACACGACATAGCCGACAAGCGTGGCGTTTAGTATGTACTGGGCGTGATGGTGTACGAGCGAAAGCACCTCGATTGCGGCGACGATGGCGTCCGCCGTCCCGCACGCGCTGGTTCGCCGCTTGCCCGTCTCCCATAGGCCGGCAAGCCTGCGTATGTTCCCAAAGGACCCGCAGATGGCCGCGCGCAGCACCATGTACTGCGTATCGGCCGCGGTGGTGTCCGAAAACTGCTTGAAGTGCTGCTCGAGCATCTCGCTCGGCGGGGCGTGCTGGTGCCGGCATATGTCATCTGCCCGGGTCGGGCATAGCTGGTGTATTACGTGCTTGTCTGTCGTCCACAGGAGCCACTCGGCCCACCTGTACAGCGTTGTCGTGTACGCGAGGAGCTCGTCCAGTCTCCTGGCGGTGTCCTCGCTAGGCGCGCTTGGGTCCTCCGGGCGCATAAAAAACACGTACTGCTGGACTCTGTGCAGCGCCTCGCGCAACCCCTTAATCGTGGTGGCAAACAGCGAGGCGTGGGACGACCCCTTGAACGGGGCCGGCGCCAGAGGCTTGGCGCACAGCGTCGGGCGAAGGAGTATGTGCAGACTAGGATCGGCGCCTCCGGCCGCTGGGGTCGGAAGCATTAGGGCATCCCCGACTACGGCTCGCAGGTGCTTCCAGTACTGGTCGATGATGCCCTGCCATATTTCGCGGTCGGAGAGCCCGCAGTCTTCAAGGGCGCGCTCTGCCGCGGTCACGTAATGTTGGAGGTACTTGTACGTGGGGTCGCTAGCAATGCTGTCTGCGATTACGCGCTCTGGCACGGAGTTGTACTGGCCCTTGGCCGACACCGACGACGCGCGCGCAACGCCGACGGATTGCGGCTGCACCTCGTCCGAGCGGTTGCGCAGCTCGCAGATGGCCGCGCGGATTATCCCCTCTTCCGTGGGGAGCAGACACCCCCTTGCCAGGCGCTCGGACACTGTGAGTGGGGGCCGCGGCCCGGCCGCGGCCCTCCGCCGCGAGCGCCCCATGGGACTGGTGCCGCGACGCATGACGGCGGCGTATGGTTCCACCGGTAAGTGAGTGCGCGGCCCGCGGCGCTCCGTTTTATGCGCTAGACCGTGGGCGTGGCCTGGGCGGCATGCCCCTCGCGGGCCGCCCCGCCGTGTGCTCGGCCAGCGCAGAGGCGGCGTCCGCGCCCATCAGCAGCCGCCTGAACTGGTCTATGCTGTCTATGGCGCGCACCCGCGGGCCAAGGACGGACACAAAGTCCGCCTGCTGCGGGGGGAACATCTGTATGTCCTCCTCCAGAAACTCCGGGCTCACCGTGCGCGACAGCGACGGCGGCGGGGTCGAGCGCGCGGGGCGCAGGTCCATGCGCTCCGAGGCCTCGCGGACGGCGCCCCAAAAGTCCGATGGGGTGTTTCGTGAGTATAGCGGGCGAGCGATGCGCAGCACACACGCGTAGCGCAGGGGCGTGTACGCCCCAACCTCGACGGCGGCCATGCCGCCGTCAAACGCGGCCGCGGCCAGGCACGCGACGACCGCGTCCGAGAATCCCAGCAGCCGCTGCAGCAGCATGCCGACGGCCAGCAGCGCCCGCGTGGCCCCTCGCTCTGCGGACGACATCGACCCAGACCGCGCATCGCCTCTGGCGCGCGCATACTTCAGCATGGCGGTGGTTAGCGCCGTCTCCAGCGCGACCACGGCGGCCGTAAGTACGGCGTTCAGCCCGCTGCTTGCGATCAGCTCCTTGGCGCCGCGGTCTCCGAGCGCCTCCGCCTCCGCGGTCAGCACCCCGACGCTGCCCAGCGGTAGCTTGCGAAACAGATCCTCCGTGCCTATGTCCATGAGGGCCTGGTGCGTCGATCCCGGGTGCGCGCTGCCCCCGATGGCGAAGGCAACCCACTGGGCAGTCTGCTCGGCCATTACAGCAAGCACATCAAAGACTCGCCCCAAAAAGGCAGCCTCGCGGGTAATGATGCTGCCGACGGCCGCCGGGTTAAATCGAGACAGCAGAGCCGCCGTGGCGACGTAAGTCATTCTGGCGGCATACCGCACCGCCACTCTGCAGTCCCGGTCTAGGTATGTTCTCAGCTCCGAGCAATACGCCATGGAGCCCAGCGAACTGCGCAGCAGCGCCGCGTCGGGGCCCGACTGCGGCGACATTGAACCGCCCGCCGTCGCGAACAGGGGCACGGCGGCCGCGCTCATCGGGCGCATGACTGTCACGGAGGCGAATTGGCGGCGTAGCTCGTTGATGTGCGGGTTCGCGGAGTTGTCCGAATCCGTGTGAATGCGGTTTCCGGACGCCTGGCAGTTGATGGCCAGGCGGACCAGTGCGTCCGCCAGAAAGGCAAGCTTCTTGGCCGCCGGGATTCCCGCCGCCCCGGACATGAACGAGTCTCCCGTTATGCGCCACGCCAGCTCCGCGGCCTGGTGCAGGGTTTGCGAGAAAAAGACCCTCGGGTCCCGGGGCGAGGCAAAGTGCATAACCCCCGCCCTGGCGAGACCAAACGCCCTCAGCGGGCACGAATACAGGACGGCCGGGTTTCCGAGGGCCAGCGCCGCCCTGGCGGCCTCGTCCCAAGGCTCGACGCGCGGGTATAGCCGATCTAGGGGGAGGACATCGAGTGCCCTGCGACCCTTCAGCAGCCCGGCGAGCGCGTCAAGCGAGAACTGACTCGGCTCCGCGGGCCTGTGGTCGGCCATGGTCATGTAGTCCGGCTCCTCGTTCTCCAGCTCGCGCAGGAAAAGCGCAGACGGGGCAAACCGCGGCTCCAGATGTTCCAACACGTCCCGGGCGTCGAGCGCGCCTAGATAGCCAGGTTCCGGCAGGGGCGCGCCCCGGCTCGCGCCCCTGCCGGAGCGATGGCGCGAGCGCCTTGGCGCCGGGGCCTCAAAGTCATCGTAGGGGTCCGCGAGACGGCGACGTCTCGTCGTGCCGCCCTCCACGTGTGGAGACGCATCGCCGTTGAACACCGTTTGGAACCAATCGACGATTCCGGGCTCCCTGGCATGCGGCGGCACATCGCCGCCATACATGTCACGGCGCCGCGTGGAGATAGACCTCCGCATTGTCATGGTCTCCCTTCCGGCCGCGCGCGGTTTCGACTGGCGCCAGGTACAGAGTGACACAGCCCCAAACGGACCGCCTCATTTACCCCGCCGCGGACCCGGCCGCGCAAACGCCGGGTCCGGGTGGGGTACATTCGCACCCTTTAAAACGCCACGGAAAACCCGCAATCGAGTAACGAATATTTTATTTCGGAACGAAATATGTCACGTTTGTATCGTGCTCTCGCGGCTATGCGGGCGCGTGTGCGCGCCTGCTGTCAATTCCGAGAGCGTCCGCAAACATTTGCTCGAAGTCCATGTCGTCCGCGTCGAGGGCCGAGAACCCTTCCTGAGCAAAGGCGGCAATGTCGCTGTCCGGCGGGTCGTCCAGCATGGTCAGGTCGAAGTCTGTAATGGCATCCATGGCTTCCGTCGTCTCGAGACCCCCGTCGGTCTCGAGACCGCCATCCTCCTCGAGGCCGCCATCAGCCTCAAGCCCATAGTCCGCCTCGAGGCCCCCGTCAGTCTCGAGCCCATCGTCGATAAGGGACACGCGCGGGGGCGCGGGGGGCTGCGATATGTCGACCTCATGCGCATCGCCGGACAAATCCAACATGCCCTCTATGCTGGACCCATAGTTGACCTTATTCGTCGGCAGGCTATAGGCGTGCTCCCGGGATACCTCGGCCCCCGGCGTTGGGTGCGCCCGCGAGTACGCGTCGAGCTTTGCGCGGATAACTAGCATGAAGTAGCCAGACGAGCGAGCCGCGGCGCTATCAAAGGGAGGCGCGGTCGTTGGCGGCAGGCCCGGGGGCTCTATCGACGAGCTCCGGACCAGCGGCAGGTTGAGCCGTTCTCGTATGTGGTTTATGGCGCGCAGGCGGTCGGGGTCGACCTGCGTTTCGTTGACGTAAATGGCCCCGTGAACGAAGAGAAGGGGCTGCATGAGACACGAGAGCTGGCGGCCCTCTGACAGGTCACACCTTAGCCGGCGAAACATGTCCTGTCTAAGCACCTGTTCGGCATAGTTCGCCCAAGACACCTCGCGCGCGAGGGACAGGTATAGGTGGAGGAAGAGCGTGCGCGCCAGTCTTGCCGCTTCGCGGTAGTATCTGTCCGCTATAGCGGCTCGCATCATATCGGCAAGGCCGCGCACCCTGCCCCGCGCCGAGGACTGCCTGTGTAGCTGGCGGGTGCTTGCGCGAATGTAGCGGTACAGCGCAAAGCAAAAGTTGCCAAGAACGCGCACATAGCTGCGCTCGCGCGCGCGCAACTCTTCGTGAAAGAAGCGCATTACGGAATCATGATACTCGGAAAGGCCTTCCTCTGTGCGTGGCAGGGACGGTGGCCGCAACGCGCTACGGGCACGTATGTCGATGGCGCCTTTGTCGGGGGTGTGCGAGTCGCCCCACGCTATCACCTCGTCCGGCGAGGTGGACAGAAATTGGCACTTAGTGTAGAGGTCGGCATTGGCCGGCAGGCAAGAAAAGAGGTCAGCGTTCCACCCATCCAGCGCGGTAAACAGCGCCGGGCCCTCGCTGAACCCAAGGTCTTCCAGAAGGCGCGTGTGCAGCACGGCCGGGGCGGCGGGCAGCGGCGGCGGGGGCATGACCACATCCTGCCCGGCGCGCGGGCGCGCCGCGGCACTTCCCTCGGCTATTATTTCGTCGAGCAAGGCGTCCATATGTACGTGCGCCGCACTGCCGACGCGCACACGAGCAACCTGCGGCGGGCGCTGCGCAAGAATGACTACACGGCCGCATGTCGGGGCATTAAAAACGCGCACACGCAAGAAAACACGCGACACCCAGTGGCGTGTCATTTGCGTTTATTGGAATGCAAAACAACTGCTCACAAGTCGTAGTTTCGATGTCGCGGTGGAGATCTCTCCCCCGCGAGACCATCTCCGCCGCCTCCTCGGGTGGACGCGACCAGCTCGTTGGCCCGCTCGAGAAGGTTACTGCCCTCGCATACGGTAACGCGTATGTTCGTGGCGTCCAAAAGGTCGTTCAGGTCCTCGTCCGTCAGCGGCTGTGCGGCGTCCCACAATCGCACGGCCGCGCGCCGTGCGTACAGAGCCGCAACGCGGCTCACTGCCGAGCAAAATACACGCCGGTTCAGGGCCGTCATGGACTGAGACCATCTAGCGGTGGGCTCTGAAGCGGAGCTAAACTGGAGCGCGCCCAGGTGGTTTTCCGCGGGAATCACAAACATTTGCGGGGCCGAGGCCCGGGCGTCCCCAGGAACGGCGTTCTGCCTGGCAAGCCTCGGACGATGGCTTCTGCTGGAATGAGAGGGCCGCGCCGCCGTTCCGCGCGGCCTTGACGAAGGCGCCGGGCGCGGTCCGGATCGGTGGTCCTGGTGGTGCGGGGTGCAAACACGTCGGGAACTACCTGGGGCTCCTCCCCGCTTGACGAGTCTGAGGATCCAGAGTAGATGGGCCACACGTCGTCCGGGGCCTCTTGCCATCGCCTTCGCGGACGCACGACCGCCACGGGCGGTTGTGCCAGTCGCGCCGCCCTACCAACGGGCCGCTGGGTTGCGTGCATGCCCTCCGGCGGAATTCGAGACATGGTAACCGCGTCGTGGTATAAATATAGCCCGAGGCGAGCGAGAACTGTTCGGTCCGACCGGTTGAGTAGCCGGTGCCCGTTTGTGGGTGGTCTCTTTATACGAGGATGACGAATGCCGCAATCGAGCACGGGCCAATCCAAATCCCTATCTCAGCAGTAAACACGCCCCGCGACTGCCCACATGGGCTAGGGCGCATCAGTCAGACCCGCTCTCGCGGCGGTGGCTGGGAAGTCGAGCTCGAGTGCAAAACATACGGTACCCAACCCTATATGCGTGGGCCGTCACGGACACGCCCATGGACAGCAGCCCCAGATAAAACAGCAAAAGAGCCACGGACACGGGGCTGTGGTACGAGGGACCCGGAGTGCAGCGCTCCTCCCAAAACACGTTGCGTCCGTGAGCCAGCTCTGCCGGCAGCGCGGCGCCCACAAAATTCGCGATGGCCCAGAGCAAAAGTCCCACCCCGGGCGTTACGCGCACGACGACCATGCTCGCCGGGCCTCCGGAACCTGCTCCCAAAATACTCGTCTCCGTGGATACCGACAACGCGAACTGGACGGTTTTTGCGCGCACGCAAGGGCGCTCCGTGCAGCTAGAGTTGTACAACCGGCTTGCAATGACGCTGATTCCCGAGGCGTTCGGGACGGGCGGCTATGCGACAGTGACCGTCTCACTGGGCGTGAGGATGGCAATGCCGCAGAATTTCTGCGCCGTTGTCCACGCTCCACCACGCACACCGCGCTCCAGGTACCGAGTTGTCGCGGGACTTATTGATTCTGGATATCGTGGAATCGTACGGGCGGTTTTATTGGTGTCGAAAGAGAGCTGCCAGTTCGCCCCCGGTATGCTTTTGGTCCAAATCAGCATTCACGAACTATCGGGACAATCGCCGGCGCTCACGACGCCACTGTACCATCTCGGGGTGGGCCGCATGGCCGCGGCGGACCGGCCGGCACAATACACGGGAGCCAGGTCTGCGCGCCGCGGCGCCTTTGTCGCAGAGGAGGCAGTGTTTTTACCAAAGCGGGAGGAGGACGCGGGCACGGACATAGCCATACACGCGCCCGTTACCATTCACCCCGGCGGACATGCAACCATACAACCATCTCTCAGGCGGCTGCTGCACGCGCCGTACTCGGACGCGGTGTACGTGCTGGGAAGATCGTCACTCAACGCCCGCGGCGTTATAGTTACGCCAACCCGATGGATTCCAGGGCGGCCGCTCACACTACGCATTTACAACATTACGGGCTGCCCCGTTACCCTCTGCCCTGGCGCGAAGGTCGCGCAGATTGTGGCCCTGCGGTACTTATCGCTATCTGGACTATCGCCAGATAGCTGCGGCGATGGCGGCATAACGGTCGCCACGCCGCACCAGCGGCCCGCTCGACTGAGTTACGTGGCTTCCCACCCCCCCAGAATAGAGTTTACGACCGAGTTTGACGCGCGCGCCGCCCGCAGCGAGCGCGGGGAAGGCGCGTTCGGGTCTACCGACGCCGCACAGATTGACAGAGACGCGTAGGAAGCGGTCAATAAAGCGCGTTTACTCAATCATGAACTATGTCCGCTGTGATGTTTGTCGATGGTCCCCCACTATGCCAGCACGGGAACCCGCTGCTTCCTGGCGGGGGCGTCGGCGGACGCCGCTCGGACCCTGGGCGCGGCCGCGGCGCTCTCGATCGCGCGGGGCGCCGTTGGAAGGGGCATTGGCCCGCACTCTGGGGCGTCGCGCTCTTGGCTCGGCGGTTCGGGCGCGGGCAGGCCGGGAGTCGCGGCCGTCTCCGGGGCGCGGGGGACGGCGCCCGCCGACGTATCCGACAGCCGCAGCCCCAGGGCCCGCTCCGCTATCGCGACGTCTTCCATAATCACGTTGCTCTCTGCGGCACTGCGTATGGCCTGCGACACGAGTACGTCCGACGTGCAGTCGCTGGCGCCAACTGTCATATAAAGCTGGAGAATGGTGGCCAGGCACGTGTCGGCCATCCTGCGCAGCTTCTCCTGGTGGGCCATCACGGCCGCGTCAATGCTTGCCGTGTCCTTCCCGGGCAGATGCCGCGCGAGGCGCTCTAGGTTGGACACGCACGAGTAGTACGATCGCGCTAGGGAGCGTGCTTTGACGAGGCGCCGCGTTTCGTCCAGCGACTCGAGCGCATCTGTGACGGTAATTGGCGCCGGTAGTAGGGCATTTACGACAGTCAGCGCCTCGTGAATCCTAAGCCCCACCTCGGGGGGAGGGCTGTGTTCGGCCAGCTTCTCATATTCTCCTCCCTTGATCTGCACCAACCCGCACAGCGACTTGACCAGCCCGGCCATTCGCAGCAGCGCACGACGCCTAGGATGTCGCGCGTGGACCTGACGGTATTGTACTCCACCGAAGGATGTGTGGTGTCCTCCTCTCTCGCCCTACTCACGAACTGCACGCAAATCTCCGATCCTTTATATGTTCTCAGCTACGACGTGGACGATCCAGAGCGCCCACTCGCGAGTCTGCCCCCCGCTGCGCAATTTTCCCGAGCACGTGAGCTGCACGTGGCCGACGGCTGGGTTGCCGCAAGAGCCACCTTTTGCCTCATCGGAAGCGTATCCGGGCATGGGTCCGGAGTGCGAGAGCGAATTCGGCCCGTTTTTGTATGCAACTTCGCTACGGCCGATGATATTGCGGAGCTCCGCGGGTCCATCACGAGGGGCGAGCCGCTGTTGGCCGCAACGTTACAGCGCACGCTCGACGTGGAGGCCACGTTTATGATACACGACCCGATGATACAGGCCCTCGCGGTCGCCTTCGCCGGCGAAGCGCCGCGGTCCGGGAGAGCGGCCGCCACCATCGACGCTTCCGGCATGGCCGCGCTCGCTGCTGTGGGCGCAATTCCGCTCGGCAGGCGCGGCCTGGTGACGCTCTTTGTGCACCACGAGGCGAGGGTGCTGGCCGCGTACCGGCGGGCCTACTACGGAAGCGCCCAGAGTCCATTTTGGTTTGTCGCCAAGTTTGGGCCGGCCGAAAGGAGTCTCGTGCTGTCTATGCGATACTACCTGCTCCAGGCAGGGCGCCTGGGCGGGCGCGGGTCGACCTATGACCTACAGGCCGTCAAGGACATCTGCGAGACATATGCGGCCAGACCCGACTCTGAGGCGCCAGACAAGCCTGCCTCACTACTGTCCTTTGGCGCTCTGTCAAGGTTCTGCTGCATGAGCGGCTATGCCCGCGGCAGCGTTGCCGCCGGGTTTCCGCACTATGTCGAGCATCGCATAGGCGCCGACATACGGGAAATATCCTCGTTGGAAACCTTTATCACACACGATCGCGGCAGCCTGAAGGTCTCCGACCGGGAGTTTGTGACGTACATATACCTGGCCCACTTTGAGTGCTTCAATCGGCAGAGCGTGCTTAACCACCTTTGCGCTGTTACCGAGCGGCACCCGGACCCGGCCAACAGCACCACGCGGGCCTCTAGGCTTGGGACGGATGCGGTCGACCAGTTTTTTAGCCACGTGCGGGCCCAGTTTAACATTCGGGAGTATGCAAAGCAAAATTTGGCTCCCGCAGAGACAGTGCTAGAAGGGGCCACGGCGGTGGAGTACCTGACCGCGCGCACATACTCGCCCGGCGCGGTGGCGCTGGGCGCGCGCCCGATCGGCACCATAGATGCCGCGTCGCGCATGATGGCGCGATTGGCCGAGGCGGAAAAGGTTTTAGTTCGGAGGGGCTGGCCGGCGTCTAAACAGACGGGGGACGGGGACGGCGGCTGCGGCATAGTGAGGCGGCTCCTGCACCTAGCGTCCGCGGAACAGCACGGAAGTATTCCCCCGGCGGCTTCCGCCCTGCTTGGGACGACGGACGTGATCACCCCCGTTCCTGTATACCGCATAGCCATGGCGCCTAAAGGCCAGGCGTTTGCGCTAATGGCGGCGGACGAATGGGACCGCGTCACGCGGGACGCTCGACTCTCGGACGCCGAGATTGACGAGGTCGATCCGCGGCAGGACCCCGACGCGGTTGGGATGCGCCTGACCGCAATACTGCACGCGAAGCGCCCAAACACGTGTCCCGCGGCCTCGCCAATCGCCGCCACGCAGATGTACACAAACCGCAATGAGATATTCAACGCGTCCCTACTCGCAACCAACGTGATCCTCGACATAGACATGACCCTGTGCGCGCCGGTGCCTTCCGACCGACTGCACAAAGCCCTGTCGTGCTTCCGCCGCGGGGCCCTGGACGCGTTGCGCATTCTGTTTCCAGAGGCCGAGATCGACATAGACACATACCCCTGCTATTTTTTTAAGAGTGCGTGCAAGCCCGCATACGCGTCCCAGCCAGACGACGGCCTCGTCCCCGGCGCGCACAGGTATGGCGACGGCGTCGAGAACGACGCATACCCGGAGACGTGTGCTGTCGACGACGAGGTGGCGTACATGGACATGCTCTACGGCGGCTGCGGCGGTGATAATGCGGAAGGGCCGAGGCCCGCCCCAAGCGACGCGCGATGCACATGTCAGGATAAGATGGGGCTGCGCGTGTGCATTCCCGTCCCGCATCCATATGTCATATCGGGCCCAGACACCATGAGAGGGGTTGCTCGAGTCATCCAACAGGCGGTTGTTCTGGACCGCGATTTTGTGGAGACAATAGGGCCCTACATAAAAAACTTCATGATCGTAGACACTGGCATCTACGCCCACGGCCGCAGCCTTCGCCTGCCATACTTTGCCAAAGTGTCCGAGGGCGGAATGATCTGCGGGCGCCTCCTGCCGGTGTTTGTTCCGCCGCCGAAATGTGCCAGCCTTGTTGCGTTTGTCTCTGCCCACGCCGACCCAAGCACTTTTCACTTCCACGCACCGCGCACGCCCACTGACCGCCTGAGAGTTATTCACAGCATGGGCGGAGATTATATCAGTTTTTTTGAGAGGAAGGCGTCGCACAACGCGTTAGTTCACTTCGGAAGGCGCGACACACTCACTGAGACGCTCCGCCGCAACGGCATCGAAACGGAGGGGGCAGGAGTGTGCGCAGACTCGCTTGCCATATTCGTAGACCGCATTAGGGCGTGCATAGAAGTCCACTTCCCAGACCATGCCCACGAGTACCGTGAGGTCTGCATTCGACCGAGCGTGTATAAGGAAGACTGGGCCCTGTTCAACATAGTCCCGTCCCGCTGCGCCTCCCAGCAGAGCCTTTCCTGCCTGCGATATAAGCACGGCCGCGCGGGCCGCGCTACCGCCAGAGCCTTCATCGCCCTGAGCGTCGGGCAGGGCAACCGCCTGTGTGTTTCCCTCTGCCAGCAGTGCTTCGCTACAAAGTGTGACAACAACCGGATCCGAACACTGTTTACTGTGGACGCGGAAACGACACGATGATATACGTGCAGTCTGGAAAGCACATCACAACCATTGCGCTGATGGTAACATACACGGCGACGCTCGGGTGGTATATAATTCTGGGGTCGGACCCGCTGCACAGATGCGTCTACGCCGTCACGCCCGCATCGGCCCCCAACGGCAGCGCGACGAAGGAATGGGTCCGGAACAACAAGTCCATGGTGTTCATCGCACGCAACGCGCACGGCAAGCCGCGCGGAGGACATTCTGACGTGTGCTACGCTATGCTAATGAGCAGCGACTCCGTGTCCGGGCCGGATGTGGAGGAGATGTCCGGGCCAAGATTAATGCACGTGCACGATGCCGTCAACTGCCTCGAGCAGCTCTGGCACACGCAGATGCTGCTGATCCTGGCCGGGGCGTTTGCATACGTGGCATCCTCGGCGCTGTATCAGCGCCGATGCATGTTTGGCGTCGTGAGCCCCGCGCACAAAATGGTTGCCCCGGCAACATATCTGCTGAACTATGCGTCTCGCATAGTGTCTAGCGTTGCCCTGAAATATCCGTACACCAAAATTGCCAGGCTTCTGTGCGAGCTGTCGGTGCGCCGTCGGAGCCTGGTTATGCTCTTCGAGGCCGACCCTATAACGTTTCTGTACCACAGGCCGTCCATCGGCGTGGCCCTCTGCGAAGAGCTGCTGCTGCGGCTGGCCGCGCAGGGCATGATTTTTGGCACGGCCCTGATCGCGCGCGGAGAGTGCAGCAAAGCGTACCCGCCGTTCCTAACCATCGTTACGTGGTGCTTCGTGGTGGCCATTGCTCTGTCCGAAACGTACGCGATGCTGGTCCACGCGCCCAAGCCCCAGGCGGACCCTGCGCCCGGCAGGCGCAGTAGTGCCTACCGCATTTGCAGCCGCTGCTGCTCGACAATACTGGCCGGGCTTGCCGTGCGTCTGTGCTACATATTCGTTGTGGTGAGCATCGTAATAATCGCCCTGCAATACGAACGAAAGATACAGCAGCGCATCTTCGAAACATAGCTGGGCGTGTCACCTGGCACGCGACTCGAGCCGGCCAACGCCCACCACGTGCCCAATGAATGGGCTTCCCGTCCGGGAGGAGTCTACCGCGGCGGGGGTGTATAAGTGCGACCGGGCGCGCGCGCATCTTTACTCGGCGGCAGCCCCGGCGCGCGCTGACTGAACGCCCCAGGACTGCCCGCGAGCTTGCGCTAATGGCCGAAAGCATGAGCACCCCTACGGATATGCTAGTGGACCTCGGACTGAACCTCTCCGACAGCGAGCTCGAGGACCATGTCCCGGGCTTCATGGAAACTGGCGAGGATGATGGGTCGAGGACAAGCCACAACGCCAGCAGCGGCGAATGTTCCTCTGGGGAAGAGGACGAGATGAGCGAGGCGCTGAGGGCCGCGGCGCTATCGGGGGGCACCGAAGGGGCTGCGCCCGCAACCAACCCGCGCGGCGCGCACGACGACCGGCCGCCCAAGCCACCGCGCGCAATGCGGAGCCAGGTAATCGTTGCTCCTCCGGAAAACAGCAACGCCGGAGGGGTATGGTCGCGCCTGGGCAGGCGCCATCGCTGCAACTCTGAGGGGACGTGCAGTACGTCGGACGCGCTGGGATACCGGCACGCGACGCGGCGCGCGCGCGATGCCGGAACTCGTTACGGCGGGGCCCAGAGCTACCTCTCCGCGCCCGGCTCGTGCGCAGCCGCGAACGATGCGCGCAGAAAACCAAAGGGCCTGGGGCGCAGGCGCCGCCGCCGCGCCCGCGGCGCGGCCGCGTACACCTGTATACAGTATGTGCGGAGCGCCGCGTACCAGGCGGCGTCGCCGCTATCGCAGGACCGGCGCCCCCCCAACGCGATGGACGCCATAGAGCCATCGGTCATGGCGCGGCTGCACTCTATAGTGGACCGCATCTCTTCCGAGCGAATCGGCGAGAGCGTCGTTCGGGGCGCCAGTGTTATGCGCAGTCCGTTTGGCGGCTCGGGCTTCAACACGGCCGGCAGTTCCTGGGCGCCGGTGCTCGCCGTCGCGACGGCGCCGTACAACGCGGACGCGCGGCGCGTGTCCTGGCAAACACTGGTCGACCACGGCCCAAGCCTGTATCAGACATTCGCGGCCGAGGGCCGGGCGGCATCGACGGCCAGGGTGCTTCGCGAGTGCGTGTTGAGGCAAGAGAACCTGACGGCGTCGCTTGCGTCCGCGGACGAGCTGCTGACGTGGTGCAAGATGTGCATACACCACGGGCTGCCGATACAAGGCCGGGATCCCATCGTCGCGACGTCCGGCGCCGTGCTGGAGACGTTAATTACTCACCTGCGCCCGTTCATGCAGTGCTACCTGCGCGTCCGGGGCATGCGCCCGCTGGACGATTTGTGCTCGCGGAGGCGCCTGTCCGATATCCACGACATTGCGTCGTTCATGTTCGTTATTCTGGCGCGCCTTGCCAACCGCGTGGAGCGAGGGGTGCAGTCACTAACGTACGACACGCTGGGGGTGCCCACGAACCTGCGCATGGACTTTTACGTGCCCGGCGCGTGCATGGCTGGCATGATCGAGATCCTTGACACCCACCGCCAAGAGTGCTCCAGCCGACTCTGCGATCTAACGGCCAGCTACCTTATGTCGCCGGCGTACGTGCATGGAAAATACTTTTACTGCAACGAGCTATTCTGAGCGCGCGCTCAGACACCGCCCATGGCGGGCGTTCCCCGGAGGCGTACGTGCGGGGACACGATATAAGCCGACCCGGCGACAGAGTTGGCATTAGGATGGCCCGCGCAGCATCGCGCCGCCTTTTCCCGCGCGCCCCGGACATCAGCCACGTGGCCGCACCGTACTGCTTCGGCCCTACGTGGCGCGGCGGCGATGTCGCGCGTACGACAAAACTGGAACCCGCCTGCATCGACAACCGCTCGTGCAGCGCCGGCGCTATATGCGACTGCTACAAGCCACTGCACTGTTTCTTCTATACGGTACTAAAGGACAAAAACAAGCGCATGCCCACCTCCGACGACCTAAGCCGCTTTGTGTCCCTCATTAACCACGAGCCAGTCCTGCGCGGGCTCCTGGACAAGCTGCGGCCCAACCCGCCCTGCAGCAGACCGTTTGGCGTCGGAGCGATCTACAATCGTCCCGCGGTGGTTGGAGGCGATTCGGAGTACACGGTGAGCGGCGTAACGTTTCACTGCCACTGCAAAGACCCATTCTCTGTATCGTGCTGGAAAGGCGCCGCCGCGGCCGCGGCCTACATGCGCTCTGCTAGCGCCGGAGGGGCGGCGGCCCGCAACTCCGAGCGCCGCCGCGCCGCCTGCTGAGACAAGGCCCTCAATAATAAATGAATGTTTACAACCGCATGTCTCGTTGGCTGCTGTCTGTACGGAAAACACACACGCCAAAGTGCGCGAAAGCAGTTTATGGGGTTTGCTATCTGGGAAAGTGGTTTGTTGTGGCAAACACATATATTACCACACCAACAGTTATACACGCCACGCAGATACAATAATAGCGCAAAAACCTCGGACATCGCGGACACCGAGAGCCCGTGGGGCCCGTGAGTCTGCGGTGGTGTATTTGAAGAGAGTTCCGGTGCTGTCGAATGGGTGACGGCTGGCGGTCCTCCGGGGGCATGTCTATGATGACAGAGTCTTCGTACGATATGGCATCAAAATCGTACGGCGGGGGTACGTCCTCATCACCAACAGGAGACGGGGGTGGGCGGGCCGCCGGGTCCTCCTCGGACTGGCTGTACGTCGGCGGACGCGCCGCCGGGTCCTCCTCGGACTGGCTGTACGTCGGCGGACGCGCCGCCGGGTCCTCCTCGGACTGGCTGTACGTCGGGAGTCGTGCAGACGGAGTTATGGTGTAAAAGGGCATGCGGTATGCCTCGGCGGGGTCCGCGGCGTTGGCCCACGACGCGCGTCGACGTGCCTCCGAGCGTCTCCGGGCGCGCCGCTCAGAGCGCCGTCGCGCCCGCCGAGCAGCTCGGCGGGCGCGACGGTCCTCGACCGGGCTCGCGCACCCAGGCCCGGTCGGCGGTGAGCGCAGGTCAATTTCGTGGAAGACGCCGGCATCCGGCGCGGGGCCGGGAGCCGCGGACGGGAGTCGCGGGAAGGGTCTGGGCATGTCTTCGCGGCCGGCGAGCGGCAGGGGTCGTCTGGCGGGGTGCCGTGGGAGGGGGCGGCGCGGCAGGCGCGGAGGGCCAAGGGGTGCGTTGGAGTGGTCCGCCGGCCCCGTATTTATCGTTTGCCGCCCGCCCCTCCCCCGTGTGGACGCTCCCCGCCCCGCCCCTCCGCGCTGCGGGCCCGCCTCAGGGGCCGGGCGGGGCGCCCCACGGGTGCCGCGAGCGCAGGTCAAAGAAGCTCCGCGCGGCCACGAGCGCGCCGCGCTGGAAGGACAGCGGGCCCACCGGCGGGTCCTTCCCGCCGGCCGGGCCGCCGCGGACCCCCGCCGCCGGCCCCTCCTCCGCCCCCTCCGCCTCCTCCGCGGGCCCGGCCGGCGCGGCCGCGCCGGCCACCGGGCCCGGGGGCAGGGCCGTCTTCCGCGCCCACTCCGGGCACGCGTCCGCCAGCGTCTCGGCCAGCGCCCCCGAGCGGGAGACCAGCACGACGTACGCGCCGATGTCGCCCGTCTGCATGTCCACCACCGGCAGGCAGTCCCCGGTCAGCGTCCGGTTGCGGTACGGGGCCATGGCCACGGCCGCCCCGGCGGCGCCCACGAGCGGCAGGTAGCGCGTGGGGGGGCGCGGGGCGCGCGGGCCCTCCGAGTGGCGCGTCTTGCGGGCGCACTTGCGCGCGCCCTCCGCGGGGCGCGGCGGCGGCTGCGGGGACGCGCGCTTGCGCGAGGAGGGGCCCGGGGCCGGGTGGGCCGGCGGCGGCTGCGGGGCCGGCGGCTGCGGGCCAGGGTGGGCCGGCGCGGGAGGCTGCGGCGGCGGCTGCGGCGGCTGCGGCGGCGCAGGATGGGCCGGCGCGGGAGGCTGCGGCGCCGGCTGCGGGCCGCGGGCCGGCGGAGAGGTCTGCGGCGGCCGCGTCGGGTGGGCCGGCGGCGAGGTCTGCGGCGGCGAGGTCTGCGCCGGAGGCGGAGTCGGCCGGGCCGGAGGAGGCGCCGGAGGCGGAGTCGGGCGGAGTCGGCCGGGCCGGCGGCGAGGTCTGCGGCGGCGGAGTCGGACGGGCCGGGAGGCGGAGTCGGCCGGGCCGGCGGAGGCGGCGGAAGGCGGAGTCGGCCGGGCCCGCTCGGTAGGCGCGCCCGGGCGGGGCGTCGTGGCGCCGCGGGTGGGGGGCCGGCGGCGCCCGCGGCTCCGGGCGGGTGGGCGAGGACGGGGGGGAGTCCCCGATCACCACCACCACGGCCGCGCGGGGCGCCCGCACGCGCGGGCGCGGGGCGCGCGGCGGGACAAAGTCCAGGTCGTCGTCGTCGTCGGAGGACGGCGGCGGGGCGCCCGCGTCGTCGTCGTCGTCCGCCTCCTCCTCGCCGACGGCGGGCAGGGCCGCGGCGGCCGGCGGGCGGCGGCGGCCGCGGCCGGCGGGCGGGGAGAGGGCGCGCACGGTGTGCCCGCCGAGCGTCACCGAGGCGGGGGCGCGCTCCGGGCGCCCCGCCCAGATGAAGTCCACGGCGGTGCCGGTGCGGATGGCCTCCTCGGCGTCGGCGTGCGTGCGCGCGCCGCTCACCACCGGGATGGTCGCGAAGGCGCCGTCCTCGTTGACGCCCACGATCAGGTACGCCACTGCGGCGGCGCAGAGGGGGCACGTGTTCTTGCGCGAGATCCACGTCTTGAGGCAAGGTATGCAGAAGGCGTGCAGGCACGGGAAGGTGCGGCAGCGCACCGCCTCGTCGATGACGTCGGTGCAGATGGCGCACGTGTCCTGGGCGGCCTCGGAGTGGGCGTGGGCGTGGGCGGGGCCCGCGGAGTCCCCGGCGACGGCGTCCATGTCGTCCGCAGGTGCCTGTGCAGGATGCCGACGCGCGGTGGCGCTCCCCCGACGACGGGCTCCCGCGGCCGTGCTCCCCTCGCGCTCGCCGGACGGAGTCTGCCGCTGCTCTGGCCGCCCCGAAACTTTATACCGCGCAGCGCCGGCCCCCATATGGGCCGGGCGAGACGATACCCGCCCATACTATGCGTCCCGACGGGGCGGGCCGGGCGCCCTATTCGCCGCGCGGAACCCCATCTGCATAGGCGGGGGCGGGCAGGGCCCCGATTCGCCGCGCGGAACCCCATCTGCATAAGGCGGATGTGGGCCCGGGCCCCGATTCGCCGCGCGGAACCCCATCTGCATATGCGGGGGCCCTTCCCGACCCCCATTGGCCGCGCGGAACCCCATCTGCATAAGGCGGATGTGGGACGGGGGGCCCGGGGGCCTCCCTTCCGCCACGCGGAACCCCATCTGCATAAGGCGGATGTGGGACGGGGGGCCCGGGGGCCTCCCTTCCGCCGCGCGGAGGGGCGGGGCGGGGCCCGTCGGGGCCCGTATTCGCCACGCCGGGGCCGGCCCTCCCGCTCCCCCTGCTGCCATTGGCCACGCGGAACCCCATCTGCATAATGCTCCCTATGTGGCGGTAAGTGGTCATGCTTGCTCTTTGTCAGTTTTCGTTGCCATTTAGCTGTCTGCTCGCTTACTCACTTCTGCGCTTCTCCTTAGACGCTCCGCCGGCTTGCCCGCGCTCTCCTGTCTACCCTTCTCCCGCAGCATCATCCTGGTGTTGCGGCTTCCTCTCCTGAATATTCTTTCTCTCTTCCGTCGCTAGTCCTAGTTGTCTCGCAATCGCGGTCCTCTATCCCTTCATCGCTCCGGGCCGTCGTCTCGTTAACTCGCCTCCGTCCCTACGCTTCGTCCAGCTCTTGCGAAGGGTGCCGTCTCCTGCGGCTGTGTACCTCTGAGTATTCTCGTTACACCTCCGCGCGGCCACTGCTTTAGTGGAACTTCCGCGCCCCTCCCGCCCGTTCCGCCTGTTTCCCCCATGCCGATCGGTCTGGCAACATACCCCTGTGCGCGCACCTACTGCTTTCCCTCTCACCAATGCCGGCTCATCGGCCTTGTGCTGCGGTTCGTGAGGCGGCTCCCGTCACGCCAAACCCCGTGTTGCGCGGCACGCGTCACAGCCGGGTGTACCGGGTGGGACCGGCCGAGGGCGTACCGTTCGCGCGTCATACCAGTGCCTCCCACCGACCGCCGGCGCCCCTACCCGCCCGCCTCACGGCGGGGCTCTTCGACACCTTGAATCTTACGGCCCCGCGCGTCGGGGACCCCGGCCGTGTCCAAGTCATCGTAGCAGAGCGAGACCGGCTGACGCGGGACGTCCCCTCAAACGATGAGCGAATAGCCCGCCGCTGCGTCCGGGGCCCACCACATCCGGGCGGGCCGGGTACGGCCGCGATTTCGTGCGCGTCTCCTCGTAGGGCCGGCGGGCGCGTCCCTATTGCTACGGGGCCGCCATCTGGAGGAGGGGTGGGATCGCTTCGTAGGGGCGGGGGCTCCCTCGGGACGAGTCGTCGCCACTCCCGCTTGGTGCGGGGCGTCGCATCGGCAGCGCCGGGCGCTAGCAGCGCGCCGCGTGGCCCTCCCCCTCACAGCCCCTGGGCACCCCCCCCGCACCGGCGGCTACCCCCAGTTAGGCCTCTCCCCTCCCGGGGCGCGCGCCGCGCGCGAAAACCGCCGCCGGCCGCGCGCCGCCCCGCGCGCCGCGGCCGCCCGGGGGGCGGGGCGCGCGCCCGGATCCCGCCCGGCGCGCGCCCGGATCCTGCCCCCCCCCCGCGCGCACCCCCCCGGGTCTCGCGCGGCCCCCCGCCCGGCGCGCGCGGTGTGGCCCAGTCCTCCCGCGGGCGCGGGCGCGGCGCGCAAACAGAGGAGTCCCGGAGTCCGTGCTCGTGCGAGGGTCAGGCAGCTTTATTGGGCCCCTCCGCCCCCCCGCGCAAAGGGCCTCCCCCGCGGGGGGCGCGGGCCCCGCGACCCAGCGCCGCGCCCCCTCCCACAGGCCCTTGGCGAGGCGGCCCGCGGCGGACGCCCAGCGGATGCTCGCCGGCGGCGGCGGGTCCTCGCCCGCCGCCAGCACGAGCGGCGCGGCCTCGGGGTCCGGCTCGAGGAGCGCGGCCGCGCAGAACGCGCGCAGGGCCGCGGGCACGGCCTCGGGCCATAAGCGCGCGGCGCCGCGCGGCAGGGCGAGGTACACGGGGCGGAGCGCGGCGCCGAGCCCCCAGCGCGCGCAGGCGCGGTGCGAGTGCGCCGCGCCGTCCCGGAAGTCCGCGGCGCCCGGGGCCATGGCCTCCGCGGCGGCGCTGGTGGCGGCGGCGCGCGAGTCGAGCGCGGGCGCGGCGGCGAGACGGTACTCGCGCGGCGCGAGGGGCACGCGCGTGGCCTCGCCGACGCGCGTGCGCACGCAGAAGCGCACGTCGCCGGCGCGGCCGAGGCGCAGGGGCGGCGCGCCGGGGTTCGCGCGCGCGTGCGCGGCCTCGACGCGCGCGAAGAGCCCGGGCCCGAAGACGGCGGGCGCCGCGAGCACGGCGCCGCGCAGGTCGTCGGCGCCGGGCCAGCGCACGTCGCACTGGGCCTCGGGGCGCACCGCGCAGGCCAGGAACTCGTGCTGCGCGGAGACGGCCGGGCCGTCCTCGGGCCNACGCGTCCGCCGGCACGGCGTTGACGACCACGAGCTTCCGGCCGGCGGCGCCGGCGAGCAGTCCGAGGAACTCGACGGCGCCGGCGAAGGCGAGGTCGCGCGTGGAGAGCAGCAGCACGCCGCGGGCGTTCAGCGCCGAGACGTCGGGCGGCCCCGTCCAGTTGCCGGCCCAGGCGGCGGAGTCCGGCGTGCAGCGGCGGTTGGCGAGCGCGGCGAGCAGGAACGAGAGCCCGCCGCGCTCGGTGGTCCNACTCNGGGGGGCGCGGGCGCGAGCCCGCCGAGCTCCTCGCCGGGCAGCGGCGCGTAGAGCACGAGCACGCGCACGTCGTCCGGGTCTGGCACCTGGCGCATCCACGCGGCGGCGCGGCGCAGCGGGCCCGAGACGCGCAGCGGGCCGAAAGGCGGGCGCGGCGCCGGCCCTGCTGGCGTGCTCGCGCGCGAGCAGCGGCGCGTAGGCGCGCCGCAGGCTGGCGGCGAGGAAGCTCTTCTGGGCGCGGTCGTAGCGGCGGCTCATGGCCACGGCGGCGGCGGCGTGCGCCAGCCCCCAGCCGAAGCGCCCCGCGGCCATGGCGTACCCGAGGTGCGGCACGGCGCGCGTCACCGTGCCCGTGATGAAGGAGCCGCCGCGCGCGGCGCCGGGGTCGCGGCAGCAGGCCTGGTCCAGCGCGGCGTCGCCGGGCGCCAGCCGGGGGTTTTGCAGCCAGCCCATGGCCTCCACGCCCGGCGAGAAGAGCATGCGCGTGACGAGCGCGTACTGGCGCTCGGGGTCGCCGAGCTCGGGGGCCCACACGGGGGCCGGCATGCCTGACCCCTCGAGGCCGCGCCGCGCGGCCGCGACCTCGGGCGCGTCCCAGATGCCGGGCCTGCTGTCGCCGAGGCCGCCGTAGAGCACGCGGCCCGGCGGCGCCGGCTCGGCGCCGGGCCAGGGCTCGCCGTCGGCGTACCCGTCCCGGTAGGCGGCGTAGAACTCCCCGGCGGCGGCGTCGTCGCCGAGCTCGATGGGGCGCGGGTGTCCGGCGACGAAGCGCCCGGGCGTGCGCGGCGGCCCTCCCGGCGACGGCGCGCTGTCCGAATCCGAGTTCGAGCCCGAGTCCCGGTCCGGGTCCGAATCCGAGTCGGTGTCCGAGTCCGAGTCGGAGTCGGAGCTGAGCCGGAGGTCGGCGCGCAGGTCGGCGGCGGCNGGGGGCGCGGGGGTTCCGTCCGGGGCGTCGTCGGGAGCGCGCGGCCCGATCTCGCACATGGCCTGCTCCACGGNCCGCGGCGAGCAGCGCGAGTCGCTGCGAGTCGACGGCCTCGTCCTCCTGCTGGCTCTGCATGTCGCCGCGGTGGTCGCGGTGGTCGCGGTGGTCGCGGTGGTCGCGGTGGTCGCGGTGGTCGCGGTGGTCGCGGTCTCTCGCTTTTTTTTTTTCGCTTCCCCCCTACGACCTCGCGGCTGGCGTCGCTGCCGGCCCTGGGGGCGCGTGTAAATGGCCCGGGGGAGTTCCGACCCGCGTCGAGCCCCGACGCTCCGTCTGAACGATGTGTGCCGCGGCGCGCTCATATACCCGGCGGGCGGCGCGGGCGGCGCCCCGACGTGGTGCGCGCGGATAGGCCTATGCGGGCGCGCCCGCCCCGTCGCGGCGCCGGTTTGCATGCGCTTGCGCGGTGGCGGCGGCGCGAGGCTCGTTTGCATGCGCTTGCGCGGTGGCGGCGGCGCGAGGCTCGTTTGCATGCGCTTGCGCGGTGGCGGCGGCGCGAGGCTCGTTTGCATGCGCTTGCGCGGTGGCGGGGCCCCAGGGTCACGTGACCATGGCTAGAGAAGTGAGAACGCGGAAGCGTTCGCACTTCGTCCTAATAGTATATATTATTAGGACGAAGTGCGAACGCTTCCGCGTTCTCACTTCTCTAGTCATGGTCACGTGACCTGGGCCCGCCGATATAAGGCCCGGGCCGCCGCGGCGGCCCAGAGACGGGCGACGGCGGCGACGGGCGCGGGGAAAGCCGGGGACCGAGGCAGAAGGAGGGCGCCGGGACTCGAGGTGCGGAGCCAGCGGCGCCGGCGCGCCGGGGAGCAGCAGCCCACGGACCGTCCCGCCGCTTCGACGGGCGCGCGAACACACGCCTCCGTCTACCTGACGCCGCGCTCGCCGCCTTCCAGGTGAGTGGGGACCCGGCCCCCTCCGACCCGGCCCCCTCCGACCCGGCCCCCTCCGACCCGGCCCCCTCCGACCCGGCCCCCTCCGACCCGGCCCCCTCCGACCCGGCCCCCTCCGACCCTCTCGCAGCAGCGGGCAGAGGCCATGCCGAAGCGGGACGTCATCGCGCTGGCGGCCGACGCGGCGCCCGGCGGAGGGGCCGGGGTCGCCGCGGACGACGGGGTCGCCGCGGACGCGCGGGACGACGGCGCCGCGCCGGGAGGACAGCTGGAGGACGCCGCCGGAGTCGCGGGAGCCCGCCGCGCCGACAGGGGGAGCACAAAGCGCCCACGCATGCGCATCTATTCTGATAGCTCAGACGAGGACAGTGCCCCGTCCGTAAGCAATTTGGGACCAGAGGCCGCCGCGCATGCACATCCCAGGCGGTCGTGTAGATTGGCACAGGCAAGAAAGGCCAGCGAGTGGCAGCTGGACCTCTATGGGGTCAGGCACAATGTTAATCAGCTATTTCGGGCCATAAACTCCTCCCCAAACCCCCACTGCGGCGCAAACAGACTTCGTAAGGTAATTGTTGACGTGTACCTAATGGGGTATTGCCGCAAACGGCTAAAGTCAAACATGTGGGGGCACCTCTTGCAGGTGTCCGGAGACAGGGCGTTTCGCGCCGCCAACAGAATAACAAAGGTGGAGCGGCGCTTTTCTCCTGGCGAGCTGCCGGAACGTCTCTCCCCACTAAACACGCGGCTGTACGGACCGCTGTGTGATGGCGAGGTCAGCGATTCTGATGTACACACCTCAGACGAAAGCGACGACGCGCGCTCTCTGCGCGGCGAAGAGGATGACGTCTCAGACGCCACCGGCCAAGAGCTTTCCGACGCCACTATGGCGGGCGGGGAATTGTCTTCGGCGTCCACAGCCAGCTCGCCGCGCCTGGGGGTAGAGGAACGGCTGAGCCAGGAGTTTTCTGACTTTGACTGGACCGCGTCCAGTCAGAGCTCCCAGCCTTGGCTCTCCGTGGTCGTCGCCGACACAAACTCCTCCGACGAGCAATGTACCGTGCCCAGCTCCGGGGGATGCCGAAAAATGATGTTCGGCTCCTCCTGCCCATATCCGTGCGGTAAAACATTTCTCTCAGACTCCTCCGCCTCCCAGGACAATTAACACACTAGCCCCAACAATAAACAAGCATGGCTCAGACGCAACGCGTGTCGTGTTTATTTTGGGCAGTTTCTGCGAAGTGCGCAGTACATTCTGGGCACGCGGTCACGGACGGCTGCCCACGGGCGGCGGAAACCTGGGGGCGCGTATGCGACGTAAGCGCCCCCAGCCACCTGGCAAGGCGCGACGGGGCGGGTTTCCGCGCCGCATTTACGGTGCCCGCGACGAACGTGCATGCGGCGAACGTGTTCTTCAGGGGGTTGGTCGGGGCCGCGGGGTATGGCTCCCAGGAATGCCACACTGCGGGCAGGAGGCGCGCCGAGATGGGCCACGATGAGCCCGTCAGGCTATGCGCGCCGGCTATCGCTACTACCCGAAACGGCCGCCCCAGGGCCATCATCGCTTCCATGGCGGGGGCGCAGATATCGGCGCCCCCGACGACCCACACGGCAAATAGTTCTCCGGGTCCCGACTCGTCCAGGTCGCGTATGTGTGCGGCCGCATTAACAACCTCCACGCTCTCGTGGGGAGCGTCTTCTGAAAACAGGCCCCCGCTCCGCTGGCGGGCGCAGTCGCAGGTTCTGGTCCTTACGATCGGACGTCGCGGCCGCGGCAGGTCCATCAGCGGTCCTGCGACCCGGCGCAGGTCAGCCGGACGTATAACCACTGGAGTATCCAGAGACGCGCCGGCCAGTATGCGGCACTGCCGCATGAGGAAGTGCCACATCAGCGGGTTGGCATCACGGGACGTCCGGGGCGGTGCCTCGGTCTCGTCAAGCAGTGTCATTATGTTAACGACAGATACGCCCATGTCCAGGGGTATATTAGACGGGCTGCAGACCCACACAAGCACTCGCACCTCCGCCGGGAGTGCTAGTGCCAAAAAGGCGCGGGGTCCGCTTTTTAGAGGGCCGTGGCTCGGGTGTGGGTGTATCCCGACCAATCTCCTCTGGGTGGCCCTCAGCGCCTGCGCTCGACTAGCCCGCGTAGCCTTCGGCATGGCCAGCAGCCGGGAGCGCGTGCACACCTACACGCGGCACGGCGCTCCAGCCGCCGCGGGGCAGGTGCGGTTCGGCGACCCCTGCGACGAGCCCGTGTACGTCAACTGCGTCCGCATGTCCGCCGCTTCCCGCACCCACAGCAGCGACACCATGAGCACAGAGGACGGCCGGCTCAGCCAGATCCGCGAAGCGCTCGCGGAGCTGCGCGGCCGCGATACCGACAAGTTTGGGGGTTACGACAGCGATGATGCGCCCGATGACGTCGCGTACCCAGAAGACTTTCCTGGGTGTCAATCCGACCGCGGGCCACACATGAGCCGGGCAGTGGAACAGTCACGGCCGGCCGGCCGCGCGGCGGCCGGGAATCAGAAGGGGCATCTTGGATTTACGCAGGAGGAGCTGGATGCCATGGACAAGGAGGCCTCCAAGGCGATTAAGCGCGGCTGCAAGCCGCCCTCGCAGATGGTGGCCATAGTAACGGGTCTGGGGTTTGCCGTGCACAAGGCCCTGATTCCGGGAGCCGAGGGCTGCGTTTTTGATTGCACGCACCCCGCGTACCCTCAGCGCGTGATAGTTAAGGCCGGATGGTACGCAAGCACGGCAAACGAGGCGCGCCTGCTGCGGCGGCTGCAGCATCCGTCCGTCATAACTATCCTGGACTGCCACACGAGCTCGGGAGTGGTCTGCGAGGTCCTGCCAAAGTACCAGAGCGACATGTACAGCTTCCTTGGGTCGCTTTCCCACGCGCTAACCTGCGACCAGGTACGGGATATCTCTCGGCAGATACTTAGCGCGGTAAAGTACATTCACGGCAAGAGGATAATTCACAGAGACATAAAAACGGAAAACGTGTTTGTCAACGGCCCCCGCGATGTGTGCCTGGGAGACTTTGGCGCCGCCTGCGGCATGCGCGGACCGCGCGACACGCCATTTCACTATGGCATGGCCGGCACCGTCGATACTAACGCCCCGGAGATGCTGGCCGGAGATCCGTACTCGGCCTCGGTGGATGTGTGGAGCGCCGGCCTGGTGATTTTCGAGGTAGCCAGCCAGTCGCACTCTCTGTTCTCGGCGCCGGGGCGGCAGGAGATGCGGCCGTGCGACAGCCAAATACGGCGGATCATCAAGCAGGCACAGGTCCACAGGGAAGAATTTCCGCCCAGACACACGTACCCTCTGCTTTCCCAGTACCAGCGCTACGCCGAGTCTAGCACGCGTCTGCCGCACACGCGCCCCGCGTGGACCCGCAGCTACCGTCTGAACATGGACGTGGAGTATCTGGTGTGCCACGCGCTCACGTTTGACGGAAGCGTTCGGCCCGGAGCCGCGGAGCTGCTGCAGCTGCCGCTGTTTCAAAATACGCGGGCCCGAGTGGCATAAATTTGGGCGTGGTTGCATAAAGCGTACAAAAGGCGCGCCCGCGGACGCGCGTTCGCGCAGAAATGCAATCAACAGCTGCACGCGCACACCTGTGGCTGCTCATTGTGTTTTGCGGCTGTTGGCCATGCAGCGCCGGCCCGCGGCCGCCCAGCACCCCGGCGAAGGCCCCCCTCTGCTACCCCTTCCCGGTTTTTTCTAGCCGCGGTCCGTCCGGGCCGATCCGCGTCGCTTCCGCGCACAAGCCCGGTCGGGTGGTGCACCACCCCCCGACATATGCGCCCGCCCCAACGTGCCAGATCACTACGCTGAGCCCGCCGCTTCGTCATTATGGGAAACGACGGCCGTACAATGCCACGCTGGTGTACTACACCATCGTAGGAACGGCCCGCCGGCCCCTCATAATGAGGCAGTACTCCGGATGCGCCCCCGGACACCCGCCCTCGCCAAACACCTGCAACCTATATTCGTTTACGTACTTTAATGGCGCCGCGCCCAGCGCATATGCGATCGCCAACGCCTCGCTAGTCGGGCCGGCGGCGGACCCGTTCCCACGGCAATTTGGGTACGATTTGCGCATTGGCAGAACGCTGCATACGGGAGAGATACGGGTCGCCGCCGGCGGCGCCGCCCCCCCGTGCACCACCGTGTGCGCCACATCGCTTAACTGGGACGCGGTGCCGCGGTGCTCCCTTGGGCTTGCGAATGCCAGGTATAGGAAGGCCGCGACGGGCTGGCACAACCGCACGGCGGATGTGACCGACTTTGTGTGCGTAGCCTCCGCATCGCAAAGCGTGCTGGCGGCCTCCGCGGAGGCCGTCGTCCGAGACGCATTTCGCGTGACGCGCGTTCCGCACTCTCCACCCACCCCGCGGCCGGGCCGCGTTCGGCCTATACTGAATGCGCCGGGAATCTCGCCGCTGATGAAGCTCGATGCTGCCCCCTCCGGAAAACCGTCTCGCCGACTTTTGTCCCTGGAAATGTCCGTACATGGCGATCGAGATAGAGTCTCTGCCGAGCTCTCTGTGCCCCTGCCGCGGCCGCTCGTGGACAACCCGCTCGTAAACAACCCGATCGTGAACACCCTTCGCGATCGCCTTCACACCCTCTACGGGAGACACACGACCACAGGGCCAGCGCCAACTTCTACCACTTCCGGCGCGGCCAGGACGCCCAAGTCGGACTCCGGGGACGCCGACGGGGCGATATGGTCGGCAATACTGGACTCCGCGGCCGAGGCCGGCCCGGGCTCCACGACAGAATCGGGCGCCGCGCCCACAGACCCCGGTGCGAACGCCACCGCGGCAATGCCCGAGGTGGAGTCTCCGAGAGAAGCGAGTCCCGCCGGCGCCGCGGACAACGCAACCGCCACCGCGGGTGCTGGCGGGCCAGGCATGGCCGAATCGCCGGCGATGGAGTCCACCACGGGCGCGGCACTCGACACTTCCGCGGCAACAGTATTCCCAGCGGCGCCGGTCACAAAGAATGACTCTGTCGCGAACTCGGACACCACCGCGGCTGCGGAGCCCGTTGAGGGCTCCGCAGAACCCTCAAACACGTATTCTCCGTCTTCGGAAGCCGAGCCGGACACGCGCCAGGGGGACAACGGGACCTCTGTGGCCCCGCCCGCCGCGCCAATGAACGACACGGACGCCGGCTCCGGCGCGGCGGGAGAAAACGAGGACCGCGAAGGCGTTGGGCCCGTTACCGAGGCCGCGCCCGCCGTTGCCACCGAAGGCGCGGCCCCTGGTCCGCCGGCGGACGGCTCCGGACTCCCCGAGGAGGACGAGTCCGGCGGCGCCCCCGCCTCCTCCCCCCCGGGCCCAGAGGTTACGGCAGCCACGCCCGCCGTCTCCGCCGAAGGCGCCTCCCCGGGGCCGCCCGAGGAAGGCTCAGGATTCCTCGAGGAGGGCGGCAACCCTGCCCCCGCAGGCCCCAATGCTACGGCAGACCCGGCCGCCGTCGCCACCGCCGCCGGGGGCGCCTCCCCGGAGTCGTCGCCCCCGGCGGCCGGCTCCGGCACCCCCGCGCCAGGCGCCCCAGAAACTGCGTCGCCGGCCGCAGGCGACGACGCGCGGCCCTCTAGCACCGCCGATTCGCGCCCCGCTGCCGGGGCGACCGCACACGGCGCTCACACCACGCCCCCGGGGGTCTCTACGGAATACCCTTGGGACGTCAACACGCCGCCGGAGGATGCCGAGGAGCCCGGGGACTATGTCCCCGGAAATGTCGACTCCCCATACGAGCTCCCAACGAAGCCGCGGCCGGGCCCTAGCACCCCCGCGCGGCCGAAGGGACACACGCCCCTGCTGCCGTTTCTGACCTCGTCGCCGGCCCTGGACGTGGTGTTTGTGATCAGCGTGGCCGTTCACGTCATTATGCTGATTATGGTGTTGGCCCTCGGGTACGTGGTCTGCGTGGCGTATTCGCGCGCGGAAAGGGCGCGATACTACGCGTCCAGATACGCGCACATTCCATTGCGGATGTACTAGCGTGTGGTCCAAAGGGCGGTGCCGGCCCGGCGCCTACAGAAAAGGAACTCGCCGCGGGCCAGGCCAGTACGACTCCGGCCGCCCATGGCATTTGGTCATGGCACGGCAACCTATCGTGCCGGCGCTACTCGCCCTTACTTGCGCGGCCGCGGCAGACTTGGGGCGCACCTTTCTCCCCCCCACCGACAGTCCGCACGTATCCGCCGTCGTATGGTACGAGGTAGGGGATGCGGGCGAGGCACGGCGCATCGCCAACGTGTCCTTTCGCGCGTGCCCGCACAGCGCCTGCTCGCCGAAGAGAGTCCTGATCAGCTACGCGTTTCTGCCTGGCGCGCACGTATGCTCGGGCGGGGAGCTTGTTCTGTCGAGAGCCTCGACGGTCCACACGCTGCGCTGCGATGTCTTCTCTGAGGCGGGCGTGATGATGTCGCATCGCATAGACGTCCCGCCGCCTCGCCCCGAGCAACAAGAGCCCGGAGATGCCTCGCGCCGCGCAAACGCCCGCGAGGGACACTCTGTCGCGGCCGGCAAAACGGCGGCCATCCTCGCGTGCATCTCCACCGCTACGCTGCTTATTATAGCAGTAGCATCGGCAAAAGCGTGCGGCAGGCCCTGCTGATGTCAATAAAGATGTCGTTAATTGCTTACGTGGCGGGCTGGTGTGTTTTTGTTTGGGGCGTGGTGCTCTCGACGTGCGTCGGGCGATTGTTATTTAAGGTTTTGCGGGCCGCGCGGCCCGCAGACCCGTCTGGTCGGGAACGTGCCCCATTCGAACATGCGCTCGTCTGCCCTAGCTGTTCTATCCGCGCTCCTCGTCGCCGCGCGTGTGGCGGTATGCCTGGCCGGCCCCGTGCCCGGGGTAACGCCCCGGCAGCCGGTCCAGGCAACCGATCCCCCGGGAGTTTCGCGGGTTTTCCACATACAGCCGTTCGTCGAGAATCCGTTCCAAACCCCCAGCGCGCCGGTGACGGTGTACTACGCGGTGCTCGAGCGCTCGTGTCGCAGCGTGCTGCTGTCGGCGCCGTCCGAGGCCCCGCAGGTTGTGCGCGGGGCCTCGGACGCAGATCGCCGGGGCACGTACAACATGTCCATATCCTGGTACCGGATGGGGAGCGACTGCGCCATCCCGTTCTTTATAATGGAGTTTTCCGGCTGCCCCTACGATGCCGGGTTTGGCAATTGCTCTACCCGCACGCAGCCGCGGTGGCGGTACTACGACAGCTTCAGCGCGCCGAGCCAAGACAGGCTCGGAATCGTTATGCACGCCCCTGCCATCGAAACGTCCGGGCTGTACAACAGACTGATCAAGGTTAACGACTGGGCTGAAACCACCCAGTTCATCCTCGAGCACCATGACCGGGAGCCGTGCATGTGGGCGCTTCCCCTCCACATTCCGCGCGACAGCTGCCTCTCGGCGTCCGAGTTCGCGGCCGGGGTAACCGTTGACGCCATAGGCATGGTCCCGCGGTTTATACCCGAGAACCAGCGCGCGGTCTCGGTGTACAGCCTGCAGAGGGCCGGCTGGGATGGTCCGCACCAGCCCTACGGAAGCATGCGCCTGCCTCCCGAAACGGCGGCCGGGGTAAGCAATGCCACGCCGCCCCCGCTGCTGTTTGACGACACGCTGAACCCCCTGGTCGAGGAGCCGCCCGTGGCGCCCTACGCGCCCCCTTCCTGGAAAGAGCTGCCGATCGGCCCCGACCCAGCCCCCGCGCCGGCGAAGGAGACCCGCGGAAGCCTGCTGCCCGCGCTGATCGCGGCCGGCGCGATTGCAACGGCAGCGATACTCGGGGCCGCGGCGTGCGTTGCATACCGCCGGAAGCGTGCGTGGCGCCGACGCGTACGCCTGCCGCGACTCGCGGAGGACGAGTAATGGTTGGTCACGCCCAGACGTGGCGGCGGGTGCCAACGGGCCGACTTACTATATTAACGCGCCCGTGGTAGCCCGAGGATGCTTACTCTCGTTTCCCCCCCGACGCGCCGAATGCCTCCAGCGATGGGCCGGGCGCGTGTGTTAATCGTGGCCGCGGGCGTGATGATGATGTGCCGCGTATATGGAATAGTGCTGCGAGGGCACTCTGTCAGCCTCGCCTCCGATCGCCTGTTCGACGTGTGGCCGGAGAGCGCCGGCCGCGACGCGCCGGAGCGGGACTTGACGATACCCGGCGAACTGTTTTTTGTTGGCGGGCAGGTTCCATCCCAGAAGTACTACGACGGCGTCGTGGAACTGTTCCACGAGCCCTCCGATGGGTCGTGCGATAGGCTCGTATATGTTGGCAAGTTTGCCGCGTGCCCGAGGCGGCCCTACGAGGCGTTTGTTCTGTGCAGGGACCTGCGGGAGGATAGGAGCCCCGCCTACCCGGGCCTGTCGCTGGAGCTGGCGGGCGGCACGCTGCTGCGGGTGCGGCACGCCAGCCCGTGGTACGCGGGCACGTACCGACTACGGGCCTGGGTGGCGGGCGCGAAGAACGCGAGCGTGTTCCCCATGACGCTTGGCGTGGGGGCGGCCCGCCCCCGGGACTCCGTGCGGAAAAACTGCGTTGGTCGTGGCGCGCCGCAGCGCGACACCGCCCCGCTGACGTCGCCCAAGGTCTACAGGGCGGCACGCCGCCAAAACACCTCCGTCCCGGCCGTGCCGACTCGGCCCGCCCGCGTGAGACTATCTGCGACCCTCGCCACCACTGCGAGTCCGCCGCACAATGCGGGCGCGCGCACAATAGTGGTGATTGCCGCATCGCTCGGGGTCGTGGTGGTCGTAAGTGTGCTCGGCGCGTGCGTCGCCCTCCGAGTATGCGCCAGACCCAAGAAACGGCACTCTCCGGCATATCGCCGGGCCGCCGGGCCGATCTTCATCGCCACCAACGAGCCGGCGCTGGAGCGTCTACAGGAAGAGATGCGCGCCGGCGCCGGGCGGCGCGTGTCGCGGCCCATGGTGCCGGCGCTGCACTCCATAGAGGAAGAGCCCGCGGAACACAGGCCCGAGGAACGCACGTACGAGGATCTCGCGCCAGAGGAGCCCGAGGCATGATGTTTCTCCCCGATCCTGGCCAATAAACGCTCTCAGAATAAACGCAATCGAGTCGTTTGCCTATCTCCTGTCTGAAGCCCCGGCGCTGGGGCGGGCGTCGCGCGCGGTGCCGGGGGCGGACACCCCGTAGGGGTTTAAAAACGCCCGAGGGCAGCCGCCGTGCATGTTTCGCGCGCGCTCTTTGGTCGGGTTCTGATAGCGCTGCTAGCAGGGTGTTTTCGTCTCTGGACTTGGAGCGCGGGACAATAGCCGCTCTGACAATGTCGTACGGCAGCTTTGTGGTCTGCGTCTGCCTGGTCGCGTTCGCCCGCCAGGCCGGCGGCTTTGGCAAGACTTCGTGGGTGTCTGTCGCGGCCGGAGGGCGGCTTGTTCTCACAGAAGAAGTCCTTGCGGCAGACAACCGCTCCCTGGCGTGGGCTTTCGGGCCGCTGTCTGCGTGCGGTCCGCTCCGGCCCGTAAGGGTGATGCTCTCTGCGAAAACGCACCGCCTGGACACGGTTGTTCCGGACTGGTGCGCGGAGCCTCCGGTTTTGCTTTGGGTCGAGCGCGACCACGGAGGCGGTCGCGGGGGCCGCGCCCTGGCCGAGCTCGACGGACTGCTGATTGACAACAGCAGCCTCGTTCTGGAGCGTGCGGGCGGCGCGCACGCTGGGGTGTACACTCTGCTGTCGCGGGCCCCGAACGGGTCCGAGGAAACCGCGTCCGTATTCGTTGACATCGGACAATCTCCCCCGGAGACCTACCCCGAGGCGGGCTCCGGCGAGCCCGCCCGCACGACCGAGCCACCGCCATACTCCGAAATCCACCATGAGCGCGGGATAGACGTGGACCTGCGAATGGAGCAACACTCTGTGCTGTTTCGGCCGGGCGACTCCTTCGGCACCAGCGCGCACCTTCACGCCGTCGCGCACGACGACTCGACGTACACGATCGAGGTCGTGTGGACGCGCATAGGTCTTACCGACTCCTGCGTAGAAATGCGCCTGTACGAGCTCTGTCTGTATCATCCGAACCTTCCCGGGTGCCTCGACCCGGCCGACGCGCCCTGCGCCATAGGGTCTCAGGCGCGCCGCGTGGGGTCTCGAAAGTACGCCGGGTGCTCCAGAACAACCCCCCCGCCAAACTGTGACGGAACCTCGTTCTTGGAGGCGGATCGCGGCATATCGTGGGCCGGGCCAAGCGGCATAAACCTTCAGTTCGATGACGCAACCGAGTCCATGTCAGGGGTGTACTTGTGCGTTGTGTATGTGGACGCGCACGTCGCCGCCTGGACGTACGCGGTGATTAGCACCGCCGCGCGGTATCACAACGTCATTACCGACCGATCGGTGCCCGCGCGCCGCCAAGGGGCCCACACGGCCGCGCCCTCCGTCGCGCCCTCGGCCGAGCCCCCTCGGGTAAGCGCCGTCGCGCTGCTTCTCGGGGGCACGGTGCTCTTGGCGCTGCTCGGCCTGGCTATGTGGCTGGGGATGTGTTGCTGGCGGGCGCGCACGTGGCGCGTCCTTCGAAAGTCGAGGGCCGACAAGCGCGTGTACCACAGGATACCGCAGCAGCCGCCGCACTACGAGCTGTATGAATCAGACAGCGATTCCGAGACCGCATACGGGGACACGGACGCCTGGGGCAGAGGAGGGCCGCCCCGGGCGAAATCCAAGTTTGAGATCCTGAGCCCGCCAACGCCCTCCCGCGACCGGCGCAGCGTGTCGGCGGCCCCGTACTACTACTAGACCGCAACCACGTGTTCATGACGTCAGCTCCCGACCTGCTTAAATGGCATGGCCGCGGGGCATCGGCAGCGCGCCATGGACACTCCGCCCACAAACTACCCGCCGCGCTGCTACTACAGCGAGAGCGATGACGAGTCGGCGGAGCAGTTCTTCTCGCGGGCGGTTCAGCAGCGCCGGCGCGAGGCGCGATCCGTGGCGCGACGAAAGGCTGTTATTGTCGCCGCGGTGTTGCTGGCGCTCTCCACCATCTCAGCGGGGACCGGGGCCCTGATTGCCTGGCTGCTGTGCTCGAGGTACCACGGTGCCCGAAAATGAACCGTGCCTCACAGCGCGCGCGGTGTGCGTCAATAAAAACAAAGACAAAACGTGTACATTGTCATGGCCGTTTATTTGGTTGGCGGGGGTTACGGTAGGTTGTAATTCATAGGCAGGAAGAGGTGCCGACAGTGCTCCGAATACACGCCCGAGTATGTGCATGAGCCGGCGTGGGCCAGGCAGCACCAGAACGCGCACGTAATCAGCAGGTCGTGCAGGCGAGCGTGCGTGCGTATGGGCGTCGGGATGGCGTCGATGTGGGTTGCTGCCGCCCGACGCCAGGCCTGTATGGGCGACCAGTCCGCCGACCGCAGGTACTTGTTGTGGGTCCGCTTAAACTCGCGGTACACACATTTCCCCAGGGCGGTTGGAACCGTGCCTTCGTCCTCGTGGTTCAGGGCGGCGTTTGTGGTCTTGACCACGAGCTTCAGTAGCTCGGCGCATCTTTTTGGAAGCGATCGGGCATGGGTATGGCTAAACACCCTAAGCGGATACAGCGAGCATGCAACAATAGTGCTTGTTGAGCTATCCGTGCTGCGGGGCGTCAAATCGCCGTCGCTCGGCGCGGCCTCGTGTCTACAGATACGTGCCGCCGGACCGCNTTTCTAGGCTGTCTGGGCTGTCGGGGCTCTCTGGGGGGTCTGGGCTCTCGGGGCTCTCTCGGCTCCCGCGCCTCTCGGGGCTCTCTTGCCTCTCGCGGCTCCCGGGCCTCTCGGGGGGTTCTGGGCTCCCGGGCCTCTCGCGGCTCCCGGGGCTCTCTTGCCTCTCGCGGCTCCCGGGCCTCTCGGGGGGTTCTGGGCTCCCTAGGGCTTCTGGGCTCCCGCGCCTCTCGCGGCTCCCGGGGCTCCCTAGGGCTTCTGGGCTCCCGCGCCTCTCGCGGCTTCCTAGGGCTTCTGGGTTCCCTCGGCTTTCGGGGCTCCCTTGGTGCCCTGGGCTTTCGGGCTTCGAGCGCATCTTTCGCCGACGTATGGGATTCCATATCTTCCAATGCCCTCGGGGTTTGCGGCTCGGCGGGATCGCCCGGTTGCTGTGGGTTTTCGCGGATTTGATCTTTTCCAGCCTCGAATGGATTCCGTCGCCCTGGCTGCGCNAAANTTTTTGCGGGGTTCCACAGTGTTGTTGGACCTCGAGTGGTTCCTGTTGTTGTGGGCGCTTTGTGCTCCCCCTGTCGGCGCGGCGGGCTCCCGCGACTCCGGCGGCGTCCTCCAGCTGTCCTCCCGGCGCGGCGCCGTCGTCCCGCGCGTCCGCGGCGACCCCGTCGTCCGCGGCGACCCCGGCCCCTCCGCCGGGCGCCGCGTCGGCCGCCAGCGCGATGACGTCCCGCTTCGGCATGGCCTCTGGGCGCTTTGTGCTCCCCCTGTCGGCGCGGCGGGCTCCCGCGACTCCGGCGGCGTCCTCCAGCTGTCCTCCCGGCGCGGCGCCGTCGTCCCGCGCGTCCGCGGCGACCCCGTCGTCCGCGGCGACCCCGGCCCCTCCGCCGGGCGCCGCGTCGGCCGCCAGCGCGATGACGTCCCGCTTCGGCATGGCCTCTGCCCGCTGCTGCGAGAGGGTCGGAGGGGGCCGGGTCGGAGGGGGCCGGGTCGGAGGGGGCCGGGTCGGAGGGGGCCGGGTCGGAGGGGGCCGGGTCGGAGGGGGCCGGGTCGGAGGGGGCCGGGTCCCCACTCACCTGGAAGGCGGCGAGCGCGGCGTCAGGTAGACGGAGGCGTGTGTTCGCGCGCCCGTCGAAGCGGCGGGACGGTCCGTGGGCTGCTGCTCCCCGGCGCGCCGGCGCCGCTGGCTCCGCACCTCGAGTCCCGGCGCCCTCCTTCTGCCTCGGTCCCCGGCTTTCCCCGCGCCCGTCGCCGCCGTCGCCCGTCTCTGGGCCGCCGCGGCGGCCCGGGCCTTATATCGGCGGGCCCAGGTCACGTGACCATGACTAGAGAAGTGAGAACGCGGAAGCGTTCGCACTTCGTCCTAATAATATATACTATTAGGACGAAGTGCGAACGCTTCCGCGTTCTCACTTCTCTAGCCATGGTCACGTGACCCTGGGGCCCCGCCACCGCGCAAGCGCATGCAAACGAGCCTCGCGCCGCCGCCACCGCGCAAGCGCATGCAAACGAGCCTCGCGCCGCCGCCACCGCGCAAGCGCATGCAAACGAGCCTCGCGCCGCCGCCACCGCGCAAGCGCATGCAAACCGGCGCCGCGACGGGGCGGGCGCGCCCGCATAGGCCTATCCGCGCGCACCACGTCGGGGCGCCGCCCGCGCCGCCCGCCGGGTATATGAGCGCGCCGCGGCACACATCGTTCAGACGGAGCGTCGGGGCTCGACGCGGGTCGGAACTCCCCCGGGCCATTTACACGCGCCCCCAGGGCCGGCAGCGACGCCAGCCGCGAGGTCGTAGGGGGGAAGCGAAAAAAAAAAAGCGAGAGACCGCGACCACCGCGACCACCGCGACCACCGCGACCACCGCGACCACCGCGACCACCGCGACCACCGCGGCGACATGCAGAGCCAGCAGGAGGACGAGGCCGTCGACTCGCAGCGACTCGCGCTGCTCGCCGCGGCCGTGGAGCAGGCCATGTGCGAGATCGGGCCGCGCGCTCCCGACGACGCCCCGGACGGAACCCCCGCGCCCCCCGCCGCCGCCGACCTGCGCGCCGACCTCCGGCTCAGCTCCGACTCCGACTCGGACTCGGACACCGACTCGGATTCGGACCCGGACCGGGACTCGGGCTCGAACTCGGATTCGGACAGCGCGCCGTCGCCGGGAGGGCCGCCGCGCACGCCCGGGCGCTTCGTCGCCGGACACCCGCGCCCCATCGAGCTCGGCGACGACGCCGCCGCCGGGGAGTTCTACGCCGCCTACCGGGACGGGTACGCCGACGGCGAGCCCTGGCCCGGCGCCGAGCCGGCGCCGCCGGGCCGCGTGCTCTACGGCGGCCTCGGCGACAGCAGGCCCGGCATCTGGGACGCGCCCGAGGTCGCGGCCGCGCGGCGCGGCCTCGAGGGGTCAGGCATGCCGGCCCCCGTGTGGGCCCCCGAGCTCGGCGACCCCGAGCGCCAGTACGCGCTCGTCACGCGCATGCTCTTCTCGCCGGGCGTGGAGGCCATGGGCTGGCTGCAAAACCCCCGGCTGGCGCCCGGCGACGCCGCGCTGGACCAGGCCTGCTGCCGCGACCCCGGCGCCGCGCGCGGCGGCTCCTTCATCACGGGCACGGTGACGCGCGCCGTGCCGCACCTCGGGTACGCCATGGCCGCGGGGCGCTTCGGCTGGGGGCTGGCGCACGCCGCCGCCGCCGTGGCCATGAGCCGCCGCTACGACCGCGCCCAGAAGAGCTTCCTCGCCGCCAGCCTGCGGCGCGCCTACGCGCCGCTGCTCGCGCGCGAGCACGCCAGCAGGGCCGGCGCCGCGCCGCGCCTTCGGCCCGCTGCGCGTCTCGGGCCCGCTGCGCCGCGCCGCCGCGTGGATGCGCCAGGTGCCAGACCCGGACGACGTGCGCGTGCTCGTGCTCTACGCGCCGCTGCCCGGCGAGGAGCTCGGCGGGCTCGCGCCCGCGCCCCCCGAGTGGACCACCGAGCGCGGCGGGCTCTCGTTCCTGCTCGCCGCGCTCGCCAACCGCCGCTGCACGCCGGACTCCGCCGCCTGGGCCGGCAACTGGACGGGGCCGCCCGACGTCTCGGCGCTGAACGCCCGCGGCGTGCTGCTGCTCTCCACGCGCGACCTCGCCTTCGCCGGCGCCGTCGAGTTCCTCGGACTGCTCGCCGGCGCCGCCGGCCGGAAGCTCGTGGTCGTCAACGCCGTGCCGGCGGACGCGTGGCCCGAGGACGGCCCGGCCGTCTCCGCGCAGCACGAGTTCCTGGCCTGCGCGGTGCGCCCCGAGGCCCAGTGCGACGTGCGCTGGCCCGGCGCCGACGACCTGCGCGGCGCCGTGCTCGCGGCGCCCGCCGTCTTCGGGCCCGGGCTCTTCGCGCGCGTCGAGGCCGCGCACGCGCGCGCGAACCCCGGCGCGCCGCCCCTGCGCCTCGGCCGCGCCGGCGACGTGCGCTTCTGCGTGCGCACGCGCGTCGGCGAGGCCACGCGCGTGCCCCTCGCGCCGCGCGAGTACCGTCTCGCCGCCGCGCCCGCGCTCGACTCGCGCGCCGCCGCCACCAGCGCCGCCGCGGAGGCCATGGCCCCGGGCGCCGCGGACTTCCGGGACGGCGCGGCGCACTCGCACCGCGCCTGCGCGCGCTGGGGGCTCGGCGCCGCGCTCCGCCCCGTGTACCTCGCCCTGCCGCGCGGCGCCGCGCGCGCCGGGCCCGAGGCCGTGCCCGCGGCCCTGCGCGCGTTCTGCGCGGCCGCGCTCCTCGAGCCGGACCCCGAGGCCGCGCCGCTCGTGCTGGCGGCGGGCGAGGACCCGCCGCCGCCGCCGAGCATCCGCTGGGCGTCCGCCGCGGGCCGCCTCGGCACGGCCCTGTGGGAGGGGGCGCGGCGCTGGGTCGCGGGGCCCGCGCCCCCCGCGGGGGAGGCGCGCGCGCAGGGGGGCGGAGGGGCCCAATAAAGCTGCCTGACGCACGCACGAGCACGGACTCCGGGACTCCTCTGTTTGCGCGCCGCGCCCGCGCCCGCGGGAGGACTGGGCCACACCGCGCGCGCCGGGCGGGGGGCCGCGCGAGACCCGGGGGGGTGCGCGCGGGGGGGGGGCAGGATCCGGGCGCGCGCCGGGCGGGATCCGGGCGCGCGCCCCGCCCCCCGGGCGGCCGCGGCGCGCGGGGCGGCGCGCGGCCGGCGGCGGTTTTCGCGCGCGGCGCGCGCCGCGGGAGGGGGGAGGCCTAACTGGGGGTAGCCGCCGGTGCGGGGGGGGTGCCCAGGGGCTGTGAGGGGGAGGGCCACGCGGCGCGCTGCTAGCGCCCGGCGCTGCCGATGCGACGCCCCGCACCAAGCGGGAGTGGCGACGACTCGTCCCGAGGGAGCCCCCGCCCCTACGAAGCGATCCCACCCCTCCTCCAGATGGCGGCCCCGTAGCAATAGGGACGCGCCCGCCGGCCCTACGAGGAGACGCGCACGAAATCGCGGCCGTACCCGGCCCGCCCGGATGTGGTGGGCCCCGGACGCAGCGGCGGGCTATTCGCTCATCGTTTGAGGGGACGTCCCGCGTCAGCCGGTCTCGCTCTGCTACGATGACTTGGACACGGCCGGGGTCCCCGACGCGCGGGGCCGTAAGATTCAAGGTGTCGAAGAGCCCCGCCGTGAGGCGGGCGGGTAGGGGCGCCGGCGGTCGGTGGGAGGCACTGGTATGACGCGCGAACGGTACGCCCTCGGCCGGTCCCACCCGGTACACCCGGCTGTGACGCGTGCCGCGCAACACGGGGTTTGGCGTGACGGGAGCCGCCTCACGAACCGCAGCACAAGGCCGATGAGCCGGCATTGGTGAGAGGGAAAGCAGTAGGTGCGCGCACAGGGGTATGTTGCCAGACCGATCGGCATGGGGGAAACAGGCGGAACGGGCGGGAGGGGCGCGGAAGTTCCACTAAAGCAGTGGCCGCGCGGAGGTGTAACGAGAATACTCAGAGGTACACAGCCGCAGGAGACGGCACCCTTCGCAAGAGCTGGACGAAGCGTAGGGACGGAGGCGAGTTAACGAGACGACGGCCCGGAGCGATGAAGGGATAGAGGACCGCGATTGCGAGACAACTAGGACTAGCGACGGAAGAGAGAAAGAATATTCAGGAGAGGAAGCCGCAACACCAGGATGATGCTGCGGGAGAAGGGTAGACAGGAGAGCGCGGGCAAGCCGGCGGAGCGTCTAAGGAGAAGCGCAGAAGTGAGTAAGCGAGCAGACAGCTAAATGGCAACGAAAACTGACAAAGAGCAAGCATGACCACTTACCGCCACATAGGGAGTTATGCAGATGGGGTTCCGCGTGGCCAATGGCAGCAGGGGGAGCGGGAGGGCCGGCCCCGGCGTGGCGAATACGGGCCCCGACGGGCCCCGCCCCGCCCCTCCGCGCGGCGGAAGGGAGGCCCCCGGGCCCCCCGTCCCACATCCGCCTTATGCAGATGGGGTTCCGCGTGGCGGAAGGGAGGCCCCCGGGCCCCCCGTCCCACATCCGCCTTATGCAGATGGGGTTCCGCGCGGCCAATGGGGGTCGGGAAGGGCCCCCGCATATGCAGATGGGGTTCCGCGCGGCGAATCGGGGCCCGGGCCCACATCCGCCTTATGCAGATGGGGTTCCGCG